TCACGATCTGAGCGTGTCGCGGTTCGCCGCGGCCGTATTGTCGAGCATCCCCATCGCCCGCAGCGCCAGCCGCTTCCGGTCCGCCGCCTTGGTGTAGATCTCCGCTTCTTTGATGTCCTTCCAGCCGAAGATCGCCATCAGTTCGTGGGCGGTGGCGCCGTTGTCGGCCGCCCGGGTGGCGGCCGCCTTGCGGAGGCCGTGCGCCGACTTGTCCATGATGCCGGCCGCGACGCAGGCATCCTTGAAGGCATTGCCGAGGCTCTCCTTGACGTAGGCGTCGCCGGTCTCGGTGACGATGAAGGTTTCCCCGGTGGGGCCCGCCTCCAGCGTTTCAGCCAACGGAGGGAGCATGGGCAGGTGAACCGCCGTCTGGCGCTGGCTCTTCTCGGTCGACAGTGAGATGACCTTCTTGACGATCGGTTTCCTCTCGCCCGTGACCTCGTCCCGCACGATGGCCGGCTGGTCGTAAACGTGCTTGGGTCCGACCTCGGCGGCGTCGCCACGGCGTAGGCCGGTATACATATACACATCCAGCATAACCCGCTGCCGGGTGCCGCGCGGCCAGCGCTCCTCGTACTTCACGACGTCGGCCTCAGTCCACTCCTTGAAGCCGCCGGTCTTGGGGCGCTTCGGCAGCTCGGCGTCCTCGGCCGGATTGACCGCCACGATCTTCTGACGCTTCAGCCAGGCGAAGAACTGACGCATGGTCTGCTTGAAGTTCTTCGCTTGCGACGGCGTTGCGGCGCGCCGTTCGATGCCAGCCGCGATCGCATCGGCGTCGATGTCCTCCAGCGGGCTTGCCCCTCCGGTCTTGAGGACGTGCTTCATGATGTTGCTACGCTGGCGGCGGGTCGATTCGCTGATCTCGTTGTTCCACGCGCTCGACGCCTTGTAGAGCTGCCACGCCCACTCCAACGTTCCCTTGCTGGCCCGTGGCTTGCGCTTGACAGTGGCGCCGCCATTCACCGCCGCCCGGTATTCCTCGTCGAACTCCTTGGTGCCGTATTCGGCACGGATGGTGATCTTCGGCCCGCTGCGACCGACCTTCACAAACCAGTACGGCTTGCCGTGGCGGCTCTTGCCGCGCTGCAAATAAGGGGGACGGGGTCGGGGCATGTCCTCCATTAAAGCACCACTGGGGTGCGCTTCCGAGGAGGCTCCGGGGGTAGCTCTTCCGGTGTGGATGGCGGGGAAATCCGGACCCAGATCGTGCCATCAGGCTTGATTTCCACGGTTCCTGCGCCAGCGCGCTGCGCCGCGCGGATCGCACGGTAGGCGTCAGCCTCAGTGAAGCGGGCAGCACGGCGGCTCATGATCGGTCTCCTTGCCAGCAAGGGGCCCGCCTGCGAAGCGGGCCCCGGCCGGGGTCTATTTTACACTTACTGCAAGCTGCTCACGCAGCTTCTCGGTTTCTTGGTAGCGGCGATCGCACTCCTCTTCGAGGTCCGCGACCTGGCTGGCGTAGCGGGCGATCTCGGCCTTCGCCTCGCTCAAAGCCTCACCCGGCGTCAACGCACCGTCGCCGCGCTTCTGCACATAGAACAGGAACTTCTCGAAGGGCGGGTCGATGGCGTTGATGGCGATCTCGACGTAGTTCTTGGCGCCGCTCTCGCGGAACCACGTCGTCATCATGATCGCCATCCGCTTCACGACCTCGCCGCCCAGCTCCATGTTGAAGCCGCCATCATCGAGCCGCATGCTCCTCAGAGTGGGGTCGGTCAGGTCGGTGATGATCTTCTGGTACTTGGCGATGATCTCGCGCGCCAGATCGGGCGTGAAGTCGGCGTCGTCGTCGGGGATCTGCGGCAGGTCCATCAGGCGACCTCCTCTGGGATCTCGGTGCGGTTGCGGGTCTGACCGAACGTCCATGCCGTCAGATTGAGCTTGTGCTTCGCGGCCCACGCCTCGATCGCGGCGGTCACGACCTGGCCGAGCTCGTCCGACTGCTCCTTGGTGCAGTCGAAGAACTCGCCATCGCCGATGTCCTCCTCGTTGTTCTGGTAGAGCATCTCGATGACGTCGCTGCCGTAGACATGAAGGCTGAAGTCCTGCTGCTGGCACTCAGCCACAATGGCCTTCTCTCCGTAACCCTTGGCCGCCTTGATGGCCTCGGCCTCGGTATCGAACTCTTCGATGAAGGACTCGCCGTCGAGGCTGATCCACCAGCGCCACGGATAGGTCGCGTAGGGCGTCGCCGGGGCTACAGCGACCGCGGGCTCGACCAGCTCGCCCGCAACGACGGGGCCCGAGGAGGGCAGTGCGACGGCGGCGGCCGCAGCCGCGCCGACCTTGAACAGATCGCGGCGCGTTGTCATGCCATCACCTCGACCGGCTGCTCGACCACCGCCGCGACCGGCTTGGGCGTGATCGCCTTGACGAACTCCGGCCAGATCTTCTGCCAGAAGCCAACGCACTGAGGGTCAGGGCGGTTCTTGATGACGTCCTCGAAGTCGTGACGATAGGCCTCGCAGATCGCCTTGTCCGCATAGACGCGATCGACGAACACGTCGACGCTCTGATGGTTATCCATCCACTTCAGGTCGTCGATGGCGACCAAGGCGTCGCGAGCCTTGTCCTTGCTCAGCATCTTGCGGCGTTGCGCTTCGCGGACGTGCTTTCTCATGCCCTCGATGGTGCCGTTGAAATCAAACTGCTTGCTCTCGAGCCCACGCGTCTTTCCCATGAAGTAGTCGAACTCGAGGTCGAGCAGGAACTCCTTCAAGGTCTCGGGCCCCCGGTGAGGCCAGCAATATGCGTAGGTTCCGAACGACGAGTAGGCCATGAACATGCTCTTCTCCTCGTCGACATAGATGAAGGCCCATTCGCCGCGGTGCGCCTCGGGCCGGATGATGTAACGCTCGATCTCAGTCATACCCTCTCCATTTGTTGATGGGTGTCGACGCGGTACGCTGCGGCTTGACGCCCTCGAAGCCGCGGCTCTTCAGCCGCGACGGCTTGTCTTTCAGACCCAGGTGATACGCACGCTTCTTGTAGAGCGGCGCGCGCGGACAGCTTCTTGAGGATGCGGAGGTTCATCGGCCGGGCTCCGGATCAATGTAGCCGGTCTGCTCGAGGTGACCGGGACCGGTCCACTGGCGCTCCGGCTTTGGCTCGGCCCCGGCGTTCTTCACCGTCGCGATCGCGGCGTCAGCAAACTCCAGATTGAGCCGCTTCTCCTGCTTGCGCAGCTGGTCGAAGGTCGGCAGCACGTGATCAGCCGGGAAGTTCGGCTTGATCCAGCGGTTGGTCACCTCGACGATGGCGCGGGCGACGGCCACGCGCAGATCCGGATGTTGTGGCGTCCCTGCGAGCGCTGCATCGGCTGCTTCGAGATCGCGGTCGAAGCCGTTGGCCCAGCTGCCGTTGGGCATCACATTCTGCTTACGGACCACGAACAGGGCGAGCTTGGCGGCGCGAATTGCCGCCTGCAGGCCCGCGCGAAGCTCAGAGATGGTGCGCGCGGCGTCTGCGCCGGGTGTGGCCGGCGCCTTCGGCACGTTCTCCAGTGCCCGCTCCAGCAGGAGTCGGGCGTTGTGACCGGGTGACCGGGCAGGGCTCCCGTATTTCCGTTCGGCCAGCAGGTCGCAGGCTTCGACGATGCTATCGCGCAGCTTGCTCGTCCGCTGCGCCGCATCCATCAGCTCCGCGGACATATCGACGGTGACGACTGGCGCGGCTGGGGACGTTTTGTACTCTCTCCTTGCTTCGATCGCGATATTGATTGCGTCCTTGTGGGACGCTGACTTGATGATTTCCTGCAGAGCCGCCTGAGCCGTCCCAGCATCTGCCTCGACATGCTGGGGCAGTGGCGAGTGCTTCGGCTTGGTGGCCTGCTTCGCGCGGATCTGGTCGATCCGGGTCCAGACGCGCACCAGCTCGGTCTCGGCCGCCGGCATCATGTCAAGGTCGTGCGCGCAGGCGAGGGCCGCGAGCGTGACCATGACGCCGCCCATCTCCTGCTTGGGCTCCCCGACCGGGCGACCGAACACGTAGTCGACGAGCTGATGCGCCTCGCTCGCCGTGCAGCCGAGCGATTGGACGAGTTCCAGCGACTCTTCGAGGAAGCGGTGATTGCGCTCGATGCCGTCGCGACAGACGTCGATGGAGAAGCACGCCTTCATCCATTCCGCGACGCGACCCTGAAAAGTCACGGGCAGGGCCTCCAGCGCCTCGCGCGCGAGGCGGCCGTATCGGCCGTTGGTGTCGAGCTGTTCGATCTGTTGCAGTCGCTCGGTTGCGATGATGCTCATTTGCCAAATCCCAAGTAGAAAAAGACGCTGACGACCGAGAGGGCCATCAGGACAACGACGATCTGTTCAACGCTCACTTCGATCTCCTCTCTTCCCTGACCTGCAGGCCGCCGGAGACGAACGCCATGAAGCCGCCCTCGTAGAGGTACTGGCCCATGCTCCGCGCAAACCTGAATGCGATGTACTTCGCCGCCGACGGCGAGGCCGCCTGCACGCGGAAGCAGTCTCCGCCGCTCTTGACCTCGTACTGGCGGACCGCGAGCGATGGCTGCCGGTTGCGCTGGCCCGCGCGCTTTGGCGCGGGCTGCTTCTCGGCCGGCACGTCGATGACGCGATCCTCGACATCCGGCAGGTCGAACATCTTCAGCTGCTCGGGCTTCATCGGACCTCCATAGTGTCGGCCGCCGCAAGAGCTGCTCTAGCTTCTTCGCGAAAGGATGCCTTCAGGCTTTCCGGAATGGCCTTCCACTCACGGCCGCGACCAGACCGATCGCAGACGAGCTTGTGAATGGCTTGAGCGGCCAATTCCACACGCATGTCAAACATCAACTGATCTCCTTGAAGGTGACGCCGTTCTGCACGCCCCACGCCTCGATGCAGGACAGAAGTTCGCCCATATCTCGAGACTTCATCTTCGAGGACCGACCCTCGTAGGGCAGGAAGGTCGAGCCATCGAGCGATGGCATCATCTCCACCTCCTGGCCGCAGGCGTGCATGAAGAGAATTTTCCACTGCTCGGGCGCGTAGAACTTGGCGTTGCCGTTCATGTCGACGTGCGGCACCTGCTTGGACACCTCGCCGAGCATCGCCCACATCTTCTTGCGCTGGGCGTCGGAGGCGAGATCGACATGCATCTCGATCAGGGTGCCCGGCTTGGCGCCCATCACCATGCGGCACAGGAAGATGCGATCCTCCTCGTTGGCGATCACGATCCCGCTCATGCTCCCACCGGGGTCCTTCCGATCACTTCGAGCAGGTAGTCAATTCGGCAGAGAAGGGCCACGTCCGTCGCGTCGCGCTGGCGGGCTGAGCGCAGCAAACCTTCTCGCGTGCAGGTCAGACTGATCCGCAGCGCCGCGGACTCCGTGTAGGACCCCGCCTGCGAAGCGGGGTTTGCTGAGTCCTAGAACGGAATATCGTCGTCCATGTTGTCGAACCGCGAGCTCTGGCCGCCGTTGTCCTGGCCGCCGCGACGCGGCGCGGCGCCACCGACACCACCACCGTAGTTGCCGCCACCGGAGCCGCGGTCATCTCCGCCGCCACCACCACGGCCACCGCCACCATCCGAGAGCATGGTCATCGTCGAGTTGAAGCCCTGCAGCACGACCTCGGTCGAATACTTCTCGACGCCGCTCTGGTCGGTCCACTTGCGCGTTTGCAGCTGGCCCTCGATGTAGACCTTGGCGCCCTTCTTGAGATACTGCTCGGCGACCTTGGCGAGGCCCTCGTTAAAAATTACAACGCGGTGCCACTCGGTCTTTTCGCGACGCTCGCCGGTGCCCTTGTCGCGCCAACTCTCGCTCGTCGCGATCGACAGGTTCGCAATCGGCCTGCCATCCTGGGTGCGGCGCACCTCGGGGTCCTTCCCGAGATTGCCGACCAAAATTACCTTATTCACTGATCCAGCCACGTAGATGGTCTCCTTGATGGTGCTGGGCGCGGCCTGCGAAGCCCCGCCATAGGGTAGATTGTCAGCGCGACGACCACGCCGGAGCTGGCAGCGCCGACTTGGTCTGGGTGATCTCTTGCAGGCGCTTCTGGAAGATGGCCTTGAGGCGCATGTAGGCGGGGCTGCGATCCCGTTCGGTCATGTTGCGGCCGACTAGCCACTGCAGGTAATCGCCGCTCGCCGAGACCGACATCAAACACTGCTTGAACTCGTTCTGGTTCAGCACCACGACGCGCTTGTTGCCCATCCGGTCGCGGTCGATAACGAGGCGACGGTACAGCCACATGCAAAGCGAAAGGTTCAGGGCGCCCCACAGCCGGTAATATTCAGGGTCTCGTCCCCATGCCTGATGGGCGTTGCCGAGGAATTGGATCAACTGCCGAGCGCTGGTTTCGTCCGTGGTCTTGGCGAGCGACGAGACTGACTGACCAGCCATCGTTGATGTCGGCGTCTCACCGGCCGACCCGGCCCAACAGCGGAGGATGACGGACATGCCCACAATCGGCGCCCCGGTCGAGGCGCGCCGGATCTGGTCATAGCCGACGAAAGGACAATGCTTGCGGATAAGCTGCAGCGAGATGGTCGCGTCCTCCATGCCGCGCAGTAGGTCGTCCGGTCGCATCCGAACCAATGACGAGTTCAGCTTAACGAACTCGTTCGCCATCTCGGCGAAGTCCTCGAAGGTGACGACGCGAACGTCGACCAGCGCCTCCTCGATGCCGGAGATTTTAAAGCCCTCGATGCGGTGCTGGCCGTCAACGATGTAGTAGGCGAGGTCTCCCCTGACCTGGCCCAGCGTGATGACGCCCTCGATGGCTTCGTTTTCCCGTGTCGACTGCGCGGCCTCCTGCACCTTCGCATTGACCCGCACCGGACGCTGGAACGGCGGGACCTTCCACTGCTGGACGCCGGCGATGGAGATGATCCGTGTCCCCATGCTGGAGCGAGAGTTTTTCGGGGCCTCTTTGGTCCCCTTCAAGTTGATGATCGTCGCCATGCTGGTTCCCCGACTAAAATCCATGCGGGCCTGCGAAGCCCGGCGATTGAGATGTCCGTGGGCGAGAAGTGCGGCTTCCCGCCCACGGTAGTTTGCGCGCGTTGGTCACCTTGACCGGCCCGTGGTCCGACCCACGCAGAGAGACTGACGAACCCCGGAGGTGCCTTCCCGTTTACGGAGCCGCACGCAGTGCCCCTCTTGGGAGTTTGGCTCTGCTCCCTGCGCTACCCCTTCTTGATCCGGGCGACGGTGTCCTTCATCAGGCCTTCCAGCTTGGTGAGGGTGTCCGGCTTGACGCCGGCCTTCGCACGCATCGACTTTTCGCGAGCCCAGCGGGCGCGCACTTCCTCGACGTTGTTCGCCTCAGCGAACCACGCCACCGCATAGTCGCTGTACTCGGCCTCGGTGGCCGGGCCTTCCGGCTCGGAATTGGCGGAGGACGCCGCGGTTTCGGACGCTGCCGCGCCGTCCTCCGTCGCAGATGCCGATGGCTGGGGGCCATCCTCGGCGGTCTGCGAACCCTGCGCGGGCTGATCGCCCTGCGCGCTGTTGTTGGTGCTGGCGACCCCGTCGGTGACCTCGCCGGTCTTGGGGTCGACGGTCTCCGCGTTGCCGTCCGCCTTGTTGGCGTCGCTCGCGAACTGCGACAGCTTGCCGTCGCCATCGGCCTTCTGGTCATCCTTCTTCGGCCAGGTTTCGTCCGCCGTCGCCATGCCGTCGTTGACGGCCTGAATTTCGGCGATGGTGCGCGCGACATCGGTGGCAAGCCAATCCTTCAACGGTCGACCGCGTACAGCCTCGACGCGATGGAGGTCGACCTCCATCTCGTCCAATCGGATCTGGACCCGGGTCTTGTACTTCTCGATCTGCTTGCCGACGGTCTCGACGACCGACATCTTCGCCTCTTGCCACGCGAAGGTGGTGAAGGTGTCGAGCGCGTTGGTCACGACGTTGCGGATCGCCTTCGATGTGCCGATCTGGTACGCGATGTCCTCGGCGCGCCCCGCATCGCCGCGCACGGTGGCCTGGGTCTTGCGTTGCTGCAGCGGCCGCGTCAGCGAGTAGCCGGTCTCCAAGTCCATGAAGCGCGCGTGGAACACCCAGTGGGTGCCGATGTCGACCGAGCGGCAATCGACATCGCAGTTGCCGAACAAACGCGCGACCGCGTTGGCGCACTTGATCGTCGGGCCTTCGATGTATTCCGTCTTGCCCTTATTTTTCACGGGAAAGCGGTAGTAGAAATATTCACCCGCAGCCGCCGCCAGCTCCTTGATCTTGCGCAGCACGTCCGGCTCGTGGCGACGGACGGCCACCTGTTGGGCGCCGTGAACGCGATCCACCGGGGGCAGGAAGCTCTGCGGCTGGGTCGCAGGAAGGTTGGACGGGGCAGGGCCGGCAACACCGGCAAACGCCTCCAGCGTGCGCACCCGGATATCGTCATTGTCGATGATCGTCGTCATGTGGATGGTCTCCGAATAGTGGGAATGGGAGGGGAGGAAGGCGCTCGTCAGAGCGCCTTGACTTCGCGCAGGCTGCGGAAGGAGTAGGGTGCGACGACCTTCTCCTTGACGTTGGTGACCTTGGCCGAGAGCCTGCGTCCGCCTGCGATGACTGCGAACGACGCATCGCCAATCTTGTGCATGATCGTCGTGGTGATCTCGTCGCGACGATCCTCGCGTTCCTTGATCTGGCGGCCGAGCTCGAGGCGCTCGTCAACCATCTCGGGAATCTCGTTGTCGCCGGAGAGGTCGATCGTGGTGCCGTCCGCGACAGGGTACAGCTTGCGCACCACGTCGTGGTCGCGGCTCGGGTCCAGCGCCGGCTGCTGGCCGTTGGCGATCATCTCCCAGAAGCTCTTGACGGTGGCGAGCGCCCGCTGTTCAGCGCCTTCGTGGCGCTGCACCGGGATCATGTGCAGGTCGGCGGTGAAGTCGCCGACCACAAGCGCGGCCAGGACCGGATGGATTTCGATCTGGAAGCGCGCCTCGGCGAGCATGGTCTCGGTCAACGTCTGCAGCTGATAGCCGAGCGGCACCTCGGGGGTGCCGCGATGCTTATCGCCGCCGAGCCAGTCGTTGATGAACGTCGGCCGGGCAACGACCTTGCCCTGAATGAGCACGAGGCCCTTGCGTTCGGGGTCCACTGCCAGTGCATCCGGTGTCGCTCCAACGCGCAGCGACGGCGAGCGCAGATAGACCTTGGCAGGACGCAGCTGCCAGCTGGGCTCGCGGTCCTCGATGGCGCGCCAGATCGCGGGCTCGAGCCAGCGGCCGCGCTGCAGGATGGGGCTATCCGCCTGCGGCTGGGTCTTGCCGGTCTTTTCGGCCCAGACTGCGAGCGCCGAGCGGTAGCCGACGCCGCAGATCGACGCGATGTCGGAGGCGGTGATGTCGCGGGTCCGCATGGCGAGCCACGACGCGCGGTCGGTGACGGGGTGGCTATCGACGGCGCCGAGCTGGATCTTGTCGACGACGGCTTGGGCGAACGCGCCCACGGGTTGGAACGTGTCGGTGTCGGTCACGATTGGGTGCTCCCACCCGGTCCCTCGAGTGTCAGTCCGCGTGCACCTGCGAAGTGCGGCGCGGCCTGACAGTCACCCTCGGAACCGGGCTTGTTGACGATGGATGGTGGGTTGGTCTCCCGGTGTGCATCCGATATTGCACCGGAAAGGTGCATCGTCAAGGGTGCAAATGCACCGAATCGAAAAAATCTGGTGCATTTCGTCTACGCGCGCTGGCACGCATTGCACAACATTAAATTCTCAGTCTTTAGAAATGCTCTCAAATCAGAAACAAAACGGGGGCCCTATAGGGGCCCCCTTGTTCTGAGTTCTTGGATATACTTGATCTAAGAATCTTAGTTATTGGATATATTGCAAGCCGTGTGCCAGTTGGGCGATGTCCCCTTTGTCCCGACCATGACGAAGCCCTGACTGCACCGCGCGTGGGCGTCATCCGTAGTAATCCGGAATTGTGTGGCGAATCGCCGCGCCCTATCTCGGAGGCAGGTCCTGCCCCGGTCTCTCGAAGCCCAGCACCAACGCAACTGATTTGACGTGCGCGTCGTAGATCGGCGGCGCGTGGTCGGTTTCGAGGTGGTGCAGACCGTTCGCAGCAGGCACGATTCGGCGCACCCAGACGGTGCCGTCGGTCAGGCGGCAGACGAATCGTTCGTTGTTGGCCTGCAGCGCGATGATGTCATCGGTGATCGGCTCGGCCTGGGTGTCGTCGTAGAGGAGGAGCCAGCCATCGAGCAGCATGGTCCTGTCGCGCACCTCGATCGCAACCGTGCCGGTCGGCCTGTTGGTCAGACCTACGCGGTAAAGCGGCTCCTGCTGGAGCTCGATTTGCCGGCGCTCGTCGATCACCCCCATCACCGGGATGGGCCTCGCGGCCCACGGGTAGGCGTCCTCGTCGTCTGAATAGGCGATCAGGGCGCCGGGAATACCGCCAAGCACCGAACCGATTCGCATTGCCCAGTCCGGGGTAAGAACCTGATTGAGCTCCTCGAGTCGCTGGATGGTCTGGTGGGTGGTGCCGAGGAGAGTCGCAACCTCCTTCAGCGTCAATCCCTTGCGCTGTCTGTAGTAGCGAATCGAGTTTTCCGGCGGCGGGTTCTTCAGGCGACTGCTGCCTGTCCGCCTGCGGCCGTCCGCAATCATGTCCATCTCTGTACTAGTCAAAGTTTCGCTCAACCGGGAGTGAACCGTCGTAACAGAGTCGCCCGGGCAGGGGACTATTCCGTGCGCTTGAAGTATTTTTTGAGTCACGCTGTTCGGTACCAAACGTACTGCCATGTGTCATTTCACCGAAAAGGTGTAGGGAGCCGCGTGTGACGTCTTGACCAGTGCACCTATCTGGTGCACTTGTCGGTGACGGACGCGCCCACCTCCATCACCGGAAAGCCAATGACGCTCGCAGAATACTACGCGGTTGCGTATCCCGACGTTTCGCCGTCGGGTGCCGACCAGCAGTTCGCCGACAAGATCGGCGTCGCGCGCTGGTCCGTCACCAGATACCGAAAATTCCTGCACTACCCGACGCCCACCGTCTGGGCGCGCATCAAGCACGCCACCAAGGGTCTCGTGACCGCGGACGATCATCTGCCCGCGATCGCCAAGACCCAGCCCGCCATGGCCGCACGCTCCAAGCCCGCTCAAAAGCGAGGCAAGGCTGCGGTTAAAAAACGGGCAAAGCGCTGATGGGCAGGCTACAGCGACAGCAGATCGTGCAGTGCCTGCGTGGGGTACTCGTTGAGTGCCTTCATCGCGAGGTTGATGCAGTGGACCATGCCCACTGCGTTCAACACGCTTTTCACAAGCGTGCCGTTCCGGGTGCGGAACGTGAACTCGAAGCGGTCGGCGTCGATGTATTTCACCTCGATCGGCTGAAGCAGATCCTTGTCGAGGGTACGCACTTCCAAAGCATCTGTAACCATTCTCGGCTCTTTCGGCCTTCTCGCCAGTTGCGGCAATTCTATGACTGGTTGCGCTGTTCCAGCGCAAGCATTTCCTTAGAACTTGGGTCATGCAAAAACTCTCGTACTCAAAAAAAGGTGCGGGCGTCACAGGCCTATAGTTTTAGTCTTAATGATCTAAACGACGGTCGCAGCGATCTAAACGATCGTGGTGGCGCGTACTCGCTTCAGCAGGTGCGCGCATGAGTAACCTAACCATTGCGCTGGTTGATTCGAGCGCCGTCAAGTCCTTGCGCACAGAAAAGCCGTCCTCCCGCTCGGAAAAAACGTCCGAGATCGCCGCGCATCTCGCGAAGCGCGCAAGCGAGCCATGCCCTGCGGGGGACTACGTCAAGGCAGCAATCACACGAACATCAGAACGCACGGGCATCGCTTACGGGCGAGCGAGGGACATTTGGTATGGGGAAGCACGAAGAATTGATGCATGGGAAATGGACGTGCTGCGGGAAGCAGCCGACGCCGCCGAGTGGCGCATCGCCCTCGACGGGGTCGCGATGGCACGCCGAAAGCTGGAGGGCTCTTCCGCGCCGCATTGCCGTGAAGCTCTTGCTTCGCTTGACGAAGTGCTTCGCATCCTGGGCGGCGACGCTGGCGGCGCGCAGACGACCAGCGAAGTCTGAGGAGACCAATCGTGGGTGATTGGTCCGACACCATGATCGAGAAGCTCCGCCACTACGTGATGGTGGAGAAGATGTCCGCCGGCGAGGCGGAGGCTGCGATGAAGGCGGATGGCTACACGCTGTCGCGCAACGCCGTCATCGGCAAGGTGCACAGGCTGGGGCTTTCGTTCTGGCGCAAGCCCTCCAACGTCGCCAAGGCGCGCAGGCCGAGTCCGGCTACGCCGGGTGCAGTCAATACCGCGCCAAGGGTCGCCAAGGTCATCGCCGCACGCAAGGGCTCCACGCCGGAGCCTGCGATTATAGTCAACAAGAAATCCGCCGTGCCCGTCACGGAGCGCGCGGTCGACGCCGAAAGCGGCGAGCCGCGTTCGCCGACGCTGCTCGAGCTGCGCAACGACCAATGTCATTGGCCGCTCGGCAATTTTCACGACACGCCCCCGTATTTCTACTGCGGCGCGCCGGTAGTTGGAGAAGGCTGTTCGTGGTGTTCGCAGCACCACCGGATCGCCCACGACAGAACGATCAGATTTTCCAAGGGGACCAGTCATGCCGCCGTTGGTGTTGAAGCGTGAGTATCAGTCGCATACCGCACTTCGTTCCGACGGTGTGCGATGACGACCAAGCCGTCCATCCTGACATTCGACCCGTCGCGTAAGCTCGGCTACGGCGCGGGCCCCATTGGGGGCACGCCCGAACTCGGCACGGTCACGCTCGGCAACGACAACACCCCGGACATCGAGGTGTACGGCCGGTGCGCGCGCGCGGTCGACGATCTGATCGTGAAGCATCAGCCTGCGCTGATCGTGGTCGAGCAGCCCTTCTACATCAAGGGCGAGAGCAACTACGGCACCACGCAGCTCTTGCATGGATTGTATGGATGCATCTGCGGCATGGCACGCAGTCGCAACGTGCAATGCTGGTCGGTCGCGGTCCAGACGTGGCGCGCGATGGCGCTCGGCACCGCCAAGTTTCACGGCCGCGACGGGGCCAAGCAGGCGATGCTTGCCTACTGCAAGAACGTCGGCTGGGTCGCCGTCGACGACAACGCCGCCGATGCTGGCGGCATGTGGATCTGGGGCTGCTCGACCTTCGCGCCCTACGGCCAGGTCCCACGCGATGCGTTCACCGCGGGGGTCCTCGCATGGTGAGTACCCACTCAGTGAACTTCGACAGCGCGACCCGGCAGAAGGTCGTCCCGCATACCTCGCAGGGTCTCTGGGAGATTGCCTACAACGATTTCGTCTACGCGGAGACCATGCTGCATGCGACGCGCACCAATCCCGACGCGACGCCGGCCGACATCGCGCGGCGCGAGAGCGACGTGCGCGCGCGCAAGGCGATCTGCAACGCGCTGAATTTCCTGATCACCAACAAGGAGGACGTGGACGCCGTCATCGACGCGAAAACGCGGAAGAAAGCGCCATGACATCGGAGGCGCCAATCAAGTGGGGTGACGCAGGCTGGGTCATCCATATCGAGCCGGGACAGGAACTCGTTTGCGGCCGCGTGTTCGATGAACTTCGCGGTTACTGCGTGGTCCTAAAGTTTTCGACCTCGCGGAAGTGGAATGCCCTGACGACAGACGCGGCGCGCTCCATCGCCAAGGCATTCCGTGCAGATGGCAAGGGCAGCGACGACGCCCTCGCCATGGCGGGGTTGATCGAGGAGCAGATCGAGTTCTGCGAACGACTGAACGCCGGGTGGGAGGCCTTGGGGCGTCCATCCGGTGGATACGACGGCCAGGTGTCCGGACACGCCTGATCGAGCATCACAAGGAGCGGGGGCTTGGGAATGTGCAGGAAGGTCGCGCCGGACGAGGCGCGGAAATCGACGTTGACGGTGCGAGTTACGCCGAACGTCTCGGTTGATTTGAGGGCAGAGGCAAAGAGGCGCGGTGTCGAATACGACGAGTTCGCGGCCTCCATCCTCGACGCTGTTGCGAACCACGGCCTTTACGCTGCCGTACTGGATATTTGAGAGATGGACGACTGGGGTAAAAATATCGAAGCGGTCGCCGACGCTCTGTTCGGCAAGCCGACGTCCAGCAAGAAGGACGAGTTGCGCTACGGCAAGCGCGGCTCGCTCCGCGTCAACACCGACACCGGCTTCTGGGATGACTTCGAATCCGGCGAGGGCGGCGGCACGCTCGCGCTGATCAAGCGCGAGATGGGACTCGAGGGCAAGGACGCCATCGAGTGGATGCGGACCGAGCTGAAGCTGGAGATCGAGGATCGCGCACCCGAGCAGCGGTCTGAGCGACGCGATCAGCGCGATCAGCGCGAGCGTCCGGCTCCGGCGCCGGCGAAGCCAAAGCAGGACGGTCCGAAGCCCAAGATCGTCAAGACCTACGACTATGTCGACGCCAGCGGCGAGTTCCTGTTTCAGGTCGTCCGTATGGAGCCGAAGAATTTCCTGCAGCGCCGCAAGCCGCGCAAGGATGACGACCCGAACGACATCAAGAACGGCTGGGTCTGGAAGCAGGACGTCAAGCCGCAGGTCCCGTACCGGCTGCCCGAGCTGTTGGAGGCGATCGCCGACGAGCGCACCATCTTCGTCGTCGAGGGCGAGAAGGACGTCGACAATCTGTGGGCCATGGGCGTTCCCGCGACCTGCAACGCAGGCGGCGCCGGGAAGTGGCCCGAGGAGCTGACGCAGTATTTCAGGGGCGCCAACGTCGTTATCCCGCCCGACAACGATCCGCAGGCCAAGAACCCGCGCACCGGTGAACCGCGCTTCCATCCCGATGGACGCCCGGTGTTGCCCGGCCAGGATCACGTCAAGCTGGTCGCCTCCAAGCTGGAGGGCGCCGCCGAAAGCATTCGCATCCTGTCGCTGCCCGACCTGCCGGAGAAGGGCGACACCTCGGACTGGATCGCCGCCGGCGGCACCTCGGAGGCGCTCTACCGGCTGGTCGACGAGAAGTCGTGCACGGCGGCCGAATACACCGCCGCGCTCGACCTCGCGTGGCTCAGCAAGAACTTCAAGTCGAAGTTCGGCGCCGTGGTGTGGGGCGAGCCGCGCACCGCGCAGCAGAAGTATGAATACATCATCAAGGGTCTGATCCCCCGCCGGGAGACCGTGCTGATCTACGGCGCGTCGCAGTCGGGCAAGAGCTTCTTCACCCAGGACATGGCGATGGCGGTCTCGCAGGGCGGGGAATACCTCGGCCGCAAGGTGCGTCGCGGGCTCGTGATCTATTGCGCGGCGGAGGCGGGCTCCGGCTTCGTCTACAAGCGGTTCGCGGGCTATGCGGCGGGCAAGGGTCTGCCTGACGATGTGTATCTGCCGTTCATCTGCCTGACCAAGAAGTTCGACCTATTCGGCAACGACCAGCAGGTCACCGAGCTGATCGCCGAGTGCAAATACTGGGTCGCGTGGTGGAACGCGACCTATCCGAACGATCAGGTCGAGCTCGAAGCGGTCGTGATCGACACGCTGAACAAGGTCACGCCCGCGATGGACGAGATCAACGGCAAGGAGGTCGGCCTCGTGATGTCGCGGCTCGACCGCATCCGCGAGGAGCTGAACACCGGGCTGTGGCTCGTCCATCACATGAACGCATCCGGCACCGGGCCGCGCGGCCACACCTCACTCTACGCCGCCTTCGAGACTGCCATCCATGTCGGCCGCTACGACCACACCGAGAAGGACGCGCCGCCCAGGATCAAGGACGGCAACAACCTGCGCGACCGTCGCTTCACCCGGATGTCCAAGCAGCGCGAGGGCGAGGATGGCGAAGTCACGGACTTCTACCTGCGCGGCGTGATCTGCGGCTACGACGAGGACAACGAGATCATCCCGGGCGCCGTGGTCGAATGGATCGACACGCCGAAGAGCCGCGAGGCCGACAAGACCGTGCAAGAGAGCGGTGTGCAGCTCACCGACCAGCGCGCCAACGTCTATCGCGCGCTGCTCCGGGCGATGGAGGAGAGCGGCATCGCGGCGCCGCCGAGCCTGCGGCTGCCCAAGGCGATCACCCGCGTCGTCAACCGCAGCTATTGGTTCGCCGCCTACCGGAAATACTATGCCGAGGATGACAGCGAGGACGCCGTCAAGAAGGCGCTGCAGCGCGCCAACGACTTCCTGATCCGCTCCGGCGTGATCGGTCGCGACAATCCGTGGGTCTGGATCACCGGCAAGCGGGTTCGCGGCGAGGCGCGCATGATCGCGGCACCCGAGCAGGAGACCGCGCCGCAGGCGGCGCCGGTCGACGAGGGCGATCCGGTCGATCAGAACGAAACCAATTGGGAGCAGTTCGACGGCGACGATGCGCCGCTGGTCGAGCCGGAGATGGAGCTGATGGAGCCCGTGCCCGGGCAGGAGACCGGGCAGAGCGTCGGCGAGCCGGAGCTGGAGGGAGCGAGCGAGTGATGGTGAACCTGAACCTTCATGAGCGGGTCTGGCATTATGGTCTGGTTGGCAGCCGGTTGATCGAGGCCGCCTCGGTCGTGCGCCGCACGCCGATGCGGATCTGGCCGAAGCAGTTCGGCACGGCCTGGCCGCGCTTCGAGGCGATGACGGCGGCGGAGCTGTTCGCGTTCAAGCGCGAGCTGCAGGAGGCTGGGCAGCTGGAGGCATGGGAGCGCGAGCAGAACCGCCAGCGCATCCCGCCGTCCGGCATCGAGATCGAGTTGTGCGAGGAGGCGCTCGGCTGGATGCCGCGCTACTTCAAGCACGAGCCGGACGACGTGGCCCAGTCCGTCGGCTTCTGGGCCGCCAAGACCTATTCCATCGACGAGGCTGAAATCCCGCAATGGGTGCTGTACGGCCTCAAGATCATCTCGCGCGGCCTGCGCCGCGATCGTGTTCGGGTGAGGGGTTGAAATGACGTCAAGGACCTATGCAATCGCGGACCTGCACGGCCGCTACGATCTTCTCGAGCGCGCCCTGTGGTCCATCAAGGCCCACGCCAAGGGCGTGAAGCACAAGATCATCACGCTCGGCGACTACATCGACCGTGGCCCGCAGAGCAAAGGCATCATCGAGACGCTGATGGAGGCGCAGGCGCGCGGCCTGCCATTCATCTGCCTCAAGGGCAACCACGAGGACATGATGGTCCAGACCCTGCGCAAGCCGCTGGATCACAACTGGTGGATCACCAATGGCGGCGGCACCACGCTGATGTCGTACGGTCATGTGAGGTACGGCGACTACGACCCGACCGTCGTACCGGAGGCGCACATCGACTGGATGGACCAGCTGCCGCTGTATCACGTCGACGCGCACCGCGTGTTCGTGCACGCCTACGTCAAGCAGGGCGTGCCGCTGGAGCAGCAGGGCACCGAGTTGCTGCTCTGGTCGCGCTATCCGGTTGGCGCCGAGGACGGCTATCGCGACCTCCACGTCGTGCACGGCCACGATTACTTCGAGGACGGCCCCAAGCTCTTCAAGGGCCGCACCAACCTCGACACCCGCGCCTATCACACTGGCCGGCTGGTCGTCGGCGTATTCGATGACGACCAGCCAGGTGGGCCGATTGGCGCCATCGAGATCAAGGGAGATCCCCGCTAACGCCTCACCCAACCCCCTGTTCGCAGCAGGGCAGCACAAGGAGACCGATCATGGTCCAGACCGGACACAATCGACGCCGCAAGGTCTCGCTCAAGCGCGAGCTCGAGCTCGTCGCGATCCACATGGAGCAGGGGCCAGCGGCCTCCGCTGAAGCATGCAGGGCGGAGGGATTGCACCCCCGCTATGCCGCCACCTCCGCCTCCGTCCTCGGGCTTCGCAGGCCCGAGAAGCGCGGGCGGCCCAGCTGTCGCGACACCGACCCGAGATGGGCCCGGGCGATCGCGAACGGCCCGATCAACGTCTAACCCCAAGGAGACCAGAATGAGAGGCAATACCCAACTATACAACAGCGCCGACCTCGTCATCGAGAACGGCCGCATCATCAAAGAGCGTGAGAACTCCTACAATCTCCCGCTCACCATCGTCGTCGACGGCGTGCTGGTTCGCAACGAGTGCGGTCACGTCGAGGCGCGGCGCGACAGCGTCATCGACGCGGTCCGCACCGACCTGCTGCAGCGCTCCCAGCTCGGCATCGCCAAGTACGGCAAGACGCTCGGCGAGCAGCCGAACTTCTCGCTCCGCGGCCGGCTGCAGCACGCCTACGAGGAGGCGCTCGACCTCGCCAACTATCTCAAGTGGGCGATCACTCGGATTGAGGCCGAGGAGGCGGAGCAGAGCGACTTCTGATGTCGATCATCTGCATGCGCTGCAAGCCGAGCAAGCCGGGACCGCGCAAGCTGGTCCCGTCCCGCGTCATCGAATCTCGCGTGATCCATTCGCACGTCCTCGTCAATGGACGCTCGACGCGGACCCGCACGATGCGCCGCCGCCGGGAATGTCTCGGCTGCGGCTTCCGCTGGACCACTCTCGAATACGCAGAACCTGCCAAACGGGGCGCTTCGCACGGCCAGTTTGGCAAGACCAAAACCAAGGAGACCAACAGTGAACGACAATCCGTCCAATAAGATCGACGTCCTCGACCATGGCTACGCGCGCCTGGTCGACAGCATGGGCAGCGACCTGTCCGTGGTCCGCGCCGCCCGCGTGTCTTACGACGCGGCATGGCGCGCCGGCGAGGACACCGGCAGTGACCATCGGCTGATCCGCTATCTCTGGCGCAACCACCACACCTCGCCGTTCGAGGCGGTGACGTTCACCTTCGAGGTGAAGGCGCCGATCTTCGTGTTCCGGCAATGGCACCGGCATCGCACGTGGGCATACAACGAAGTGTCCGCCCGGTACACCGAGCTCCCCGAGGAGTTCTATGTGCCGAAGCCGGAGCATTACGGCACGCAGAGCAAGGTGAACAAGCAGGTCCGCGACATCGGTGGCGTCGACGGGTATTCGGCGGAGGAGTGGCAAAAATTTCTGCGCTGGGAGGATGAGCAGCGCTCCTACATGGAGCAAGGCTTCGCGCTCTACCGCAAGCACCTGGCCGAGGGGATGCCGCGCGAGCTCGCGCGGATCATTCTCCCGTTCGCGACATACTCGCACCAGTTCGCGAGCGTTGACCTGCTGAACCTGATGAAGTTCCTCACGCTGCGCCATCACTCGCATTCTCAATACGAGATCCGGGTCTATGCCGAGGCGATGCTGCAGCTGATCGAGCCGATCGTGCCGGAGTGCGTGAAGGCGTGGAAGGAGAGCGTGGCATGACAACGCTGTTGGAGCGTGTCGGCGACGCCATCACCGCAGCCGATCAGATCAAGGCGCTCAACAGCGGTGAGCGCGCCGTGACCTACGAGATGCGGTCAGTCGACATGGCTCGCATCCCGGTTGTCGGCGAGTGGCGCTACATCATCGGGTGGGGGCCATTGCCGGGCGACCCGGGCGCGATGCTGCCGACCGAGATGGTCCGCATCATCTGGACCGGCGCGGAATGGGTCATCAGCTGATGCCGGCAATGTGTCGCAAGGGCCATCCGCTGATCGGTGACCACGTTCGCGAGGAACGCTGCCGCGAGACCCGCGGCGGCATCCGCCTCCGCTGCAAGACCTGCGTCAAGGAGCAGAAGCGGCGCTGGTACGGCGTCCGCGTCAACCGGGAGCTGCAGCTCTCCTACGCGAACTGGCACCGGCGCGGCCATCCGCAGGGTTGGTCCTGGCCGCAGGTGCGCGAGCGGCTGATCGCGGAGGGCATCGTGCCATGACGGATCGGGTGCGATGCCTTGTGCCGTTCTGCCGGCGCACAACGAAGCCAGGTCGAAACGGTGTCGACGTGCAGTGGATCTGCGGCAAACACTGGAAGGCGGTCCCGCTGGCCCAGCGCCGCGTCTGGGGCCGGCTGCGTCGTCAGTGGCGGCGATACGGCCCCGAGGCCGGCGTCCACTTCGACGCGCGTTGGTGGCGCGTCTGGGATCGTCTCAAGCGGAGTGCAATCGAAGCGGCGGGAGGGATCGGATGAAGCTGACACCGCGCGAGCGTCGCTTCCTCACGCTGTTGCTGCCGGAAGGCGCCACCATCGCGATGGGCCTTCGCGTCGGCTCGGACCTGTGTCGTCGGGGATTGGTGCACATCGCCAAATATCGGCGGTATGGAATCACGGTACAGGGCCGGGAAGCATTGGCAGAACCGGACCGGCCCCCGGCCCCCGTAGGGGGCCCGGGCAGGGCCCGGAAACGGGCAGGGAACCGGCCCCCGGGCCCCTATGGAACCGGGCAGGAACCGGCCCCGGGGGCCGGGCCCCGGAATGGCAGCTAGCCTTACTTTAGGGCCCCGGAACCGTGGCCGGGAGGGCAGGCAAGGGCGCGTTAAAACAGGCCCGGTGCTACCAAGGGGCCGGGCCCGGCCCCGGGGCCCTGTACGGCCCTTAAAACGGCCATATAGGTAAGCAATGCTTACCTATACCGAGATACCTCTTTTTGGAATACCTAAATACCTACGGAAGAGCAAAAAAACATGGCGCGCGAGACGGTCGTTTGCGGGGTCTACTTGCTGCGGTTCAGGGGAGGGGCGCGGTACATTGGATGTTCTACGAACGTCGGGACGAGATTCTCACTGCATCGTAAGGACATGCGCGAAGGTCGGCATACGCGCGACGTTCAGCGGGCCTTCGATGAATGGGGGTATCCGACGTTGGAAATCCTGCTCGAATGCGATCCGTCAGAGCTGAGGGAGCGCGAGGCGGAACTGATCCGCGAGATCGTTCCGGAGCTAAACGCGAAGCCGAGCGGGCGGCGTCCGCGGGGTCTGATGGTGAGGAGGCGAAAGACGGCGGACCCAGCCGCCTCAAGGAAGGTGGTTCCGTGTCGCGACTGGCACTGGCTGGACGCCGTCACCGGTCGGGAGTGACCCCGGCAGGGACTAACCCGCCGGGGCCCTTGGCCTTTTTCGGAATGCTATCGGAACAGTAGTTTGGTCAGCCCGTCCCATGGATGGCGCTCGCGGGCGATCTTGGCTTCGGTCTGGGCGCGATTGTTGCCCTTCGCGAATATCTCCCGGATCGTCTGCCGGATCGCGGCCGGATCGGCGCCGGCCGCCTCGTTGAGATAGACGATCATGTAGGCGTTGCAGAGGCGCGCGTAGACCGACCTCGCGTCAACATCCCAGCTGTTCCGGCCGTATCCACCGGGACCGTCGTACTCGCTTAGCCATGTGACCCAGTGCTGCTGGTGGGTCTGATAACCGCCGGTCGGAAGGGTGTCCGACTCGGGCATCTGCGCTGGGAGCCGTCGCACGGCGCCCAGCATTTCCAGGATCGTGTAGGACCGAACTGTCATCGTTTCGCGTATAGCAATCTCAATTGCTCCTCCTTATGTTGCATTTGAAAGCGACGCCGGTCGTGGGGATGGTCTCCTTGGGATCGGCAGGCGCTTATGATTGGGCGTGGCGACCTGCGAAGTCGCCGCGCCCAATTCCTTTGCGAGGTCCTACTCGGTGACCTCGAGGCTCTTCACTTTACATTCCTCCAGCACGTACCACTCCTCGCCCTCGTCGCTCATGCGATTCCAGTAGGCTTCGACCAGATTGTCGTCCGATGGCCGGCTGGCGGCGCCGAACTCGCGATCCCACCACTCGTCGCAATAGTCGTAGAGGTGCTTGTCCGCGGCCTCCCTTGTCTTGAAGGTCTCCACGTCGGTTCCGTGCCGGGTGTCAATGACGAGGACCCAGACAGTATCCCCAGCTGTTCTTGCACCGTTTCGGTGTTGGTCACTTGAAGGTCTCCTTGTTTGTGTTAGGTGATGTGGATGCTCTTGGTTGATGGACCCCGTGGATGGTCTCCTTGGCGGTTTACCTCCCTTGAGCCGGGGCTGGAGCTGCGAACTCCAGCCCCACCTTTATTTCAGCGAGCGGGATTGACCGCGATCTCGACGATGCCGTCGATCTTCGAGCGGATGTGCTCGGCGATCTCGTTCGGGTGGTACGGGCAGGACCACCGTTGACTGTCCGGCATGTTGGCGGCGTAGACGCCGGGCTCATGGGGCAGGTCGCTCTCACGCGGTGCGCGGTGGTAGAGCTTCTCCACCTCGTCGACGAGGCCGGTGAGGGCCTCGTGCACGGCGTCGGCGCGCGTCTCGTCGCCCGGCCGCTCGATCTTCCATCCGAACTGCTTGAGGAACGCCTCGGCCGCCACGATGGCGCATTGCGGCGAGAAGCCCTCCAGCGTGTCGAACAGCGCCTGCGGCATCGTCCGGGTCCACAGGTCGGCGCCGTCGACCTTGAAGATGCGAGCCCACTCCTTGGCGCAGGCGTTGATGGCGTCGTTGCGCTTCTCCTCCTGCTCGTAGAGCCGCTTCTGCTCCGCCCCGATGAACTGCTCCTGCGGAGGGGTGATCCCGTCGAGGGTGGTCGCGAGATCGCGACCGAGCATCTGCTTACGTGTCGTCATGGTCTTTGGTCTCCTTGTTGAAGCCCGCTGCGAACGGGCCGGGGTCAGCCGTTGTCGGCGTGGTTGGCGTAGGTATTGAGGGCCAGCAGGATGCCGGCCCTCGTCGGCGTGATGTCGATCGGCTCAACGTTGGCGATCTGTTCGAGATCGTCGTCCCTCCAATCCGAGACGGCCCGATCGGCGGCCCGCTTACTGGTGAAGTATTCGTAGCCGGCGCTCTGGCCGCCTTCGGCGAGACGGTGGACTTGATAGAAGCGCACGATGATCTCCTCTGTTACTTCGCGCTTCGCTTGAGGGCGTCAGCGATGCCGATGACGCCCTCCGTCTTGGGGGCCTGCGCGGCACGCTCGCGACTGTGCTGGGCGCGCTCCTGCAGGCCGGCGGCAATCGACTGGGCTTGCCGCCGCTCTTCGCCGCTGAGACGCGCGGCGCTGAGGAAGTTGGCCGCCAGCGCCAAAAGCGAGCCACTGCTCGGGGGACTTGGTCATTCGTCCTCCGGGAAGTCGCGGTCGTATGCCTCGGCGAACTCGTCGAGCGTGCCTTGATGGCCGCAGACCTGGCACTTGACCTGATCGTTCGAGTTCGCCGGGATGGGCGGAGCCACGATCATGTAGCGCCGGCACTTCGGGCACTTGTCGCCGTTGTACTGGAAGGCCATCACATGCCTCCCCACTCTTTGAGCAGCTCTGTCGTCGTGTCGTGGTTCCAGAACCGGATGCGCTGCCGCGGCTCCATGATCTTCCACGCCACCCGCAGCAGGTCCTGCAGGTCGCCCACCTCGTGGTCGGGCTCACTCTCGCGGCCGTGCTTGGCTGCGGCTTCGATGATGTCCTCGATGACGCTCTTCTCGCTCATGATGCGGCATCCCTCAGCATCTCGCGGGTGCTCTGCACGACGAGGTCGAAGTCGACCTTGTGAGCATCGCACCACTCGATGATGTCGCCGAGCAGGTGGGTAAGCATGATCTCCTGATCGCCTTCGAGGCCGGTGTCGGCTCGGTGACGGTCCAGCACTCGTTGTGCCCGTGAAGGGCCGTAGCTTACGTCAGACATTGATGGTCTCCTTGAATGCGCCTGCTGCGAACAGGCGGTGGGGTGTCAGTCTTTGAGAGTGTCGTCGCGGACGAACCGCACGAAGCCAAGCCGCTGGGCGATCTGCCCTATGGCGAACTTGTCCTTGTGCCGGTTCCAGAAGCCGCGGCAGCATGCGTCGTTCGAGTGGTGACAGACGCGATAGCCCTCGAAGCCGCCGTGCTTATTGGCGACGTCGGCTTCGAGTTTTTTTAGATCGAGCGGGCTGTCCTTGCGATAGATGCAGGTCGAGCACGGCCGGTCCTGCACGAGGAAGCCGTCTCGGTCAGCGCTCATGCTGCAGCTCTTCGCTGGTCAGCCAGTGACCGCCCGTGGGCCGCTCACGATTTGGGAACAGGACGTAGACGTCGTTGCCCCGCACTGTGTCGACCTCTCCGGGAAAGGCGACGCCAAGCGACACGCGCCAGACGACAGCGTCACCGCGCTTCAATGCTTGTGCCATGTCTTGCCTCCATCGTGAGAGTGGTGGCCGCCGGCGAGCGCCTTCGCATCGACGCGGCGTCCGGCCAGTTGCTCGGCGCGGGCGAGCTGCTGCTTCGCCATTGCCGATCCGGTCGACATGATCCGGCGGTAGACGCAGGCGTCGGTGACGCCGCGCCGGTCGGTGACGGCGTCCAGTCCCTCGAAGGTGATCGCGCCCTGCGCGCCCACCTTGGGCTTGACGCGGCCCTTGACGATCTCCTGCGCGACGAGGTCGATCACGCGCTTGATCTCTTCCTTGCGCTCGGTAAGGGTCTGGTTCTCGTTGGCACGCCATGTGTCACAAGCCATGTTGGTCTCCTTGAAATGTTGGGGTTTGAAGCGAAGCCGGCGGGCCTGCGAAGCCCGCCGGGGTCGTTGTCGTTAGTCCATCTCGAGCTGCGGCACCTTGACGGCCGGGGCGGCCGGAGCGATCGGCGCGACCTCCTCGTCGACCTCGGGCGCGGACGCGGGCCCCTGGCCCTCGGTCGGCTCGAAGTCGAGCGCGCGGGCGCCGTGCACGGGAGCCGCGATCTCGACGTTGTCGCCGGTGATGTCGAGGAACGCGGTGCGGCTCTCCGTGATCTTGCGGATCGCCTGCAGGTCGATCTCGGCCGAGCTCGTCTCAGCGGCCTTGACCATGTCGTTGGCCGCCTTGCGGGCGGTCTCGATGGCCTGCTTGACCCGCTCCGATGCGTCGTCGGAGAGCATCGAGCCGAGCAGCCGCGCTTTCTTGGCGGCATCGCGCACCGCCTTCGCATCGAGGTTCTGCAGGCCGGTCTCCATGTCCTGCATCAGCTCGCGGACCTCCGAGTTGATCGCCCGCATCGCCTCGACGTCATCGGCTGCCACCCGGCCCGCGATCACGAACACGTTGATCTGGGTCGTGGAGGCGCGGCCGTTGAACTCGTCGGCGAGCCGGCGCGCCTCGGTGAACGCGGCTTCGAGCTTCTCGACCTTCTCCTCCGAGCAGAGCAGGCCGAAGGTGGTCTTGATGCACAGGCCGGCGATGGTCTGCCGGACCTTGTCGCGCAGCGTGGTGGCCTCCTCGTATTCGTCCGGGTTGATGACGACGCGCTCGGTCTCCCATTTGGCGCGCTTGGCGCCGTCCGCCTCGACGCGCTCGGCCTCGATGACCGACTTGGTGTAGTTGACGTTGCCGGTGATCGTGGTCCGCAGCACGACGATGCGGCCCGGACGGATGGTGGTGTTGATGATCGACATAGTGTGGGTCTCCTTGCGGGATGATGCGGTCTGCGAAACCGCGGTTTGATAGTACACGGGATGGACACTTCCCGCACTGTCGTAACAGTGCGGGTCTCATGCGGTTTGTGGATCAGATGTCGAGGGCGCGGCCGGTAGAGCGAACCTTTGCCGTCTCCGCAGTCCACTCGTCGGTGGCGCGACGGGCCTTGCCAGCTGCCCAGTTGCGCAGCTCCGCGATCTTGTCCTTCGCGGTGACCGAGAGCGGGGTCACGGCCTTCGCCGCCTTCACCAGATCGACACAGGTGATCTGGCGGCCGCCGTCGGCGAACGCTGCGAACAGGGCGTCCGGGACGATGGCTGCGATCTCCGAGCCGGTGAAGCCGTCGGTCGCGGCAACCACGTTGGCGATCTCCTCGGCCTTGATGTCCGAGAAGCTGCGGCCGTGCGCCTTGAGCCCTGCGTTGAGGATCTCAACGCGCTCGTTCGGGTTCGGCAGGTCGACGAACCAGAACTCGTCGAAGCGGCCCTTGCGGAGCAGCTCCGGCGGCAGGGTCGCCACCGAGTTGGCGGTGGCGATCACGAACGACTCGCTGGTGCGCTCCTGCATCCACTGCAGCAGCGCGCCGAGCTGGTCCGACGAGACGCCGCCGTCCGAGCCGCCGGCGGTGGCCCCGGTCAGGGCCTTCTCGATCTCGTCGATCCAGACCACGCAGCGGCCAATCGCCTCGATGGTGCGAAGCGCCTTGCGCATGTTGGCCTCGCTCTCGCCGACGAACTTGCCCTTGAGCGCGCCCAAGTCGAGCTTGAGCAGCGGCGCATCGAAGGCGGTGGCGGTCGCCTTCGAGATCAGCGACTTTCCGCAGCCCGGGATGCCGACGAGGAAGCAGCCCTTCGGCGCCGGTAGGCCGTAGGCACGCGCGGCCGGGGAGTAGGCGAGCTTACGCTGCATCAGCCAGTCCTTGAGGTTGCCGAGACCGCCGACGGCCGCAAGGCCGCCGGGGATCGGGTCGAACCATTCGAGGACCTTCTCGCGAGCGATGACGCGCTTCTTCTCCCTCGACACGGCGGTCGGGTCGATCTTGCGCAGCTGCACAAGCGACTTCGAGTAGCAGGCCTGTGCTTCCTCGCCGGTGAGCCCGATCGCGGAGTCGATCGCCGCCTCCCGGGTGCCGTTGGGCGCTGCCGACTCGCGCATCTCGTCGGGCAGGCCGTTGATCGTGTCGTCCAGCAGGCTGGCGATCTCGGCGCGATCCGGCATCGGCCACTCGATCACCGTGGCGTGGTTGGCGAGCTCCGGCGGGACATCGCCCGACGGGGACAGCACGATCAGCGCCTGCGCGCCATCGCGCTCCACGCCCGGCAGGAAGCGGGCCAGGTTGCGCACCTGTCGGCAGACCACCATGCCAATGGTCCCGGCCAGCCACGGCGGCAGATCGCGCATGATCCACGCGCCGCGGTCGGACTTGGCGTCGGCCCGGGCGCGGATGGCGCCGAGCGTCTCGCCGATGTCGGCGGAGCCGATGCTCTCGGCCTTGGCCGCGACATCGGTGACGCCCTGACCGCAATCCCACATGCGCGGGACGAAGCCAGCCGCGGCGGCGGCGCTCACGAGGTAGCGCTCGGCCCGGGCCTCCTCCCGGGTGACGATCCACAACAGCGGATTGCGAGCGCGGAGCAGCGCCGCCACGTCGGCCGCGATCTCTTGGCTGCGGGTCAGGGGCGGTTTCTTGGCGGGAGCCGGGACCGCTGCGGGCTCCGGGGCAGGCGGCTCGGCCGCAACATCGGCCTTGGCTTCGGCTTCGGCCTTCGCCTTAGTCCTGCGGCTCTTCGGGGGCGCGGCCTCGGCATCGGCGGCCGCATCCGCGACCATCTTCCTGATCTCCGGCGTGTCCATGGTCGTCGCCGGGGTCGGCCGGGTCAACATTCCGGCGTTGCTCCACGGCATCGGGCCGAACTGGGTCATGAAGCCGTCGTCGCCGACGGCGCGCACCTCGATACTCTGGACGCTGCCGCCCATGCGGAACTCGTAGGTCTCGCCCGCCTTGATGTCGGCGCGGGTCAGGCCGTTGATGGTGATGTCAGTCATAGTTGGTCTCCTTGTGGAATGATGGGGCCGCCTGCGAAGCGGCCCCGGTTGGGGTTTCAGATCAGATGTGGCAGTCGACGACGGCGAGCCAGGTTTCGGGCGGCAGGCCGTCGAGCAGGGCCGCGAACTCGCGCGACCATTGTTCGGAGTCCTTCTCGTCAGCGACGCACCCGAACCAACCCATCTCGCCGCGCTCGTACCACTGACCGTCCTTGACGACGGCGAAGGTGCGAAGCGCGTTGTTGCGAGCGCGGGTGGCCCGATCTGCGCGTGACATCCAGAACAGTCCGATGATCTCGTCGTCATCGAAGAAGCTGACCAGCTTGGCTTCCTCGAGGTCCTTGAGCACTTGCTGGCCGCGGTAGGCCTCGCGGGTCTTGTCGATGTCGCCGCCATTGTCGGCCTTGACCTCGTCCCACCGTTTGAAGCCCCGGCCGGCGATCACCTCCTGCGCCTCGTCGAACCGCTTGAGCGCCTCGATCTCGGCGTGGTTGCGGATCGCCTCCAGCGGGATGTCCTTGAGCTGGGCGTGGTTGCCGGTGTCGACCCAGCTGCTCGGCCACTTGACCGCAGTGCCCCTGCCATCGCACTTGTTGCAGACGATCTCCTCCGCCCGAAACGTACGCTTGCCGGAACCGCCACACAGGGTGCAGGTCTCCTGATTGGCCGGGTCTTTCTCGGGATCGTAGCCGGGAGCGGCGAGCATGCCCGACCAGCGGCCACCAACCGCCCACCAGTCCCATTTCCGGTTCGGGTTGGTGCGGTCGATCATCCGGATCAAATCGCCGTTCTCGGCAATGAGCGCGTAGCCGTATTTGTGCTCGCCGCTCCGGTCGATCTCGGCCTCGCTGCGAACGATCTTGCCGCTGTGCCACCAGTCGATAAACTCGGCGATGGTCATGACCTCGCTGCACGGCACTTCCACCTTGCTATATCCGTCAGGCACGAAGTGCACCTTGCCGCGATAGCCCCGGCCGTCACCCCAGTCCTTGCTCGTCCACGACAAATCGCCGCGACTTCCCGTGCCCGGGACTTTGCCCATGATCTGCTGCTCCTGCTCGGTCGGGTTGCGGTAGAACCGATCGTCGTGGGCCGCGACCTGAATGCCGTCAGGGGAACGGATCATCGAGCGGGTCTGCTCGCGATACTCGGCGAGGACCTCTTCAGTCTTGTCGACATCGACGACATATTGGTCATCGAAGCCGGTGCACTCGAACTCGTGCCAAGGCTGCAGCATCGGCTTGATCGTTTCCTTGGTGAGCTCGGTCGGCGAGATCACTAGAACTGCGAAATGACTCATAGTCTTGGTCTCCTTGATGATGGGCCTGCGAAGCCCGTTGGGATTGGTTAGTGAAGTTGCCACCCGATCGCCATGAGGGCGCCGACAGCGGCGCCGATCATGAAGAACGTGAGGTCTCGGTCGAATGTGCTCAGAGGCTTTCGCAAGCGCACGGTGCGGTCTCCTCCGAGGTCTCGGGGCTGGTGTCGGCCCCGCACTCCGGACACTCGTCGTCGCATCCGCATGAGTGACTGTCCTCCCACGACACGTCGCATGTGTCGCAGTGGTAGCTATTGAGGAACACGGGCTGACAGTGCGGTTCGCCCTCGTGCTGGTGCTGACAGCCGGGCGTCTTGAGGCGGCGGTGGGTCCATTCGTCTTGGGTGAAAGGGCCGCGGTCGTCGCGCAGGTGATCGGGGTCAGCGTCCTGCACGTCGTAGTCCTTGACGATGACGCGGACGCCGTCGGGGACGATGGCGTCGATCACGCAGCCGTCCTTGACGATGACGATGGCGACGAGTTCAGCGGACATCGGGCTTCTCCACCTTCGGCACCATGCGGTAGATCGGGGTGCAGTCGGCGGCGCGCAGCCGCTCGTCCCAGTGATCGAGGCGATCACCCGACGGCGTGATGGCGCCGAACGGTTCGCCGTCCTCCACCATCTCGGTGATGGTGAGCGGCGGGACGCGCTCACTCTCGAAGCGCTCGACATCCTTTATGAGCATCAGGATGCCGTTGCCGGCCCACGTTCGCAGGGTCGAGAGATCGACCTGCGGTGTGTAGCCCTGCCCGGAGGCCGGGCACTCTTCCTCCTTCGCCATGCCGGGCGCCCAGATCGAGATGAAGGCGTCCCACTCGTAGCCAGCCTCGCAGTGCATCCAGAACGGCAGGCCGTTCTCCTTGCAGAAGGCGACGACCCTATCCGGGTTGCCGTAGACGTGCGCCTGCAGCTTGACGCTCTCCCCCTTGGCGACGATCGCACGAAGATCCTCTTCGTCGTCGGGCGCCTCCTGACATTCGTAGGAGAAGTCGTTCTCGATTGCTTCGAGGAGCGCTTCGATCTTGTCGGACGGCAGCGCGCCGCCGACGCGCATCGTGGTCCATGTGGTATCAGGCATAGTCTTGGTCTCCTTGTGATGGGCCTGCGAAGCCCGGGGGTGGTTAAGAGCCGGTGGCGGCGTTCGGGTCGTACTCGCCCTTCGCTTCCGCGATCAGGCAGCCAATCTCATTGAAGAGGTCCTTCTCGCCTTGATCGGCGTTCTTGAGATCCTCCTCCATGGTGCCGTGGATGCGATCGAGCATGGCGAGCATCTTGCCGATGATCGGAACCTCGACCTCCTTCTCGGTGATCCAGACGTCGCCGTCGTCCTCGCCAAGCTCGTCGAGATCACAATCCATCTGCTCGGCGCGCAGGGTGCGGGCACGGAGCAGGTCCGCTTCCCACGTCTCCGGCTTGGCGTCCTCCGGCTGGTCGATCCATTCAAGCATATCGTTGACAAGGTCGGCGGCTTCGCGCGCGGCGCCCTCCATGGTGGCGTGGAGGGATATCGGGTTGCCGGGCACGTGGAAGTGTTCGGACTGCACGATAAAGATCTTCATGTGGTGGTCTCCTTGGATTGAGGGCTCTGCGAAAGCCCGGGACTTAGGTGGTGATGGCCTTGATCTCGTCGAGCACGGCGTCCCACAGCTCATTGTAGGTGTCGCCGGTCGGCGGTTCGTCCTGTTCATCGGGGCCGAGGTCCCGGTAGTGGCTCTTGGTGACGCTCCGGCTCTCGATCTCCGCCATCCGTTTGAGAATGTTGACGAGGGCGATCGCATATGCGCTTGCCGGCTGATCGACGTCGATCAGTGCATCACGATAGCGCTGCAGTGGTCCGAGGTTTGTCATGGTTCAGTCCTCCGCCTCGATTGCCTTCTGGGCGGCCTCGGCGCTACCGAACCATCGGTTCATGCCGCGTTTGTTTTGCAGCATTCTGCCGTTGACGACGGCGGCGTAGTTGAGGCGACCGGTGTCGGAGTAGACGACGCCAGTGAAGCCATCGTTCACTCCGAAAAGGCCTTTGCAGTAGTCGGTGTAAGTGTGCAGGGCCATAGCTCACCTCCGGCCCGGCTTGTGGAGGGTGAGCACGGTGGTGTTGATGTTGGTTCCGCTCTCCGAGAAGGAGCCGACCGGAAGGTCGTTCCACGCGCTGTTCCAGCTATCTCGCTTGCCGATCAGATCATCGAGTAGGCCGTGGTCGCGCGCGGTGATCGGAAGGATCGCCTTCAACGTGCCGCCCGGCTCAAGGAAGTCGAAGGCGTGCCGGACATGCAGTGCGTAGTGCCTGCCGTAGAACGGTGGGTTCATGAACACGAACTTGAACTCCGCGCGCGGCGCGAGCTCGAGGAAGTTTGCGTGCAACACCGTCAGGCCCAGTGCGCGGCACAGCGCTGCGCGGCCGGCGTCGACTTCCACGCCGTAGACGTCGGCGCCTTTCTTGCGCAGCGCCACCATGAAGCGGCCACAGCCGCAGTTCGGCTCCAGCACCTTGGCGCCCTTGAGCAGGTGAGCGATCGGATAGATCACGTCGTCCACCACCTTCGCCGGCGTCGGGTAGTACTGCAGGTCCTTGGAGACCGCGGTCGACTTCGCCTTGACCGGGTTCTCGTCCGGGGTGTCGGGCAGCACGTCGCCGTAGAACTCGGCGAGGGCCAGGTTCACGTCCTTGAGCGTGTCGGGCTCAAAGAACAGGTGACCGTTGCCGTTGGAGAATGTGCGCAGGCGGACGCCACGGGCGGGATGGTCGATCGTGGTCTTGTCGTACTTCGTCAGCGTCCCTGCCTTGAGCAGCGCGTCCTCGTTGTCGAAGATAGCGCTCAGCTCGACGTGATCGACCAATGGCTTGCCCTGATAGGCAGCCAGCGCATTGAGGACCGTCTCCAGCTTTTCCCGACCGTAGGTCGAATACTTGGAGAAGCCCGACATGATGATGCGCTTCGGCAGACCCTTGACGCCGATCTTGACGACGTCGTGGCTCTTGAAGGCTTGGTCCAGGCCACAGAACACCTCGGCGAGCCCGCGCAGCATACTGGCGCGGGGGTCGATCAGGAACTTACCGAACAGCTCGCGGATGTTCTCCAGCGTGAAGGGCGGGAGCTTCTCCAGTTGCTGCTTCCACAGGCTCTTGTCGGTCGGCGACGACAGGAGTTCGATGTTGCAGCCAGCGTAGGCGTGCAGCCACGCGGACCTGAGCAGGTGCTGGTGCAGGTCTCGCTCGGACGGCAGTTTGAAGTCGAGGTGGCTGTTGCCGTAGACGCCGGCAAGCGTTGCCGTCGTCTGCAGGTCGAGTTGCGCCTTGCCGCAGGCGCGCAGGCCGTCGGAGATTGCCTGCGCCTTCGCCTCGTATTCGGCGATGATCTCGGGCAGGCTGCGTTGGCGGGCGATCTCTTGCCCGATCTTGACATGAGCGTTCATTGGTCTGGTCTCCTTGTGATGGGGAAGGGGCCCCGCCTGCGAAGCGGGGCCGTTGATCGTCAGATGTTGACGGGGTGGAAGGTCTTGGCGCCGGGCAGCTTGTGGAAGCCGTTCGGGGCGCGCTCGCCGCGACCGAGCGACATCGAGACGGCCGCGCCCTTGCCGGTGGCCTCGACCTCCGCGCAGTAGGCCTTGAACTCGGCCTCGGCTTCGGCCGCGCGGACGATCTCCACGGTCCGCTGCGGGTGCGGGCCGTCGGAGGTCACCGCGATCTGGACGTTGCCGTCAACGCGGGAGGCGGGATAGCACTTGAGGATAATGCGGGTCATGTTGGTCTCCTTGATGATGATGGGGATGGGCCGCGCGGCGGCTCTGCGAAAGCCGTCGCGCGGTATCGGGTGTCAGGCCGCCTTCACCGACAGGCGGTCGAGCAGCTCGGTGACGCTGTAGCAGAACTCGCGTCCGCCGTTCTCCGGCATCTGGCCGGGGCGAACGAATGCCGGCGGCTGATGCGCGTTGGCAGCGGGCGCCGGGAACAGCGCCGACAGCGCAGCCTCTTGCGCTGGCTGGATACGGGCGTGCCGCGCCTTGTCGAACGATCCGGTCGCGTTCCAGATGTTCGGCTCGATGCGATAGTTGTCCTGCAGCCGGTCATTCCAGCGCACCGTGTAATCGCTGTGACGACCGCCCTTGAACTCGACGCGCTTGCATCCGTTCAGCCAACGCGCCATCGACTCGTGGGTGTCGAAGCGGTAGCTCTGCTTGCCCTTGAGCACGTAGCCGTGGCCGTCGACGCAGAAGCGGACATCGTACTTCGGTCTGTCGCCGCAGAGGCTGACCCACGGCGCGCACCAGCGGTCGTCCTCCATCAGCGAGAGCGGCAGGTCGAGGACGTTGCCATATTGCGGCAGCGCCACCCGCGCCATGTCGAGGCCGGCGAGGAAGTCGGTGCTGTCACCGTCCGAGGTCACCGAGAACGCCTCGCTGCCGATGATCGGCTCATGCGTCGCGGGGTCCTCCTTCCGCGTCACGGTTGCGAGGTAGCACAGGCAGGCAACGACGACGCGGTCGTAGGGCTTGTGCGCCGTCTTGCAGAACGACCAGCCGAGTCGATCCTTGCTCTGCCACTCCTCCAGCGTCCGCTTCCGCTGAATGTAGAAGCTCTCGTGGCTGTCGTCGCCGAGCCCGTTAAAGGCGATCAGATCGTCGGTGAACTCCGGCGAGGTCTTGCCTTCGCCCATGGAGCCGGCGAGCACGATGCCCTCGACGTGCTGGGCGTGGGCCAGGATCGCCTTGAGGTCGACGATGATCTGCTGCCACTGAGCGATGGTGAAGTTGCGCTTCTGCGTCCAATAGTGGGTGTAACCCATGGTGATGGTCTCCTTGTGTGAAGTGATCCGGGTGGGGCTCGCGCGGCGATCTGCGAAATCGGTCGCGCGGGGGCGTCGTTATCCGGGCAGGTGACGCGGCCAGAACTCTCTGGCTGCCTCCGCCCACTCCTTGGCCTCGGCAAGGGTCTTGCCGAAGCCGTATTGCTTGCCGTGCTGCCACAGGAAACCCTGCGGCGTCGGCTCGGTCCGCACGAGGCAGGCCGGCTTGCCGGGGACGTGCTCCCATTTCCCCTTGGTCGCGCATCCGTCAGCAGCCGGGAGCGGCTGCCAGTCGTGGGTCATGCGATCGGTCGCCATCACGCGCCTCGCCCTCGGAGCGATCGCTCCTGCGCGAGACGCGCCGTCCGCATCCACGGCTGCATCCGGTCATAGACCTTGAACCGGTAACCAAAGGGCGCGGCCTCCAGCTCTCGCTTGAGGTCTGCATACTCTTCCGGTGTGGCGGGCCTCGTGCGGATGTACCAGCCGACATCACAGATGCCGTGCTGCCCGAGGTGCGCATAGCAGCTCATGGTGTTGGCGTCGTAGGCTCCCAACTCGGCAGGGAACACGGCGGTGATCTCCGCCGCGCGTCCCTCGGGCTCCTTGAAGGTGCACGCCCGGAAGATGACCGGGGTGACGTTGTCATTGTCATGCGAGGGCATGGGTGACCTCCCAGACATGCTCTCCGAACCGGTAGTCGCCGCCGCGTGCCATGAGCGGCAGTCGCCGGAACTCGTCGTCAGGGCCGATGACGCCGTAGCGTTCCGGCTGCGCCTCCAGCTGGGCGAGCCACATGAAGTGCTGCTCCATGCGCCACTCGTTGAAGGCGTCGACGACCTCGGGGCCGACCTCGAAGGTCCACGAGCCGTCGGCGCGGCGGATGCAGCTGCACCGGCGCAGGATACCGACCCGGGACTTGACCTCGGAGCGGACGTCATCGCCGTTGCAGACCGACAGGTGGTAGCTGTTGGGACTGCGCATCGCGATCTCGACCAGATAGCTGCCGGTCTCGTCGTGAACCTCGTACTCGACGCCGCCCATGTAGGAGAGCTTCCAGCGGAAGGTGGGGGTGTTGCGCTGCATCGCTCACTCCCTTGCCGCCGGAGTGTCCCAGCCGAACATCGAGCCGGACTTCATGCGCATCGCCTCCTCGGCGGTGACGCCGAGGCGATCGTTCAGCTCGTCGACAGCTTCCTCCACCGCCGACATCGGCACCTCGTCATTATCGAAGTCGGTGAGGTAGTAGCCGGCCTCGCCGCGCTTGACGATGCCGATGCGGTTGCCCGGCTCATTGCCGGGCACCACGACGTAACAGAGTTCGGGTTTCTCACTCACGGTTGGTCTCCTTGTCAGATCATCAGGATGATGGGGTTGCAGGAAACAGCGAGGCTCTGGGTGAACAGGGCGGCCTCGCTGTAGCGATAGAACTTGCGATGGGTCGCAAGCACGTAGTGCGTGCCGGGCTCCGCCCGGCGCAACACCATGTAGACGGGCTTGCTCATTGGTCGTGGTAGCTGTCGTGACAGCCCTTCGAGCAGAACAGGCCGCGATGCTCGTGCGTGCGGCCGCCGTTGGTCTCGGTGCTGTAGCGGAACAGGGCCTGCAGCTTGCGGCCGCTGCGATAGCGGAAGCCGCCGCACCAATCGCAGTCCTGCGAGGTTGCGACGACCTCGCGGCACAGGTCCTGACGGGCGAAGGAATCGCGGGCGATCTGGACGCTCATGCACAGGCCCTCCGTCCATCGCCCTTGAAGTCGTACTCGTTGGCGCGGATCGTCTCGTCGATCTGCTCGTCCGAGTTCTGGTGGTTGTATTCCTTCTCCAGCTGTCGGTAGATCCAGTTGGCGAAGTCGCGCATGGCCGTGAGCAGCGCCTCCTCGTCCTCGGCAGAAACGTCGCGGACGTTGCCGGCGGCAGTGATCGCCTCCGCGTCGAGGCTCATTGTGTAGGCGTGGACATAGTGGTTATCCCGCTGGGTGATCTTGGCCCAGAGGCGCTTGCGGTACTTGCGCTGCAGGTCGTCGATCGTCGCGGCGATCTCGCGTAGCTTCTCGTCCTTCGGCGCGTGCGCCTTGATGCGCTGCTTGGCGGAGCCCTTCTCGTGCGAGCGGAAGGTCCCCTCGAAGCTCGCGCCGTCACCCTGGCTCCAGAACCCTCGCCACCAAATCTTCGGCTCGTACCGGGTCTTGCCGCCGACGGTGGTATAGGAGCGTTGGTCAAGCTCGATGCCGAAGCACTCCGCGACCGTGACGGCGTCCTCGATCACGAACTCGGCGAAGGTGTTGTCGCCCTCGCTGGCGCTGCGGTACCAGTCCCGGGCCTTCTCCTTGGCCTTGTCGCTCAGCTCGTCGAACTGGAACAGCTCGACCGTGATGGTTCTCATGGTTGGTCTCCTTGTTTGAGGTTGCAGGTCTCCGGCCCGGGCCCTGCGAAGGCCCAGTGCCGGGTCGTGGAAGGCGACTAATCGTCGCCCTCGGTGGTCACGTCGATCGCATTGCGCCCGTTGACGGTGAGGCTCGTGGTCGGCGTGTATTTGGTGTGGGCACGGATGAACTGCGGGGAGAGCTTTTTCTTCACCGCCTTCATGTTGAGGTTCTTGCGCTCGTATTCGGAGACGACCGCGCGGAATAGATCGCCCTCATAGGCGCCGGCGCCCATGGCCTTGATCTGGTCACGCAGCGGCTGGGCCTTGGTCTCGATGTCGGCAATCTGGGCCTCCAGCAGGCCCAGCTCGTCGACCAGCGGTCCGACGTTGCTCCTCCTCATGGGACGAACACCACCTGATTGCGCATCATGACGTCGCCGAACATCTCACAGGTACTGATGAAGGCGCCGGCCGCGTACTCGACGTCGTGGTAGCGCTCGAACGTGGCGTACTCGCCGGGGATGTCGAGCGTGACGGCGAAGGCCCTGCGCTCGGTCGCCGGCTGGAACGGCGTTGCCGGCACGAACGCCGTCCCCTCGATCAGCCTGATCTTCGCGCCGACCTTCGGGGCGACGTATTGGTAAAGAATCTTCATGTGGTTGGTCTCCTGGTGTTGCCCGTCTGCGAAACGGGGCGGGTTATCCGGCGTATTGGATGGCGAGTTGCTCCGCCACCTTGGGGAAGAACTTGCTGCGCTCGGCCCATCGCTTCGGGCCGGGTGCTGCCTTGTGGACGCGGTCGACCGGCTTGGCGCCGCGCGGCAGGTTGAGTGCCCTGCGGCACTCCTCCATCGTCCGGTACGTCGGCTTGAGCGGCGGCGCGTCCTCGCCCTCGAAGTCGGTCCAGAAGCAGGTCCGCTTGGTCTCGAAGTCGCCGAACATCCACGGCTGGATCGACTGCGAGAACTCGCGGTAGCGACGGATGCGCTTCTTGGCGTGCTTGTGCATCACCGGGTTCTCCAGCACTTTGCGCGGTATCTTCGCGTCCCAGAGCGTGGAGAACAGCTTGGCGCCTTCCTCGAGCTTGAACCAGATGAAGTCCAGGCGCTCGCGCCGGTTCATCGTGGCGTAGGCGGCGATCTCCTTCGTCGAGTAGTGCTCGGCCGTGTCAGTCGACCGGGCGGCTCGTCGAGCCAGCGCACGCCGCTGTTCGCGAGCCGGGTGCACGGCGGGTGCGCCACCATGAGGAAGTCCCAGTCGCCGTCGAGCACGTTGCGGACGTCGTCGACGATGTGGCGGTTGCTGCCATCGAGCGAGGGAAGCAGGTCGCAGGACCAGACAGCATGGCCCCGTGCGGCGAATGCGCGCCGCACGGTGCCGGTGTACTCGCAGGCGATCAGGACCTTGATGACGGACGAAAGCAAACTTTACAGCGGCGCGGATCAGCATTTTGCTTCGCATGAAACCGTGCGACATAGCGCCAAGGAATATGCTCGCGGAGACGTTCACACGAACACGATCGAAGGATCATTTTCGATCTTCAAGCGCGGCATGACTGGTGTCTACCAGCATTGCAAAGAAAAGCATTTGCATCGCTACCTTGCCGAGTTTGATTTCCGCTACAACCATCGTGTTGGTCTTGGCTACAGCGATACCGACCGCACCAAAGCCGCAATCAAGGCCGTGGAAGGCAAGCGCCTGACCTATCATCAAACTCACTGAGCCGGTCTTTAGATATCAGGCCGGCAGGTTTCTGCGCTGGCGGAAGAAACGCCCTAAGCGGACTTCTTAGCCGTCTTGCGGCGTTTCTTGGATTGAGCAGCCACGCCTTTGCGAGGCATCATTTTGAGCGGCTTTGGTGGGGTATTCAGCGCTGTCTTGAGTGTGACGAGAAAACGGCGTTGCGCTTCTTGTTCGCTATATGGTTCGTCACGTTGATTGGCCATTGATATTAGTCTAGCCTCGATTCTTGAGAGTTAACGACTATCTAGTAGATAAGCGCGTAACGCGCCACCGGGGTCCAGCCCGATGACGCGCCACGTTTCATGCCTCAACCACGTTGTTGCATGTTACCCTCCTTCGGGGCTTACCGTGACCGCCCCGTTTCGCGCCTCAAGATTGCTACTCGGGTCTCCACCCTTTCGCTGCCCACTGCACCGGTGCCACGGCCCGGATGCAGTCGGTATTTCGTTCACCCTGCTTTTCCCTCAATCAAAGTAGGATGGTTGGAACCCTGGTGCGCGAGTCTCCAAAGGCCCGCGCCATGCGGAACGATCCAGCGGCGCTTTATCAAATCCTCAAGCTCACGCGGCTCTAATTCTTTCTTGAGAATACGAAGTGCATCAGCGTCGTCCGGAACCACAAGCTCAGCGCCAAGCGGGAAACGACGAATAGCTGAATTAAACTGGCGGGCGACCACAAAGGCTTTTGGTCCGGTTTCGGTTTCGCTCTGCGGCTGAAAATATTCGACGACTCCTTCGTCCCTAAGTCGCGACAACTGCGGCGTCAGACTAGACCGCTCGATATTCCGGTCATACGCATTTTCAATGAAATCTCGAAGCTCGCTGGCAGAAGCGCCATTCAGGAAATGGTCACCTAGGGCTTTGACGATTAGTTGTTTAATCGTGAGACCCTCGAACTGCAAAAATGGATTGCGGTCTTGTGCTTCCGCTATAATCCTAGATGTTTTTGCTATGAGTGAGCCAACGCCAATTGCAACATTAACGACGCCTTCAAGGGTCGGTCCACTGGCGGAATCTTCGATTGGATTTCCTGTTGCAGCGACGCCGGAAAGTTTGCCAAATCGCGCGGCGTCATTACCGCCCAGCATATCAATCTGCCGTCTAGCTGATCGAACGTGCGCAAGTTCGTTCTCGCGCACATCAATCTCACCCTTTAGCCCGGCGAGTTCATGCGTAAGTTCGCGTTCTCGACGCTCTAGCATTTCGTAGACAGTCTCTTTGCGATCCATCGAGTCACAGTTTCCCGTTGACCGAATCGCCGCCTGTCTTTAGGAGGGGAGGCATCTGACTGCGCTTCCCGCATTCCCAAGTTCGGGCTTGCGATCCGGCTCTCCTTTTAAGGGGCCGTGCCCGCCCCGGTGTGGAGCCGAGGCGGGACTTCTAGGCAGAACATCCGCCCGCTTGGATACGGAACAGACAACACCCCGCCTGCAAGCGGATGTTCGTTTATGCGCAGAGATTCGGTTCGGCGTCAATCACTGCGTCTGTTGCTGCGTCTCGCAAGCTTCTGAAAACTCATGGTATGGAAAGCGCCGCAAAATCAGTTGTTTAGCTTATATTCCTAGATGCTGTGTATTGTGGTGTCATCTGGATAATTAGGGATTTCCTCATCGGCCTGCCTCGGCATGGAAGTGCGTCTCCGACAGGCTGACCGCTTTCGCGAACACGTCGATCGACACGGTGTGGCGGAGGTCGGGCGCCATCGGCGCGGGTCTCGACGCCCGGCAGGGCCTCGTAAGTCTGCAGCACGGCGCGGCCGTGCTGTCGGCGATCTTCGTTCGTCATGATGGCGGTCTCCTTGTTGAGCCCGCTGCGAACGGGGGTGAGTGGGTTACTTGTCGCGAGGTGCGACGTACTGACAGGGCGGATGCCCGGTGAAGAGCTCCCAGTCAGCTGCGAGGAACGCTCGAAGGGCGGCGTCGGCGCCGTTCATGCTGGCGTTGAGACACGTCGCTCCGAACTGCTGGAGGTGTTCTCGGTCCGCCGGCGATCCGCCGGAGCGCGAGCAGATCGCAACGACGGCGGCGGCGAATGCCGCCGGGTCGTCGTCGCAAGGCCGATCAGGAAGCCGAGCACAACGTGCGCGGCCAGGATCATGCCCATCTCGACCCACGAGATGGTTACGGAGGACGTCGCCCAGAGGCGGACGCGGACCTCGGTCTCGTTGGGGACGAGGATCGACTGCGAGGGCATCGGGTAGTTCGGGACGATGGACTTCATGGGATGGTCTCCTTGATTGCCGTCTGCGAAACGGCGGGTTTGGTGGTGGGGTGATGGTCAGCCCTTGTTGGGCCAGCGCCAATAGAAGGCGGCACGGGCAAAGTCGACCAGCCTGCGGTCGACCATCGCATTCCAGATGCGCTCCACGTCTGCGCGGGGGAAGTTCTCCGCGGCCTTCTCGATGCGCGCCTCGCTGTTGCGGCCTCGCCTGTAGCATTCGCCATCATCTGAGTAGGCGTAGGTGAGGTCGTGCGCGTTGCAGGCGCGCTCGAAATCTTCGAGCGTCTTGATCTCGGTATTCATGGCAGTCTCCTGTTGATGTCAGATGGCCTCGGTCGGCTCGGCGCGCTTGGCGCCGAGCCGTGCCATCTCCTCGCGGAGATGGCGGTTGTCGTAGATGGTGACGGTCTTGGTGGTGCCGTCAGCGAGCGTCAGCACCCAGTCGGTGGGACGCACGTCCCGCTCGTGGTAGCTCATGACGCCACGACCTCGAACACGCCGGTCACGTCAGCGCGAAACGCGCCGACCCGATCTTTGCGATGTTCTTGGCATGGACGAGTGATCCGCAGGACCGGGCGTCGGCCACGTAATCATCGCCATACTGCTCGGCGAGCTGAGGAGCGATCTGCTCGAAATCGTCCCAGTGCACGCGGGCGAAGTCCGGGTTGGATACCCAATAGGAAACAAAGGTGCCGCGCCGCTGTGGCGCGGCGCCGGTGTGTTGCCCGGTGCTCTTGAGGAACGATGCGGCGTAAGCGACCCGGTCGCCGGACGTGAGCGTCTTGGTCATGGATGCGGTCTCCCGTAGCGATGCGCGCAGAGCGCGCTGATGACGATGAAGGCGAGGACGATGGCGGCGATGGTCGTGACGGGCATCGCTCACGTCTCCCTCGATGCGGGCGGGTTCCGCCAGTCGAACAGCTGCCAGCTCTCGCCGGAGGCGTACGGTCTGGCGTAGACGGTGTAGTTGAACTGCGCCTCATGGCTCACGCCGTCGGGCTCGATGGTCTCGACCGCGAAGTGGCAGACGCCGTTCTTGATCTGCTTGAGCGGGTCGACGCCGTGCTTGACGCACAGGTGCATCAGGTTGGCGATCAGGTCGCCGACGGCCTCCTCGATCAGCGGGCTGCCATCTTCGTTCCGGCTGCCGGGGCAGACATCTCGGAAGGCGGTCACGGCGTGCAGCGCGAACGTGGAGCGCTCGTCGTTGTAGACGCTGGACCGCATCGCCGCGCGCTGCTCGGTCTCGCATACGAGGCAGTGGTCATCGGCGTTGGGGAAGTGCTTGCAGTTGCTTTTCGGCATGGTGGTCTCCTTGCTGACTTGGGTTGGTGGATCAGGCGAAGCAGGCGCTGCGAACGATCTGCTTCGACTGGCGCTCGGCGCGGCGCATGAAGCCGCGGTCGGTCTTGGCGAAGGGGGCGGCGTGGCGGGTGCGGCTCTGGTCGAGCGACACCTCGCACGCCACCGCAGCGAACACCGCGTAGCGGCGGTGACGCGGTGGCATGGCGCTCTTGCGCTTGGCTTGATCGACGGCGCGATCCATTGCCATCTGCTCGCTGGCAGCGAACACGTGGAGCCGGATGTCGCCACCGCCGTATCCGATGCGGCGGACGGTCACGTCATATGCAATGGTCATCATCGTTTTCTCCTTGGTGATGTGCCGCGAAGGCGGCGGAGGTAGTCCATCTTGCTCAGAGCGCGACACCGACGGCACACGCGGGCGCCGTCGGGTTGGACGTAGAGGTTCTTGCCGTGCAGGCGGTGACCTCGGATGCAGTGCGACTTCGGAGGATCGCGGCCCTTGTGCCGGCCCATCGCTAGTTCTCGAAGGTCGGCAGATCGTCGAGCGCGTCGGCGTCCTGATCGAACAGCACGTAGTCGGCGCCGTTCTGGCGGGCGTAGGTCATGCAGGCGAACAGATCGGCCGGGATCGAGTCCTCGGCGTTCTCCTCGTCGCAGTACAGGAACCAGCCGTAGGGCGTGGCGGCGACCCAGTGGTTGAGGGCGAACTCGCCGGAGACTTTCTCGCTTTGTCGTCGGCGAGAGATGCGCGGTCGACAGGTCCATGAAGTTGCGGAGGTTGGGATGGGTCATCGCTCAGTACCCCGTCGCCTGCTGGTGGGCCTCGGCGTGCGTCTTGCCTGCTTTGATCAGATCGGCGTAGCTGCGCTGCCATTTGATCCAGTGGCGCAGGTCGCGTTCCTGCTCGGATTGGCACTCGGCGCGGGCGATGAAGCCCTCGTCGTCGCCGATCTGCGGTTTCCAGTCGCGCTGCGCGGCGTAGAGGCGGACCCTGGAGATCGCCTGACGCATGGTGAGGTTTCCGCCGAGGCCGTTCTGATAGAACACCTTGCCCTCCCTCTCATGGGCGGGGTCGACGACCTGGTAGCTCCATTCGGCCGTCGGGCCGGAACAGACGATCAGCACGAGGCCGAAGCGCACCTCGATGTGCGCGCCCTCGGCGTGGCACAGGAAGTCGATCTTGCTCGCGAGGTCGGCGTTGGCGAGCGTCTTGGTTGCGCCTTCTCCGACGACGCGGCCGCGCTGCACGGTGATTGTCTTGGGCTTTCGCATTGGATGGTCTCCTTGGGGTTGCGAGTTGAAAAGAGGTGTCCGGGGTGGACCACCTAGATCGACACGTAGATGCGCCCGGTGCCCTTGCACTCGATGCACCGCATCGGCGCCGTCAACGTCTCTGGCTCGGGGTGAAACTTGGTCCAATCACCATCGCCACCGCATTCGATACAGGTGATCTCACCGGCAACGCCGGAGGAGATATCGACCAAGCAGGTGACAATCGTCTCACGCCTAAAGCCGCGGTCGACGTCCATGGTGTGCAGGGCCACGGCTCAGTACCCCGCCCAGTCGCGCAGCTCGTTGAAGGTGCCGGCCCAGACGAAATACTCGGCGTAGGCCGATCCGTTGTAGGTGAAGCGGTCGATCACGACGACGGCGCCCATCAGCGAGCGCACCGCCCAGTCGTGGTCCATGATCCACTGGACCTGCGACTTGGAGAACTTGGTGCCGTGCTCGATCGACGAGGCGGTCTTGCGCATCGGGTCGACCGGCACCGCTTTCTGGCGCAGCAGCGGGATCATCTCGTTGCGCTCGATGCGGCAAATCTCGGCCCACTGCGCGCCGGTCTCGGCCTTGAGCACCATGGCGTCCAACCTGGCCTCGAGGTCCGCGATCTGCTCTTCGAGCGGGATCAGCGGCGCGTCGGCGAAGGCGTTGATGAATGCCTTCTGCGCAGCCGGGCTGCGGGTGTCGGCGAGGACGGCGGAAATGGCTTTGGTCGTCATTGGGATGGTCTCCTTGTGCAAAGGGCCGCCCTGCGAAGGCGGCCCGGGTTGAAGATCGGGGGTTGAGGTGAGGGTCAGCCGAACAGCGGCTTGAGGCCCGGCTTCCACTCGGTGCCGGGCCAGACGCGGCCGTTGTAGGAGACGTGGGCGATCATCTTGCCCTTGCCGTCGACGATGTTGCCGCCGGTGAAGGCCTCCAGCGAGGAGCCGCAGCCCGCGCCGAGATCGCCCTTCTCGATGAAGGCGCGCACCGCCTTGGAGGCGGCGGGATAGTCGGCGACGGTCACGGCCTTGGTGCGGGTCAGGTAGACTTTCATGGTGGGCTCCCTGTCAGGCGGTGAACACGACGGTCTCGCCCTCGACCGTGAAGGGCACGGTCTGGGTGACGAGCTTGATCGCTGCGGCCATCGGGACGCTCCACGTCTGAGCGATGACGTTGGCGACGGTCTTGCGATCCCGCGGAAACTTGGCGCCGGCGATCGCCCATCGCACCATGCCGGGCGCGGACACCATTGGGGACGAGCCGAGGCGGAAGGTCTTGATCTTGGTAGCCATGGTCGGGGTCTCCTTGTCAGTTGCGGGAGGGAAGGACGTCGAGCCAGCCGGAGAAGCGCGAGTAGCGCTCCGGCCGGAGTTTGATCAGCGCGGTGAGATCCTCGCGGGTCATCGGATTGGTCTTGTGGGTGACCATCTCCATGAAGGCGATGTTGCCATCGGCCAGCTTGCGGCGGGCGAGCTCGTAGCGTTGCAGCTGCGTGAGGGTCATGCGGCCCTCCCAGCTTCGTGCCGCGCCATCTCGATGCCGGTGCCGATCGCGTCGACCAGCTGGGTGGTGTAGTAGGACGATCCCTCGGCGGCGTTGCGGGCGTCCATCGCGGCGCCGGCGCCGGTGAAGGTCTTGCGACCGACCGTCCAGTAGCCGCTGGCGTGGCTTGCGCTCGCCGAGTGGTGCTCGATCTTGAAGGCGACGCGATACTCGCCCTCGTCGGACGAGATCGTCATGCCGTGCTGGGCCAGGATCGCCTTGGCTTCGCGGATCGTGTAGTGCGTGTTGGTGCCAGCCATGTGCGTCGCTCCTCTCACTTGCCGTGGCGGTATTGCTGGAGGGCGAGCTTGCGGAGTAGTTCGAGCTTCTGTTGGTAGGACATGGGATGGTCTCCTTGAGTTTGAGGAACCGTCTGCGAAACGGTCGTGCAGGAAGCGCACGCTGGAGCGCCGCACATCGGCGGCGCTCGGACGTGAGTTTCAGCAACCAAATTCCTTGGCGTAGCGGTCGAGATCGGCGAGCAGTTCGGCCTTCGTCCTGTAGTGCGGGCCAACCGCCTGATCGGTGTCGGTGGCGATGATCCGCCACAGGTCCTTGGCGTGCTGGGCGTAGGCGAGTTCGGGAAAGCGCGTCCGCCGGTTGTTCGTGTTCATGTTCGTTGCCCTCAGTTGATGGTCTTGAAGCCGTGGTTGGCAGCGGCCATCACGTTGCCGCTGCACGCCATGCCCGAGAGGTGGAGGCCGAAGATCGCGGTGAAGCGCCCCTCCCGGTTGCGCACGATGACCGGTCGCATCTGGTCGAGGCCCAGGGTCGCGAGGGCCTTCATCAGGTTCGCTTCGGTGGCGTAGCTCTTGGCATTGTCGATGTTGCAGAAGTCGATCACGGGTGGTCTCCTTGTGTCGGGGGTTGCGGTTCAGATGTCTTGGACGACGTCTTGGCAGAACATCGTCGCGTGCTTGAACGTGGCGAAGCGCCACGACTTGGTCTTGTAGCCGCCGCGCTTCGGCGCCCTCTTCGGATCGAGGTGGACGAAGAGTCCGAAGGGTGTGTCGCTGATGCGCAGGTTGAAGCGCTTGCCGTGATAGGTGAGCTTGCGTCGCTTGGTCATTGCGGCCTCCTCAGAAATCGCACTTGGCGAGCTTGAGCACGCGGCGATCGCTCGCCGTCGGGCGGATGGACAGGACGCGGCGGATGTCGGCGAGGAAGTCGATCGCCTTCATCCCGGCGCCGCACTCGGCGACGATCTGCTGACGGGACAGGCCACCGGCCTGCATCTCGCGGCGGATGAACTTGTTGGCGTTCTCGGCGGCGATCGCCGCGAGCTGGTGGGCGCGGCGCGACAGGTCGGTGTTGAGCGTTGTGGACATCGGGTGGTCTCCTTGGTTGGCAGGCATGAAAAAGGCCCCGATGCGAACGGGGCCGGGTGAAGTGGGTCGGGTGGATCAGGCGGCGCGGCGACGCAAGGCGCCGGGTCCGCCCTTGCCCTTGGGTGCATCGCGCCAAGCGTCGGGGTACTTGGCCTGGATCGCTTTCTTGTTCTGGTAGAAGCCTTCGCAAGCGACCCGGAAGAACTCCTCGCCATCGCACATGAAGATGACGAAGGCGGTGTCGGTCATGGAGCGGAACGATCCGGCCGTGCGGTAGCAGGCGGCCTCGCTCTCCATCGGGATGGCGTAGGTCGAGGTCACCAGCTTGTTGCGGGTCCAGACTTGGCAGGTCGCGGTGTACTTGGTCATCGTGGTCTCCTTTGGTGGGTGGTGGGGCTTTGATTGGAGCGTCGGGGTTCGGCGCTCTAAGCAAAGCCCCGTCGGGCCTGTATGAGGTCCGACGGGGTCTTGGCTTTACTCGGCCTAGGCCACTGGTGGTCGCCAGTCGCTTCGGCTCTCCTTGCATCGGTCACGCGCAACGCGCGCCGGGGCGGGATACTGAAAAGCGTTGGAATATGTGGAGGAGTTGCACCTGCGCTCCCGGCTGCGACCGGTCGCGATGTGTGAGGCTAATCCTTTTGGCCCCTCCCGACTTTCCAAACTGCCCCGGCCCTTAAACCTGCCCCCTATGGCGACGATGCGCGCGGAAGGGAACGGCCACGGTGGGGTCGGGCACCTCCAGCCAATTGCGACCCCTGCATCTCTGCGGTGTGGCGGCGGACGATCCAACCCCGGGGCCCTTGCAAGTGCATGGGTCGGGACTGCCTTTAGAGCCATGCCCCAAATTTAAGGAGGCGATACCGCCTAGGCTGGAAGCGGGAGGGCCCCGGGAGGGCCCCCACGGAGATAATGCACCGAATGGGTGCATATAGTAAAGGTGAAATGCACTGGAAAGGCGAAAAAGTGCACCGGTTAACCCGTTGAAAACGCGCGTTAATTGGCCGTTAAGGGCCGGAACCGGGATGCTACGGGCCCCCGGGCAGGGCCCCAACGGGCCCGGGCAGGGCCGGTAATGCACCTGACTGGTGCAAAAGGGCCCCTACGGGTGCGCCGGAAACGCGAATGTGCGGGCCCCTAAAGCCCGGGAATCGGGCCCCTAGCAACGCCGCTGATTAGGGAACCGGCCCCCGGCCGGACTTGGAGCCCGGAAACGGAAGGGCCCTAGCAGGGCCCCGGAAGCCCGGGAAAGGCATAGGGCCCGGAGCCGGGCCCGGAAGGGCCCCCGAATCGGGCCCGGGCAGGGAAAGCCCGGGAGATGGCCCGGCATACGGGCCCCGGGCAGGCAGGAAGCCCGGCCCCGGCCCCCGGGAGAGATGGACGGGCCCCGGGCCCCCGAATCACGGGCAGGGAAGCCCGGGCAGGGCCCCAAAACGGGCCCCAAAGGGCCGAAAACGGCCAAAAATGTCTAAAAAGCCGAAAAACCGCCCCCCCGGCCCATCCCATCGCAGCCTGATGACGGCGAAGCCGTCGCCTTCACGTGAAGCGGTGAGATCGGGAGGGGCGTCGAACCTGGCCGTCGCGTGAGCGGGCTATCGGACCGGCTGCTGGGATCGGCGGATCGCGCCGGTCTCCGGGTCGAGCTCGTAGGTCGCGCCCGGCTGGAGATCGGATGCCAGCACGCGGGAGCCGTCGGTCCACGTCGCGGGGAGGGTGCGCGATCGGCCCTCGCTGCGGGTCACGCTTACGATCACGGCGCCATCTGGCTTGCGGGGTCTGGGCATGTCGCAACCATACCCGCGTGAGCGCCTCCGCATCAAACCCCGTGCCACCTCTGCACCAGAGTGTTGCACGTGAAACAAGGGACATCCATCAATGTCCACTGTCCACCAATGTCCCCTAAGCATGTCCCTTCGGGTGTGCTGGCATCCCGCGCGGCTTTACGGTTCCGTACAATTACGGTGATAGACGAAAGGTCGTTGTCGAGGATTCTGCGAAGCAGATAAGCGAGATGTCCATGCTTCACAGCGTGTCGATCTCCTCTCCCAAAGGTCCCGCCCTCCGTCTCGCCGAGGATTTCCTGGAGCGGCTGGGTCTGACCTGCATCCTGATCGACCGGCTGCCGGGCGCGTCCAAGACGCGCATGGTCAGCCGCCGCATCGCCGCCATGAAGGCGCGCGGCACCAAGGTCTGGTTCCGGACCGAGCGCGAGGCCGCCGCCGTCCTGAAGCAGCTGTTCGAGGCCAACCGCCAGATCCAGCAGTCGAGGGATGGCCTGATGGTCGCGGCCGAGGTCGAGGCCGTGGTGGAGCTGGTCCGGGGCACGGCGTTCTGCGCCGGCATCACCCCGATCGAGGACTGCGACGTCACCACGACGTTCGCCAGCGTCGCCCGGAGGGTGGAGGAGGCGCTCGCCCGCTGGCAGCGCGACGGCACCATGAAGCGGATCAACCGCGAGTACACCCAGCTCAAGGACCGGGTCCACCGCACCCATGAGAACCGCGAGGCCTATGACGCGCTGACCGAGCTCTACAACGCGCTCGACCGCGCAGATCGCGACCGCCTCAAGGCCGAGTACAAGTCGCGCAAGGAGGGCTCGCCCAAGCTGTCGTGGTCGGCCTTCCTCGGGGAGAAGTTCGCCAAGGCCACCATCAAGGAGCCCGGGCAGGGCGCCGGATCGCAGGGACATTCGCAGGGACATTCGGCGGGACAATCGGGGGACAATGGGACATCGTCGGATGTCCCCCTCGACGAATCAGCTGTCAGCTACACCGAGTGGCTGGTCAAACGCCTCGGTTCCGAGCTTTCATCGTGCACCAGCATGGTGCATTTCACGAAAACGTGATCATGGCCGATCCTGTCGATGCTTCAATCCGCTTAGCCGGTGCATCGACCCTCCGTTCCCAGTCGTAAACGCAAATTAATCTTGTTTTTGCTGTCAAAACCGTGGCCTACACACGCCCGGGCGCGGCCACCACTGCGTCATGAGGCACCCCGAGCATCAAGCGAGGGTGTGCCGTTCACTCAGGAACATCGTCAGATTGATTGTGGGGGAAGGTATCCATGAGGGTACTTCCTAACGGGAAGCTGCGCCCGGTCACCCAGACCGGAGACCGCGCGGTCCCGATGGTCCCGCGTCACCCGAGACGACGTCCCTCGTAGTCCCCAACCAGTTTCCCCCGATCCGGCCCTCCGATAGCCGGTCACGTGAGGTCAGCGCCAGCCCTCCTAGGCACGGCTGACGCTGGCCTCCGTCGCTTTCCGCCCCCGCTTCCGTCCCGACACCGCCCATCCTGGCCGGGTAGGGGGAGGCGGGGAAACACCATTGGACGTCCACGTCCAGTTCCGCCCAGCCCCCATCGTTGGACCCCGCCCGATGTCGAAAGACCTCACCGTCGGCTCGATCGTGTTCGAGCCGGCTCGCAACAACGCGCCTCGCACGGTCGAGGAGCTGTCGCGCGTCCTGTTCGGGGACACGCCGACCATCGAGGTCCCGTCCGGGGTCGTCTTTCACACTCCGCCCTTCGGCAACTTCAACCGTCCGCTGGATGGCATCGCTCCGCCCGACATCATCGCCGGCCGGCAGGCGCCCGACCCGCTCTCGCGGTACCGCTCCGAGGATGTGTTCAAGGTCCTCGACCCGGCGGTGCTCGGTCAGACCGTGGCCTCCGGGGTGGAGACGCTGGTCGGGACCGGCGCAGCTCAAGCGGAGCCGGGCCCCGGCACGGGCGCTGACCTCAGCGACCTTCTGGTCGCCCCTCCCGGGTCCACCACCAAAGCTCCCGAGCTGGACCCCGAAGCCGTCGCCTACATGCGCGACGTGTTCGCGGCTCATGCGATGTCCGGGCTGTTGGCCTCCTGCGTCGTCGACCATCGCGACCTGGCCTCGACCGCCTACGACGTCGCCGCGCTGATGCTGGCGGAACGTGCCCGACGTGGGTAACGGCGGCAGCGGCTACCTCACGCTCGACGAGATCAGGCTCAATCCGTTCATGGCGGTCGCCTACTGCGACGACAACCGGTCCTGCTGGTTCGTCGCGGCCTCCACCCGGGAGAAGGCGGTCGCCAAGGTGCACGAGCTGAAGCATCGTAAGCGCTCCTTTCTACGCACCTATGCAGTTGAGCGCGGGGATGGGATGAGGTGTCCACCATGAGCGAGGTGGACACGATCGATGATCACTCCAGAAGAACCTTTGAGACTTGAGACGGTCGGCGTGTTGCGCAATGGCCGGCGTCGCTATGATCCGGCCAGCAAACAGCGGCTGGTCGAGGCCTGTCTGCAGTCTGGCGTGTCGCTGGCGGGGCTTGCGCTGCAACACGGCGTGAACGCGAACCTGCTGCGCAAGTGGGTGGCCAAGCGACAACTTCAGAACGGGGATGGCCAGCCGGAGGCGCGGGCGCCGATTGCGCCAGCCTTTATTCCGGTTCGCGCGCCGTCGCCGTCGCCAACTCGATCTGCTGGCGCGATTGCGGTTTGCGCGACGGAGCGATCCTGTGCAGGGCGGCTGACGGCATCGATGCCCAACGGCGTGACGCTTTCGCTGGAAGGCGGCGACGCGCAGTTGCTGTCGGCGGTGATTGAAGCGCTGGGGCGTTGCGATGTTCCGACTGGCGTCTGATCTTCGGGTCTACCTTCACCGCGAACCGATTGACTTCCGGGCGGGCATCAACAGCCTGGCGATCGTGGTCGAGCAGTCGATGGGGCTGGATCCGTTCCAGCGCGCGGTGTTCGCGTTCTGCAATCGTCGCCGCGACCGGATCAAGCTGCTGATTTATGATCGGTCAGGATTTTGGATGCTGCTGAAGCGGCTGGAGGCCGACAGATTCCACTGGCCCCGAAGTCAGGAGGCGGTGCTGACGCTGACGACGGAGGAGCTGCACTGGCTGCTTGACGGCATCAACATCGCGGCGGTGCGTCGTCATCCGGTGCGGCAATATCAGAGCGTGGGCTGAGCGTGTTCGATGCGGGCGGCGTCATCGGGCTTCGGCATGGCCGTTCTCAGATGACGCGGCCGAAGACATGACGAAGACATGGGAGCCCGGTTGACGCGGCGGCATGACTTCGATTCAAGACTCCGATGAGTCGCAAGCCCACGACGCACGAACTGGAAGCCTTGATCGCGGCGCACGCGGCCGAGATCGCGGCGCTGAAGGCCGAAAACGAGAAACTCGCACAACGCGTGCTGCATCTAGAGGAGCAGTTGCGCCTGGAGCGCCTGCACCGGTATGCGCCGAAGAGCGAAAAGCTCAAGGAGCGCATCTTCAACGAAGCCGAGCAGGCCGCCGCTGAAAGCCGGGACGACGACGATGTCGAGGCGGTCGCCGTGCCGGACACGGGATTGCCGGAGGCTCCAAAGCCGGCGCCGAAGGCACGCGGCCGCAAGCCGCTGCCTGACGATCTGCCGCGCCAACGCGTCGAACACGATCTGGGTGAGGATCAAAAGGACTGTCCGTGCTGCCATAATCGGATGCATCGGATGGGCGAGACCGTCACCGAGCAGTTGCACGTCGAGGTCAAGGCGTCGGTGCTGCAACATGTGCGGTTCAAATATGCCTGCCGTCACTGCGAGCGCACCGCGCTGAACACCCCGATTGTGACCGCGCCGATGCCGGCGCAGCCGCTGCCGGGTAGCGTCGCCACGCCATCGACGCTGGCGCTGGTGCTCGCCAACAAATACGTCGACGGCACGCCGCTGTACCGTGTGGCGGACGCGCTGGGGCGCGCCGACGTCAGCATCAGCCGCGGGACGCTGGGCAACTGGGTGATCCGGGCGAGCGAGTTGCATCTGCATCGGGTCTATGACGCGCTACAGCAAAAGCTCATGTCGCAGCCCCTGGTCCACGGCGACGAAACCTGGGTCCAGGTTCTTAAAGAGGACGGCCGTGATGCGCAGGCCAAATCCTTCATGTGGGCCTATCGCAGCGGCCAGGACTGCGCGCAGCCGGTCGTGCTGTTCGATTACCAGCCCGGTCGCGGCCAGCAACATCCTCAGGCCTTCCTGGCCGGCTATCGCGGCTTGTTGATGAGCGACGGCTATGACGCCTGGCGCACGCTGACAGGCGCGACCCATCTCGGCTGTATGGCGCATGCGCGCAGGAAATTTACCGATGCGCTCAAGGCCAGGACAAAGCCTGGCGGTCCGCCATTGCAGGCGCTCAAGTTCTTCGAGGCGTTGTACGAGGTCGAGAGGGTGGCGCGCCAGACGCCGCCCGACGGCGAAACGCGCGCCGCATACACCTTGCGGCTGCGCCAGCAGCATAGCCTGCCGGTATTGGCCGCCTTCCGGACCTGGCTCGACGACCAGGCGCCGAAGGTGCTACCCGAAAGCTTGACCGGCAAGGCGATCGCCTATGCACGCAACCAATGGGATTATCTGACCCGTTACACCAGTGACGGTCTCGCCCCGATCGATAACAATGTTCTGGAGCGCGACATCAGGCCGTTTTGCACCGGACGAAAAAGTTGGCTGTTCAGCGACACCGTTGCCGGCGCCAAGGCAAGCGCCGTGATCTACAGTTTGGTGCTGACATGCCGGGCATGCGGCGTCGATCCCTATGCATGGCTACGTCACGCGCTCACCGAATTGCCCCAACGCGCGCCAGACGCCGATATCGAAGATCTGTTGCCGTTCAATTGCACCGCTCAAAAAAACCTGCCAGCTGACAACGACAGCGGCTGACCGTCAAACGCTCAGGATCAATCAAGCCGTTCCGATGATCCCGCTGGGCCCCGGCGCCACGCGACGCCGCGGCCAGCCGCGCGCGCAGCCTGTGCAGTAAAATGCGCGCTTACGAAGCATCAGCTGGGCGTGCCCGAGTATCTCGTCGTCGCGCACTTCAAGGTCGCCGACCTCGAGCTCTACTTCGCGCACCCGGCGAACTACAGGCCGATCTGATGAAGAGCTTCCCGCGGCACTGCTCCGAAAACTGTCTCACGCTCGCAGCCTGCATCAAGGATGGCTGCAAGGCGCCCGTGCAGCCGGACCTCCGGCTGGTGTGCGAGGAGTGCGAGTACTTCTTCGACGCGGCTGACCCGCGCGCGTCCATCCTCAACACCGACGAGTTCGGTCCGAAGTGCCCGGCCTGTGCCATCCAGTTGCACGGCGGCACCGAGGCGTGGGCCCTCGCCAACGGCTGCCAAGGCATCTGGGGCGACACCATCCGGTGGACCAAGGCCGAGGCGGTCGAACTGCTGAAGGACACTCACAAGGATACCGAGAGCCGGGTGATCCCGGTCCGGGTCTATGAGGAAGCCGACAGCTATCGCATCGAGCTGCGCGAGTATCGCGAGCGAGAGTGGGAAAAGTCGCGGTGAGCCTCTGTGATCGCTGCTACGCGCCCGGTCAGTGCTGCCGGGTGATGCATCTGTCGCAGAACGGCGAGCCGCTGACGGTCTGGACCGACGAGGACGTGAGCGCGCAGGCGCGCGCGCACGGTCTGCCGTTCGAGCCCATCGCGCCGCTGTCGAGCTACGTCGATCCGGAGAGCGGGCGGCCTTACGCCACCTTCGAGTGGACGTGCCCGAAGCTCGGCGCCGACGGCCGCTGCACGATTTACGAGGACCGTCCGGACGTGTGCCGATCCTTCGAGGCCGGCTCCGATCCGCTATGCGTGCATTTCAACGGCGCCGAAGCGGGGACGCATGACTGAGCTCGAAGCGCTGCGCGATCGCGTTGCCCAGCTGGAGGCGATCCTCGGCGTCGACGAGCCGTTCCTCGTGCAGCTGCGCCTGGCCTTCGGCCTCACCGGCGCCACGCAGCCGAAGATCCTCGGCATGCTGCTCAACCGCTCCTTCGTCACCCACGACGCGCTCTACGCGATGCTGTACGGCCACCGGCCGGACTGCGATCTGCCGTGCGACAAGACGGTGGACGTCCACCTCAGCAAGCTGCGCAAGACGCTGAAGGGTCACGGCATCACCTTCCGCACCGTGGTCGACGGCGGGTACGCGATGGACACCGCGAACAAGATCAAGGTTCGCGCCAAGCTCGGGCTTCCCACCCAGTCGCGTCCCCATCCGGGGCACCCCGACTTCCCGGCGATCCAGACGGGGCGCTGACGGTGTCCAACGTCGTTCCCTTCACCACGTTTCAGTATCTGCGGCTGCAGCACGAGATCGAGCGCTTCACGCGCTCTCTCCCGCCAGCCGCGCCGCTGATCGGCTCGCGCCAGCAGCGCGAGCGCGACGCGCTCATCGACCTGATCGGTTTCGCCAAAGAAGGCGCCCCACCGGAGATCGCCTGATGTTCGCTGAACTACTCGACCTCATCAACATCCACCGCGCCAAGCGCAATCAGCGCCGCGCATCTCGTCCTCCGCATCTCTCGATGGAGCAGCGGATGGCTCACCTTGAACTGGAGCTGCAGCATATGTCCGCTGAACAGGATCATCTCACCACCGCCGTCGCCGCATTGCTTGCCGCGATCCCCGCCGCCGTCTCGATCATGCAGACCGAGACCGCCAAGATCGTCGCCATCGCCAGCCAGGTGCCCGGTGTCGACCCGGCCGTGGTCGAGTCCTCGGCCAACGCCATCGACGGCGTGGTGAAGGCGCTCGGCGATGCGGTCAACGCCGCGCAGACCGCGCTGGCTGGTCAGCCGGCTCCCGCTGCTGCCGCCGCTGCGGCCCCGGCTGCTGCTCCGGCCGACGCCACTCAGGCGCCGGCGGCGGCTCCGGCTCCGACCGATCCGGCTGCGGCTCCCGCTGCTCCTGCTGCTGACCCTGCCGCCGCTGCTGCTCCTGCGGCTCCCGCCGCGCAGTAACCGACCACGACAACGGCCTCGCCTCTGGACCAACAGGGGCGGGGCCACCTCTAGGCCATGGGGAGAGCCGCGTGCCTAGCCGACGAGATTGGTCTCCCGTCGGGCCCTCGCTGTGATGTCCGTGGGGGCGCATCCGGCTTTGAGAACAGCGGCAACTATCCTGATGCCCGGGCCCAGCCCGGGCATTTCCATGTCAAGCACCCACGCAGGTCCCCCGCCATGTTCAAACGCGCTTTCGATCACGTCGCCGCTCAAGCGGCCGCTCTCGCCATGTCCGGCACCGGCTCGCGCCGCTACATCCGCTGGATCACGCGCGGTCAGCGCACCGCCGCCTACTACAAGAACGGTCTCAACGGTCCCCGCGCAGTGGCGCGGCGGCTCCGCCAGATCGAGGCGGGCTCGCTCACCGAGGCCAACGGTCTGGTGCGCGCGTGAGCAAGGTGGAGGTCGCCGTCCAGCCGCAGCCCTCTGACGAGCCGAAGCTCGTCGGCAGCGTCACGTTCCGCGGCCGCTTCCACTTCCACCGCGAGTTCGGCAGCGTCACTGAGCGCGCCTTCGATCGCGTGCGCGGTTACCGGCAGGGTATGACGGTCCGCACCAAGTGCTTCCCGAACACGCCGCGGGTGATCACCAAGGTGATCGTCCCCGAGCTGGGCGCCCGCGTCTACGTACTCGACGGCGGCAAGGCCTTCGTACCGCACGACCAGATCGTGGATGCTTGGTGGTGAACGACGTCAAGGTCGGCGACCGCGTGACGCTCAAGTTCCTGCGGCTTGGCGATCCGCGCCCAGACGCGCGGCGCGCCACCGTCCTGTCGATCCACAGCTCGCGCATCGGCGTCGACTATGCCAAGGTCCGCACCGACTGCGGCGTCGAATGCCTCGCCTTCCTGCACGAGCTCGATCGCTGAGGCTCCACGCCGGGCACTCACGAATTGCTGATCGCGAGACCAAGATTTTTCTTCCATCGTGCTGGCGGGGCGCGCTATACGCGCCCCCGATGCAACGAGGTGCTCGTACCGCTCCTTCGCGCATTGTTTGTCAGTTCGTCGTGACCGACTATCGAGGGGCCGTCTCTGTCGGAGGCGGTCCCTCAGTCAGTTTCATGCCCTGCGCGTCTCAGGACGCCTCCCGATCTTGTCGCCGCTGCGCACCATGGCAATACGCAGCGGCGGTTCGATTGAACCCGGTCGCGCCGGGGGCAGGGCTGCTCATTCGCCAAGGTAGCTCAGCCGGTAGAGCGCCGCGTTGAAGGCGCGGGCGTCGGTGGTTCAAACCCATCCCTTGGCACCAAAGATAGGCAGGCTTGGCGGTGTTCTGGGATGGTATCTGGAGCTTTCGCGACGTCAGGGGCTCGATCCGTCCCCAGCTCCTCGCCGAAAGGTCGAAGTCTCCGCGGTCATACCATCGCGCCTTCGGCTAACGGATCTCCAATTCCTCGGTGGGTTGTGGTTCGAGCCCACCCTTCCCAGCCAGTTCCGCCGGTGATAGTTCTCGGGCCATGACCGTGCCCAGGATCGCCATCACCGCCATCGCTTTCGCCGCCGCCCTTGTGCCGGCCGCGGCCGACGACATCCCCGAGGCCATGAAGCCGATCGCAGCCGCTGCGCGGATCTTCGCCCTCGAGAACAACCTGCAGGACCAGATCGGCGTCCACGACGAGGACGAGGGGCACATCGGCGAGAAGTTCGAGGTGAACCACGCTCCCGGCGAGAAGTGCACGTTCACGCTGCGGCACCGGGACGGGCCCATCGTCGAGACGATCTCGTTCGACAAGCTGTCCGACGAGTATCGCGCCTCGCGCGGCGCCAAGTACGCCGCTCTCACCGTCCCGGGTCGCGCCGGCGCCGTGTGCGAGATCAGGGGCTCGACCAAGCGCTGCTCCGACCAGCTCGCGATGACGCTGTTCGTCGACGCGCAGGCGCCGACCGAGCTCGACCTGGCTGTCCGGGCGCTGCGCTACTTGGCCGGCATCTGCCCGGCAGCCGCGCTCCCATTCTGAAGGTCCTCATGAAGCGCCGCCGCAACGAGCTGGTCGTGATCGAGTGCTTCAACGTCGACGAGGACGCGGAGTACGGTGACATCGTGGTCGACCAGACCACGCCGCATATCGCGCGCGGCGGCGAAGAGGCTGAGGCCAGCCGGCTCGCGCTGCTCGATGGCATCAAGCGCATTTACGGATACGGCAACTGGACGGCCAGGATCGTCTACCGCTTCCGCAGCCCGCAGCATCTGAGGCGATGGCTTCGCCGCGGCTCGACATGGCGCGGTCGCCACCCGGTGTTCTTCGGGCGCGAGTACTTCAAGGTCATCTAGTTCAAAGGGCCCCACGATGGGCCCTCTCGCGGTGCGCCGTTTGCGGGGCGCTTAATGGTAGGCAGAGGCTTCGGCCGAAAAACACCGCCGCATCAATTCGCCAGCAGCCCTGTTCGCGGACTGGCGCAGTTCAACGAGGGTGGGCGCTACGGGCCGCTGGTCAAGTCAGCGTTTCAGGTACCGCAAGCGGCCCTCGTTGGACACCTTTCCCCCACAGTAGAAAGAGACCCCACCAGTGACCCATCAGGCCACCGGCGACGATGTCGTCGAGACCATCATCGAGTCCGGCACCAACACCAGCAAGCGCGTCGAAGCCGATCCGCGGACGGTGCCCGAGCACGACTTCAACGTCGGCGACGTCGTCACGACCAAGGGCGACGACGTGCCGGTCACCATCGAGCACATCGAGGGTCACATCGCGGCGGTCGTTTGGTTCAACATGAACCAAGACATCTGCCGCTCGAACCTGCTGATCGCAACGATCGAGCACTTCAACTGCTAGAGTTTTCTGCGGGGTGGAGCAGCCCGGTAGCTCGTCAGGCTCATAACCTGAAGGCCGTCAGTTCGAATCTGACCTCCGCAACCAGATAGGGGCGCTTGTATCGCGTAGCCCCGACCTCACGAGAGAGCCGGGCGTCCCGGCCCGTTTCGCTTCGTTGACGCCAAGCGACACCGCCTGGCTCTCTCGCCCACATAGCTCGCCCGCCGCGCCCGTGCGCGGTCGGGACGCCGTATAGGGCGGGCTGTCGCGTTTCACTTCACACACCCAGGGGTATCCGCCCGAGACTGCCGTGGCAACGGCTCGGTCAACGGACCCCGCCATGCAAGCCGCGCTGACCGGGGAGCCACGTGCCCGGAGCGGGGGAGAGATGCCCTCCACAGCGGATGTCGGAGAAAGGCGCGTCCCGACTGAAGGCAAAGAAATCGGCGACCAAACCAGCCCGCTGTAAGGCGATGGGGCGAAACATCGTCGGGGGTCTGCAAGCCTCCACAACAATCCCCACGGTCCCCCATGCCTGCCTACATCCTGATCGCACTGATGTACGTCGGGTCGGCGCACAGCGCCGGCTCGATCACCACCGCCGAGTTCGCCGACGAGCGAAGGCGTCGCGCTGATGGCCGAGGTTCGCGTTGACATCGAGAGCGCGAGCGACGTCGCGATTGGCGACGTTGTCGCCATGAAGGGTCAGCCGTACACGCCGATGACAGTCATCGGCGCTGGCGACAACCACATCAAGGTGATGTGGCTCGACCTCAAGCGGCAAATCCAGCGCGCCGAGCTGCACTTCAAGACGCTGCACAAGGTGACCTCGTTAGCATGAGCGCCCCGGCAGTGCCCTCCAACCCGCACCAGATCTACCAGTCCGCCAAGCACGAGCGGATCTACATCGAGAAGGACGGCAAGCTGCTGCTCTCGATGTCGTTCACCGAATGGTCGTGGATGCTCTCGCGCCCCCAGCCGGTACGCGACGAGACCTTCGACTTCAGCCGCTAACGCGGCGCCTCATTGACCCGGCCCGCCTCTCACTGACGCGCATATGGCTGGGTGCTCCACGCAGTCCCCCACTGCATCACCCCAAGGACCAGACCAATGGCCTTTGAAGAGATCGAGACGGTCACCAAGACCAATCAGCCGCCGATGGCGAAGCTGACCTACATGCGTCCCAAGGTGCGCGGCACCGGGCAGTCCAAGCCGGGCACCGAGCCCCAGCTGATGGTCTCGATCCCGACCACGGTCTGCGGCGCCGCCAAGGCGGAGCGATACGTGCTCCAGCTCGGGACCGGCGACGACCTCGGCAAGATCCGCATCACCGGCTCCACGTCGGAGGCCGCGATCAAGCCGCGCGAGCTGATGCACGCCTTCGTGTTCTCGTTCGGCTACGTCCCCCGGCTGGGTGACGATATGTTCGACGACGAGCGCGGCGTGGTCCGCAAGATCGACGACAGCACCTTCGAGATCAAGGTGGCAGCGTCGCTGTTCCCGCCGGCGCCGGGCAAGAGCAAGTGAAAGAGCAACTGATCCGCCGGTTCGCGCCCGTCAACGTGCACTGGGTGTCGGTGGCGCTTGCCATCGCCGCAGGCGCCATCGGCTATTCCGGTCATGACGGCTGGGGCTGGTGTCTGTTCCTGATCTTCCTCATCGAGTGCTGATCCTGTGAAAGACACCCAGCCCGTAGCCGTCCGCTTCGCGACCGGCGCGTTCTGCCAGTCGCTGCTCGACAGCATGCTGCCGACGATCCGGACGGTGGCGCGCGACCGCGGTTACGCGGTCGCCGTGCACGGCAGCCTCGCCCGCGACATCGACCTGATCGCGGTGGCGTGGACCGAGGAGGCGTCCTCGCACGGCGATCTCGTCATGGCGATCTGCGAGGCGCTCTCGGCAGACGGCCTGCTCGGCCGCTGCCACATCCTCGGCAAGGCCAGCTCGGACGAGAACTTCGGCAGGAAGCCCCACGGCCGCGTCGCCTACACGCTGGTGCATGGCGGCTTCATCGGCGAGATCGACCTCTCGGTCATCCCGCCGCGATCCAAGCCCGCATTGCAGGAGCTGTGATGATCCCGACCCTGTTCCTGCTCGCATGGCGCAACGCCATGATCGCGACGATGGCGATGATGCTCGCGCCCCTCGAGGGCGCCTTCACCGCGGTCGAGGACGAGCTCGAACGGCGAGGCGTCGAGCTGTGAAGATCGACATCGGGCCGCTGCGCAATCCGGCCGACGAGGCCAAGCCGCTCACCGAGGAGAGCCTGCTGCAGCTCCTCAAGCAGATCAACCGGCCGATCACGGTCAAGCCGACGCACATCACGTTCCTGCCGGCGGTCGAATGCACGACCTGCGGCAAGCTCTGTCGCTTCGATGAGCCGTACTTCATGTGCGACGCATGCGAGCGCGTCGTCGGAGCCGTGACGCGCTGAGCTTCAGTTCGCCCGGCCCGAGACGGGCATGAGGTCGAACGCCCCGATCTCGCGGCCCTTGGCGTCCACGTGGGGAACGTCGATCCAGATCAGGCCCTTCGATCCGCGGAATTGGTATTGGAGGCGGCCCGACGTTCGCGTGATGTGTTTGAAGCGGACCATGCCGGTCGGTCGCGCGTCCTCGCCAGCCTTGGCGTGTATCGTTTTCAGGTGGTCCATCTTCACACTGCTAGTTCAGGGGGCGGTCGTGTCGCGTCGACCCACATGGCGACGGACGCGCGTTAACCACAGATCAGGATCGCGATGAAGCCCGTCGACCAAGACAAATTCCACGACAGGGAGACCGGCGCTCGCGGCAACTGCCAGCAGGCCGCCGTCGCCTCGATCTTGGAGCTGCCGCTCCATCAGGTACCAAACTTCCACGATTGCGAAGAGGGCTTCTGGGCCGGCTTCAACAACTTCGTGCGTTCGCGCGGCATGGCGATCCTGGCCCTGCGCAACGGCGACTTCGACTACTGGCTGCGCACCTCGGGCGTCCACTATCTCGCCTACGGCCCCGCCGAGCGGGGCGTGCTCCACGCAGTGGTCTATCGCGGCGGCAAGCTCGCCCATGACCCGCATCCATCACGCGCCGGTCTGTTGCAGGTCGACGAGGTGAACGTGCTGGTGCCGCTGCTCTGATCGCCTGACCTCCCGCACCGACTGACCATCGACGCGGGTCACACCCCGGAGACCATCCACCATGCCCCTCTTCGTGAAGTGCATCGACAACACGCTTGTGCGTGACGAACTCACCGTTGGTCGCCTCTACGAGGTCTGGATCGCCAACCACCGCGACGGCAACTATCACCTGACCGGTTTCGAGCGGCCCTTCAGCATCACGCGGTTCGTCGAGGCTGGCCCGGCCGACCTCAAGGCGGCCGGGCGCTGCTCGAACTGCAGTGCCCCGCTCGGGCGCCACGGCAAGTGCCCGGCACTCTGCGAGCCCGTCGAGAACCCGGAGCCCTACCGGGGCCCGACCAAGGTCGGTCGCACCCACATGGCTCGCCTCGCGGCGCCGGTGGCGTGATGATCAACGAGACCAACATCATCGTCGGCCTCCTGACGGTCGCCGAGATCCTGATCTGCATCTGCGTCGCGCTGGCGGAGCACGGCTACTACTACCTAGCCTGGATCACGGGCTACGTCGCCGTGCTCGTCGGCACCTTCGACGGCTGGTACATCGCCAAGGCGCGCGTGACCAAGTTCGGCGAGGCGCCGTGATGGAAGTCGTCGAGAAGGGCCACCTCTACGCCGTCGACGGCTACGACGGCGCGCCCCAGTCCCTGATCCAGTTCATGAAGCGGGTCGGCGAGGGCTATCCCGGCAACGAGGGCCGGCCTCACGGCGGTACCAACAGTCAGGAGGTGCTGCGCGTCCTGATCGACCGGGTGAAGTATCTCAACGGCCAGGTCCCGAGCCGCCACAACAGCCTGATCCTCTCCGCGTTGCGGGTCGCGCTCATCAAGTTCGAGCTGCGCGCCGCGGAGCTTCACGGCATCGAGTTTCCGGTGATCGACCAAGGTCAGCCGGAGCTGCGCTCGACGTGTCCCCGGTGTGGGCACATCGTCTGCCACGGCCACGCCGATGAGTGAGGCTCCCCGTCCGGAGCCCTCCGACGAGGTGAAGGCGATCCTCCGCGAGTTCGTCGCGATCCAGAAGGCCAAGTACGGCCCCGACTGGAAGAAGAAGCTCTCCGCCGAGATGGCGGCGAAGTCGAGACCATTCATCGACGCGCTACTCGCGGCGCACCGCAAGGACCCCCGATGACACGGACCTTCATGCTGCTCGGCGCGCTGCTGCTCGCCGGCTGCGGCATCGACCGCGGCCAGTGCCTCGCCGATCACGAGGAGACGTCCACGTGGATGATGCCGGTCCAGACCGGCAGCATCTCGTGCGGCAATGGCTGCACCATGCCGATCTACACGCACATCCCGATCGAGGACCATCACAGGACCTGCGATCGCTGGGAATTTCCGGAAGGCCGCCCCCAATGATCAAGATCATCGCGACCCTGTGCAGCCTCGCGGCCCCCGCGGACTGCCACGAGGTCACCGTGACCAACTCCGACTTCCAGCCGATGACCATGACCCAGTGCATGGTCGGTCTGCCGGCGATCGCCGAGTGGATGAAGCAGCATCCCGCCGAGCGCCTCGCCGGCTGGAAGTGCCAGCTCGGCACGCGCGAGCAGAAGGCCGCCTGACATGCTGGATGCTCTCGGCCCCCTGTTCTGGATGCTGATCGGCCACGCGGTAGCGGACTATCCGCTGCAGGGCGACTGGCTGTCGAAGGCCAAGAACCCGGGCTGGTCACCCGTCCTCGTTCCGGCCGAGACGATCTGGCCGGGCGCGCTGCTCGCGCACGCCGCGATCCACGCCGGAGCCGTCAAGCTCGCCACCGGTTCGTGGCTCCTCGCAGTCGCCGAGCTCGTCGCCCACGCGGTGATCGACTTCACCAAGTGCCGCAACCGCATCGGCTACAACACCGACCAGTCGCTCCACGTCGTATGCAAGCTGATCTGGTTCTGCGCGCTGCTGAGCGGGGTCGCCTGATGATCCCGGCGAACCTCACCGCCTTCTTGGTCGTCGGCTGCCCGGGCTCGGGCAAGTCGTGGGTCTGCGGCCAGCTCGCCGGCCTCTACCACTACGTGCCGCACGATCAGTTCAAGGCAGCGCCGGGCGCCTCCTACACCGCCGAGATTTGCCGGCAGTCGCACACCGCGAAACGGCCGCTGCTGATCGAGACGCCGTTCTCGATGTCGCAGATCGTCGCGCCGCTGGAGCATGTCGGCTTCCACGTCACGCCGGTGTTCATTCAGGAGCACCCCGAGGTGATCCGCCAGCGCTACTGGGCGCGCGAGGGGAGGGAGCTCCCTGCCGGGCACCTCACCCGGCAGCGCACCTATCAGGAGCGCGCCACCGCAATGGGCCACTTCCAAGGCACGTCGAGCCAGGTGCTCGAGTATCTGCGGGCGCTCGCCTCGTGAAGCAGCCCTACATCGTCAAGGTCAGCACGGGCTCCGCCCCGGACAACTCGTTCGTCAAGCTGCGCCGGCAGGTCCGCGCGCTGAAGGACGAGAACGATTTCCTCAAATCGGCGCTGGCGGACCTTCGCCGCTCCGCCACGCGCGAGCTCGAGTTGCGCGACGCGCACATCAAGAAGCTCGACATCGAGGTCAGGGACATCGCCTTCGCCTATCGTGAACTGAGGGGGTCGCAAGAAGTGACAGCGCAGCTTCCGAAGCTCGACCTCGTCGGCGAGATCATCCACGCCGAGATCATGGAACGGGCAGGGGACGGCGTCCTCACCCGCGCCCAGCTCTCCGAGGTCATTCGGCCGTTCATGGACATCCTGATGCCCAAGCCGGAGATCGAGTGCTGGCGCGACCCCGATGATCCGAACCGGATGCACGCCAAGCTGACACTTCGGAGGCCCCGGCAGTGAGCGGCCTCGACAAGATCCCTCACTCCCGCGGTGACGCGCTGATCGCCGAATACAAGGAGCGATACGGCGACAAGACCTTGATCGCTTTCTCGCGTGGCAAGGACTCGATCGCGGTGGCCTTGGGCCTGCGCGACAAGATCGAGATGATCCCGTTCTACTACGACGACATCCCCGGGCTCGAGTTTATCGACGAGAGCCTCGACTACTACGAGCGCAAGCTGTTCGGCCGCAAAATCCTGCGCCTGCCGCACCCGGTGTTCTACAAGCACTTCTCCAACGGCCTGTTCCAGCCGATGCGCCGCGCGCAGATCCTGGCCGCGGCCTCCATCCCGCGCCTCGACCACAAGGACGTGGTCGAGATGGTCAAGCAGCAGGAGGGCATCGAGGGCACGATCCTCTCGGCCACCGGCATCCGCGCGCTCGACAACGCGATCCGCTTCATGTCGATCCGAAAGCATGGCGCGATCCGCCCGACCGTCGGCAACTGGGCGCCCATATGGGACTGGACCAAGGGCCGCCTGATGGACGAGATCGAGAAGAGCGGCGTCTCGCTGCCTCCCGATTACACCTTCCTGCCGCGCTCGCTGGACGGCTTCTCCTACCTCTACCTGATCCCGCTCAAGGAGCGTTTCCCGCGCGACTTCGAGCGCATCTGCGACTGGCTCCCGCTCGCTCGCGCGGAGCTGCTCCGTTGCGAGATCAACCAGCGGCTCACCAGCCCGGACGCTCCGGCATGAGCCGCCCCATCCCCCGCGACCTTGAACCGAAGGTGTCCATGCAGACTGTCAGCCACGCCGTCCAAGATGCACTCATCAAGAAGGCGCTGCAGCTGCGCGCCCGTGGCAAGACAATGCAGGAAGTCGCCGACGAGATCGGCGTGACCCGGCTCGATGTATTCCGGATGTTCCAGAGGCAGTGATGATCTTCGTCGGCGTTGTAGCGACCCTTGCTTCGGGCTGCCTGCTGGTGTGCCTGATCTCGGCATGGTGGCATGACAAGGCTTTCTCGAAGGACCCCATCATGGAGACCTCGCTGCTCGTCGGCCTGGTCGCGATGCTGATCTCCTCGGTCCACACGCTGGTGACCGCAGTGCAGGCGATGCTCTGATGCGGCGCCGCTCCATCTTCTGGCTTCTCGCGCTCGACCACGCGGTGAACGCCGTCCTGATCCTGCTGCTGGTGCTGCTGCTCGCATCGCGGCTCTGACCAACCACCTCCGTCCCCCAACCATAGGCTCCCCACGCCATGCACCACCTGCACATCTCCGGCTTTGCCGTGCTCCTGATCGTTTTCGCCATCATGGCGCTGCTGTTCGGCCTCGGCTGGTTCATCCTGGCCCTGCGCGAGCAGAACAGCGAGCGCCGTCGCTGGAGCGAGGCGCGTCCGACGGCCCAGCGCGGCCCGTGGGGCGACCCGTGGAGCGGCGCGGCCTACGCGCCGCGCCCGACGCCGCCGTCACCCGGCCCGGCTCCTGCCGCAGCTCCGCAGCCCGTCTACGCAGCCGCTCCTACCCAGACCGTTGTGCATCACGTCGACCACGGCGCCTCCGCCGGCGACGTGCTGGTCGCCGGCATGGCCGGTGCGATGATCGGCAGCGCACTGGCAGGTCCTCACGTCTACGCCGCGCCGATGATCGTGGACCCGCTCTACGTCGACCCGGTCATCGTGGGTAGCGGTATCGACATCGTCGACGACGGCGGCTTCTTCGGCGGTGACGGCATCGACATCGACTTCGGCGGCGACGACTAAGGAGCACTCATGTCGAGCGATCACGCATGTCCGTACTGCCCCGCGGTGTTCAAGTGGGGCGAGGACGCTGACAGTCCCCTCGGCGTCCGTGCAGGGAACGAGAAGTGCGGCTCGAACGCCTACTGGAAACTGCGTGGGCACGTCGACGAGAAGCACCCCACGGAGGGGCACCGCTGTCCGCGGCGCCTCGAAGTGCCGTTCCTCCCGCAGGACAAGTCCAATGACTGGTGGATGACCCCGGATGGGCACCGCGCCTGCTCGCATTGCGGCTCGATGCACCCCGACGACCTGTTCGCCCAGATCGAGGCCGGCGCGCTCGTGATCGGCACCGACAAGAACTACAAGATCTACTGCGACGTGCCGTCGCCGGTCGCCGGCCAGGTGCACGTCACGTCGATCTCCTCGCACCCGTATGACGGCGGCGAGGAGCTCACCGAGGCGCTGTGCGATCAACACGGCCTGTCGTCGTACGAGCGCACCGAGTACATCGGCAAATACGTCAAATTCCAGCCGCGCTCGGGCATCGCGCACCTGAAGTTCTACTTCCAGCACCTCGATGCTGCCGGCCAGGATCGCTTCATCGCGCTCTACAACGACAAGAAGATCAAGCTCGATCGCTTCGGGCTGTACCGGACGCCGTATTTCGCGACGCCCGCGGGACAGCCGGTCGAGAGGTGACGCGCCATGGCGCTGAAGAAGCTCAACCTCAGCATCAAGAAGAAAGAGGGCGGCGGCGGTCTGCGCAAGCTCGACCCCGACGCGATGAAGAAGCGTCGCGAGGCCGCCAAGGCACTCGATTTCGTGCCGAACGAGGCCGACGTGCTCGCCGACATGCCCGAGGGGCTCTCCCCGGAGGACGAGCACCTCGAGCGCATGCGCAGGCTCGGCGATGCCTTCGGCGACATCCCCGCAGGGGACGCTTCGCCCGCTGACGAAGAGTCCAAGGAGCTCGACGCCAAGGGCAAGGGCATGAAGGCCGACCTCGCGCGTCAGCAGAACGCCAACGCCCAGCAGGACACCGCCGACTATTACATCTGCGTGGTGTTCGCGGACGGCGCGAGCGCCACAGAGTTCATCAAGCGCACCAACTATCCCGTTCCAGACTCGTCCTTCATCGACGGGCACCTGCTCGCATCGGCGCTCGGCTTCGAGTTGCCAAAGCCGAAAATTCGGCTACAGAAGATTCGTCCACCGCAGCGAACACTCGCTCGGCTGGTGACGGCGTTTCCCGACAAGGGAGACAAGGCGTAGTGTCAGCGCCTACCTCTGACGCACATCACGGAGAGTAGCCGATCATGGCGAAGAAGGCGAAGAAGGCGGTCAAGCGCGCCAACAAGGCCGCGAAGTCCCGCACGAAGAAGAAGAGCGCGAAGAAGTCGAGCCGCAAGAGCAAGACGTCGGGCGGTAAGTCGCCGAAGAGCAAGTAAGCCTGCCAAGCTCGTCACCGAGCTTAGGGAAAGGGGTCGCCTTCGCAGGGCGGCCCCTTTCTCTTTGTGGCGCCCGCCACCCGACCATCGAGACCCACGAGACCAACGAAATTCAGTGTCCCCATGCCCAACAAAGCAGTCGCAGCCCAGTCGGACGGCAAGGACCGTCGGAGGAAGAAGGGCAAGAAAACCGTCAAGAACTCATCGACCTCGCCCCGCGAGATCGCTGTCACCGCGGCGTTCAAGCGCAAGGCCGAGGAGGCCGTTCAGTATCGCCTGCAGGGCTACACGTTCCAGCAGATCGGCGAGGAGCTGAAGGTCAATCGCACCTACGCCTACAAGCTCGTCCGCTATGCGATGGAGAGCCAGCCGATCGAGGGCGTCGAAGAGCTGCGCAGCCTTATGGCCGCGCGCCTCGAGATGATGCTCACCGCAACCCTGGCCGACGCCTTCGAGGGGGTCGGCGAGAGCATGGATCAGGCACGTCGCACCATGGAGTTTCAGGCCAAGCTGCTCGGGCTCTATGCGCCGCAGAAGGTCGAGCACTCCGGCGAGGTCGCGGGCGGGGCCCAGCCCGTGTTCGTGATCTCGGCGGCTGATGCCAAGCTCTAAGGCCGCGCGGCAGAAAAAAGCCCCCAGCAGGGGCCCTCAGTTCGTCATCGTCGGCGCCGAGGGCCCGACCAAGGTCGGGCACAATGGCGGCCCCGCGCTCTCGTCATGGGGCGAGAAGGGCGCAACGCCGGCGCAGGAGAAGGCCACCATCCTGCTCGGTGGCGATCAGCGCCACACCTGTCTGGTCGGCGGCGCCCGCTCCGGCAAGACCACGACGCTCGTCCGCACCATCGTGCTGCGCGCGTTGCGCTTCCCGGGCTCCCGCCATGTGATCCTGCGCAACCGCGCGGTCCATGCCGACGCCTCGGTGGGTCTCGACACCCTGCCGAAGGTGATGAAGCTCTTCTTCCCGGGGACGACATACAGGCATTCGCGCCACCCCCACAACGTGGTGCGGTTTCCGAACGGATCGGAAATCTGGATCGGCGGTCTCGACGACGCCTCGCGCGCCGACAAGATCCTCGGCGCCGAATACGCCACGATCTTCCTCAACGAGTGCTCGCAGATCAGCTGGTACACCGCCAAGCTGGTCCGCTCGCGTCTCGCCCAGGTCGTCGCCGGCTGCCGGCAGCGGATGTTCTACGACATCAACCCGGTCGGCAAGTCGCACTGGACCAACGTCCTGTTCGGCGAGCTCAAGGACCCAGAGACCAAGGTCGCGATCAACGACCCCGAGAACTACCAGCGGATGTTCATCAATCCCGCTGACAACATCGCGAACCTTGACGCGGGCTACATCAAGGAACTCGAAAACTCGACCGGCAACTATCGCAAGCGGTTCTGGGAAGGCGCCTACATCGACGAGAACGTCGGCGCGCTCTGGACCACCGAGATGATCGAGAGCTGCCGCGTCGTCGTCGGCGACGAGCCGGAATATGTGCAGACCGTGGTCTCGATCGACCCGTCCGGCGCATCCGAGCCCGGCGACAAGACCGACGTCGAGCAGAAGCCGCTCAACGACGAGATCGGCATCATTGTCGCCTCGCTCGGCAAGGACAACCGTGTCTATCTGCGCGCCGACCTGTCGATCGTCGGCGGTCCGGAGAACTGGGGCAAGGCGGCAATCGCCGCCTACCACGCCTACGGCGCCGACCACATCATCGCCGAGACCAACTACGGCGGCGACATGGTCGCCTACGTCATCCGCTCGCTGGACGGTAACGTCCCGGTGCGCGTGGTGCATGCAAGCAAGGGCAAGCACGTCCGCGCCGAGCCGATCTCCACGCTGTATACCCGCAACGGCGTGCGCCACGTCGGACGCTTCAACGAGCTGGAGGACCAGCTCACCGCCTTCACCACGCTCGGTTACGGCGGACCGAAGTCGCCTGACCGTGCCGACGCATGGATCTGGGCGGTGAACGACCTGGCTCTCGCTTCCGGCGCCAACAGCTGGATCGAGTATTACAAGCGGCTCGCCGAGGGCGCGCAGCAGCAGGGCGGGGCCGCAAGCGCCCCGCCTCCGGAAGGTCCCCAGTTCGGCTTCGAGATCACACCGGCCACGCCTCCGCGCGACAAGGTGCTGATCCGCGTGCCGGACGACGTATCGACCGTCTACCTGATGGACGGCACGGCAGCATACCCGCCGGCCAACCGCATCATCGCCGTCAGCAAGGACGACGCCTCAGCCTTCATGCAACGGGGCTGGGAGCGCGTCCCGCTGCCCGCGCCAACGCCTCAAGCGGGGCCCACAACGTAAAAACGGAAGCTGCAGGATGGTGTCCACCCCTCGCGGAGAAGGCCGCTCGATGCGGTCGCTCTCTCCCTACGACGTCAACGTGTCGTCGCAAGGGCGCCCGGTCACGCCGGGCGCGGGCTACGGCACCGCGCAGGGCGCCGACTGGTTCGGACCTCTCAACCCGATCCAGCCGATTGCCCCGCCCGAGGTCGCAGGCCGCGTCTGGGATTTCATCCCGGGCTACAACCTCGCCACCACGCCGCGCACCTACGAGGAAATCTCGTTCCCGGCGCTGCGCAACCTCGCCGACAGCTACGACCCGATGCGGCTCGTCATCGAGCGGCGCAAGGATCAGATGTGCCGCCTGCCGTGGACCATCCGCGTCAAGCACGAGGACAGCAGCAAGAAGAAGCGGCCGCCGATCTCCGAGCTGCCTGCGGCTCAGCAGAACCGCATCAAGGAGATCACGCGCTTCTTCAAGCGGCCCGACCGGGAGATGACCTTCCGATCCTGGCTGCGCGCGATCCTCGAGGATCTGCTCGTGATCGACGCCCCGTCGATCTTCTGCGAGCGCAACCGTGGCGGCGGGCTGATCGGCCTGCGCTACGTCGACGGCGGCACCATCAAGCGGGTGATCGACGATTGGGGCCGCACCCCGGAGCCCATCCCGTTCACCGGGCAGGACTTCACGTGGAACGGCGACACCATCACGCTGGAGAACCACCGGACCTTCGGCTTCCGGCTGGTGCCCGGCTCCATGATCGCGCATCAGACGCCGATCGGCATGAAGCCGCCGAAGTTCGCGATGCTGCCTCCGGCCTATCAGCAGGTGCTGAAAGGTCTCCCGGCAGTGAACTACACCACGGCGGACCTGATCTATCGGCCGCTCAATCTGCGTCCTAACCGGGTCTATGGCTATTCGCCGGTCGAGCAGGTCGTGATGACCGTCTCGATCGCGCTGCGCCGCTCGCTGGCGCAGCTCGAATACTTCCGCGAAGGCAACCAGCCGGACGCGGTGTATTCGCTGCCGGCCGAGTGGACGCCGGACCAGACTGCACGCTTCCAGCAGTATTGGGACGATCTGTTCTCGGGCAACCTCGCCAACCGTCGCCGGATGAAGTTCATCCCGACCGGCTCCGGCAACGCCTACACGCCGCTCAAGGAGCCGCCGCTCAAGAACGAGTTCGACGAGTGGCTGGTCCGCATCGTCTGCTTCGCGTTCTCCTATCCGCCGGCCGCCTTCGTCTCGCTCTCGAACCGCTCGATCGCCGAGCAGCACGAGAAGCAGGCCGAGGAGGAGGGCATCGAGCCCATGAAGCAGTGGGTCACCGAGACCCTCAACGACGTGCTGATGCGCGAGTTCTCCGACGACGACCTCGAGTTCGCGTGGGCGGAAGAGCAGGAGATCGACCCGGAGAAGCAGTCGACCATCCTGCGCGGCTACGCCGAGGACGGCATCCTGACCATCAATCAGGTCCGGGAGAAGATCGGCGAGGAGCCTGATCCGAACCCTGCGGCAAGCCAGCTGATGGTCAAGACCGCAACCGGCTACGTCAACATCGACAACGGTCAGCTCGACCAGAAGGTCACCGAGGCGAAGGCGATGGCGCAAGCCGTCCCGCAGCCCACGGCGCCCGAGCCGGGCTCCACCAAGACCCCCTCCACATCGCCCCCCTCAACCAAGGTCGGCGCCAAGGCGCCGCCCAAGAAGGACAAGTGATGGCCCGACCAGCCGGATCATACCGCGGCGCTCGCCGGAACGAGGCGAAGGAGAGCGGCCAGCAGATGCTGACGCTCGCCGAGCTTCGCCGGATCAACGAGATGGCTCACCGCAACGCGGCGGCCGCTCAGCTCGCGCGACCGGACAAGTATGTCTCGGTCGGCGAGCTCGAACCCTTGGGGGACAAGTTCAATGGGTAACGCCGTGACCATCAACTCCACCATCACCACCCACCGTCTGATCCCGCCCGCGAACGGCCGCAAGGTCACCGTCAACGGTCGCACCTTCGATCCGGCGGGCGGAGTGCAGGACGTGCCCGAGTTCGACTCGGCGGGACTGCAGGCCAACGGCTGGATGCTGCTGGCGCCGTCCGGTCCGACCACTGCGCGGCCGACCTCGGCGCTCGGCACTCATCCGCTGCTCATCGGCTTCCGCTTCTACGACACCACGATCAACCACCTGGTGATCTGGGACGGCAAGAACTGGAAGAACGAGACGGGCGCCACCGCCTGATCTCACGCCCTCAACCGCGCTCAACCGGTAGGACACCTCCATGGCTCTGTCTGGCGTTCACATCACTTTCGGATACTGCAACGTCGGCTTTGCCGGTGGCGTGCCCCATGTCGCGCTGCCTTACGGCGCGACCGGGGCGCAGCTGATGGCGAACCCCGGGCAGTCCTCCATCGCGGCGCAGGCCGGCAGCGTTCTGCCGAACGCGGAGCTGCTGCTGCCGATGCTGACGATCAACGCCTCGGCCGCGATCTTCTACACCGTCGGCCCGAACGCGGACACCAACGTGGGTCCGCTGCGCTACTTCGATCCGAGCTTCGGCGCCGTCGATATTCTGGTCGACGCCGGCGACAAGATTGCGTGGATCGCGGCGTGAGCCGGCTGCAGCTGGCTCGCCGCGCGTCGATCGCGCGCCGGGCGACACTCGACCGCACCGCCTCGTCGGCGCCGGTCGCCGCCTCCTACGCCGGTGGCGTGGCCGCACCGGCCGGCACTCGCTGGGATTTCGTCACCTTCAACGGGCAGCGCGTGACCGCTGCGACCTCGCGCTCCGCAGCCGAGCCCGTCGTCACGCTCGTAAGGATGTGAACCGATGACCGACTTCCAACGCATCTCCCCGCGCAAGCTGCAGGTCGTCGCCACGCGCGGCCGCGTCATGGGCGACTACACGCAGGGCGGCGGCACCGCGACCCGGTTCGAGAGCCGCATCAAGATGCGCTCGGCGCCGGTCTATGTGCGCGACATCCGCCTCCTGTACGGCAACTTCCTCGCCAACGCGACCAGCTCGGACGCCGACGCGCCGAACGACATCACGGTGGAGGCGGCGCTCGAGTCGCTGACCGGCGTGTTCACCCGCCGGGCGTTCTTCGGCGCGCAGGTCAACCGGCTGCTCGCCGCCGGCGCCCACTACTTCATCTCCGACAAGATCGGCGCCGATCTGGCGCCGAGCACCGATTTTGCCATCCGTACCGGCGTCACGGTCGCCTCCGCCGGTCAGTTCGTGCAGTACGGCGTGCTGACGCTGACCACCGCCGACACCTTCGTCGAGAACACCTCCGGCAGCAGCCAGGTTCTCGGCTTCACCGGCGCTATGGTGGCGAACGGCGGCGTGCTGGTCTCAAAGGGCTATGGTCCGCTCGCAGTGCTCGGCTATCCGCTGACCCCGACGCCCGCCGTCGTGATCCGCGGTGACAGCATCGCGGTCGGCGTGGCTGACGTGAACAACAACGTCGGCGCAAACGGCTTCCTCGAGCGCGGGTTGGTCGGCGCCTCGGGCGGCGCCATCCCGTATATGAACTTGGCGCGCGCGGGCGACAGCCTGCAGGGCGAGGGTGCAATCGGGCACGGCTGGCGGCGCGACAGCCTGATGGAGTACGCCACCCACTACGTCACCGACATGGGCAACAACGATCCTGCCGGCGGCGTCTCGCTCGCCAGCATGCAGACGTTGGCCCTCGCGAACTGGAAGTCGGCGAAGGCGCGGGGCCTCAAGGTCTACCAGTGCACGCTGCTGCCGCGCTGCACCTCGTCGGACGGCTTCACCACGACGGGCGGCCAGACCGTCGTTGCCAACTACGAAAGCACCGGCATCCGCGGCCTGTTCAACGCATGGCTGCTGACGCAGGTCGGCGTGACCATCGACGGCGTCATCGACGTCGCCGCGGTGGTCGAAGATCCGGCCAACCCCGGCAAGTGGAAGGTCTCGGGCGGCGTTCTCACCGCCGACGGCATCCACCCGAACGCGCTTGGCAACGCAAACATCGCGCCGACCATCACGGCGTGGGCCAACACGCTCACCTGATCCCCCAGCTCCCGGAGACGCCATGACCGCGGCGGAGAAATCGACCTTCGCCGCGCCGGCGTCGGCAACGTCCGGCCTTCAGGGCTACGACCTCGAGGGCCAGAAGAAGAAAAAGAAGAAGGACGCCACCAAGGCGGCCGTCGATCCGGACGCGGGCCGCCATCAGGCGGCCGGCATCGCCATCGTGACCCCGGATGGACGCGCGCTGTTCATGAAGCGGGCCCCGGGTGGGGACCACGGCGGCGAGTGGAATTTCCCGGGCGGGGGCATCGACGCGGGCGAGACGGCCGAAGAGGCAGCAATCCGCGAGACGCTCGAAGAGGCCGGCATCACGCTCGACCCTGCAGGCATCCGCGGCCAGGTCTGCCAGATCGCAACCGGCCGGGTCGACTTCACCACCTTCGTTCAGCGCGTCGAGGAGAAGCTCGCCGTCAAGCTGAACGACGAGCACACCGAGGCGCGCTGGGAATATCTGCGCGCGCCGCCCGAGCCGCTGCATCCCGGCGTCCGCGCTTCGCTGCCGCTCGTCATTTCCGTCGTCGAGGGCGGCCCGATGCGCTTCGCCAAGGGCGACAAGCGCACGCTCTACATCAAGCGCAGCCTTCGCAACGGCGAGGCACTCAAGAGCTGGGCCGCAGCCAACGGCTTCCCGGTCACGCTGCCCATCGACGATTTCCACGTCACCATCGCCTACTCGAAAGAGCCGGTCGAATGGTCCGGCGTGCCGCGCTCCACCGTGCCGATCTTCCGGGTCGAAGGCGGTGAGCGTCACCTCGAGCGCCTCGGCAAGGAAGGTGAAGCCCTCGTGCTTCGCTTCCACTCCGACGAGCTCGCCTCGCGTCATCGCGAGATCCACGACGCAGGCGCCGTCTGGCGGTGGCCTGACTTCAAATCGCACGTCACGCTCACCTATCAGGGAGCGGACATCGTCATCGACGAGATGGCGCCGTTCGACGGCGTGCTTGAGTTCGGACCCGAGCAGTGGGCCGAGATCAAAGAAAACTGGATGTCAACCGTCGTCGAAAAACGCGACGCAGGAGAACTGGACATGGATAATCTTTCGCTCTTCGTGCAAATCGCGAAGGTCGATGCCGCCAAGCGCATCGTTTACGGCACCGCAGTGGTCGAGGAAGTCGATCGCGCCAACGAGATCTTCGACTACGCGACCTCGAAGCCGCACTTCGAGAAGTGGTCGGGCGACATCGCGAAGGTGACCGACGGCAAGAGCCTCGGCAACGTGCGTTCGATGCACTCGGCGATCGCGGCCGGCAAGCTGACCGACATCGGCTTCGACGATGCGCGCAAGGCGATCGACATCGCCGCCAAGGTCGTCGACGACAACGAGTGGAAGAAGGTCGAGGAGGGCGTCTACACCGGCTTCTCCATCGGCGGCCGCTACCTCAAGCGCTGGCAGGATGGCGACGCAAAGCGCTATACCGCCGCGCCCTCCGAGATTTCGCTGGTCGACCTGCCGTGCGGGCCCTCCGCCACGTTCTCCATGATCAAGGCGGACGGCACCGAGGAGATGCGCAAGTTCGCTGGCGGCGAGGCCTCCAAGCCGGAGACCACCGAGGAGATCGTCATCACCAACGACATGGTCGCCAAGCGCGCCACCGAGATCGCGACCGAGAAGGGTGGTGACTGGCTGGTGCACATCGCCGACGCCCGCAAGGCGCTCGAGGACGAGGCCGCCGCCAAGAAGGCCGCTCCCGTCGAGCAGGCCGCTGCTGAGCCGGTCGCCGCTGAGGCGGCCGCTGCCGAGGTCGCCAAGGGCGCCACCGCCACCGTCGAAGCCGGTGGCACGATCGAAAACACCGCAACCGAGGGCGTCGATTTGACCAAGACCACTCCCGACGACGTCGCCCAGGTCTGGGCGTCGCCGCGCCTGCCGAACCAGACCTTCGCCAAGAAGGGCGACCTGCTGAAGGCGCTCGCCGAGCTCGAAGCCAAGGACGCGGTCGCCAAGGCGGCAGCTCCGGTGCTCGATGCGCTCAAGACCGGCGAGAAGCCCGCCGAGGTCGCCAAGGGCGCTGATGGCGATGCGAAGCCCGAAGGCGAGACCGCAACCGTCGAGAAGGCTGACCTCACCACCGCCGAGGGCGTCGAGAAGGCGATCACGCTGTTCGACGCATTGAACGCCTCCCACGTGGAGACCCGCGAGCTGGTCAAGGCCGCCCGCGCGCTGTCGCTCGTCGACAAGCTGCCCGAGGGCCTCGTGTTCAAGGGCGAGGCGATCGAGGGCGACGAGCTCGCCAAGGGCGCCGGCCTCTACATGATGGGCGACCTCACCAACATGCTCGCGTGCGTTCAGGCGTGCGAGAACATGACCGAGGGCGAGTGGGGCATCGAGGTGCCGAAGGAGCTGCGCGACCGCTTCGGCGCCGCGCTGGTCGACCTCGGCGACATCGTCGCGGCCGTGCTCGACACCGTGCTGACCCACATCAAGGCCGAAGAGCAGAGCGAGGCGCTGACGCGCGCAGCTCCGCTGGCCGATCTCCTCAAGCGCGGCGCGCGGCACAGCGCCAAGGATCGCGCCGCGATCAAGGAAATCCACGACACCATGGTCAAGCTCGACAAGGGCTGCTGCGGTGCTGCGGAGAAGGCCGCCGGCGACGATCTCGGCAAGGCGATCGAGGCGAACGATCTGCTCAAGGCGCAGGTCGCTGCCGCTTCGGCCGCGCAGGCCCAGCTGTTCAAGGACATCGAGGCCGGCATCGCGCTGAAGATCAGCGACGAGGTCGCCAAGGCTACGGGTCCGCTCCGCGAGGAGATCGCGACCCTGACCACCCAGAACGGCGACCTCACCAAGCGTGTCGCCGAGGTCTCGCTCTATCCGGCCGCCGTGCCGAACGGTCCCTACCGCGTCGCGGAGAAGGCCATCGACATGGTGACCAGTGATCTGGCGAAGATCACGTCCGAGGAGCTCAACACCCGAGCCACCGAGGCGTCCATGCGTCGGCAGATGCCGACGCGCGGCCAGGTCTGATCACTTCCTGAAATTCGGCTAGGCGCCCACCCGGGGACGGGTAGGGCGCCGCAGCCTTCATCGCGACGAGAACCCGGGCCGGGGACGGTCACTGCGGGAACGACGTCGCGCGTCTGCTCGCGCCTGCCGGGGACGGCACCACGGCGCACCCACCACACCCCGCAATCACCAGTTTTGGAGTCTTGAGCGATGAACGCTCTCGTCAAGTATACCGACTTCCTGCCGCACGAGCTGCAGAAGTCGTGGGCGCCGATCTACACCGTCAACGGCAACCTCGATCGCGCTGCGATCGCCGCCGAAGTGCAGTCCTTCCTCGCGTCGATGTCGAAGTCGCACGAGGCGCGCAACTTCGTCCCGGAGATGTTCGCCAAGTCGGCGACGTTCCAGCAGGCCGGCTCGCCCACCACGGGCCTGACCTACTACGATCTCGAGCTGGGCGCGAAGTTCGTGTACCCGGTTCTCACTCCGCTGCGGAACGAAATTCCGCGCGTGACCGGCAAGGGCGGCATTCAGGCCGCTTGGCGCGCCGTGACCAGCGTGAACACCGCCAACATGCGGATCGGCGTCTCGGCCGGTAACCGCGGCGGCGTGCAGGCGGTCTCCACGCAGGACTACGCGGCGGCTTACCGCGGCATCGGTCTGGAAACCAACGTCGACTTCGAGGCCGAGTACGCTGGCCGCGGCTTCGACGACATCCGGGCGATCGCGGCCAAGGTCGGCCTCGAGGCCACCATGATCGGCGAAGAGGCGCTGCTGCTCGGCGGCAACACCTCGCTGCAGCTCGGCATCACCCCGACCCCGACGGTCGCGGCCTCGATCACCGGCGGCGTTCTGGCTGCCGCGACCTACTCGGTGATCTGCGTCGCGCTCGCGTTCGACGCCATGGTCAACGGCTCGATCGCCGGCGGTATCCAGGCCTCGATCACCCGCGCCAACGCTGACGGCTCGTCCGACACGTTCGGCGGCGGCTCCGCGCAGAAGTCGGTGGCTGCCACCGGCACCGTCGCGAGCGGCACCACCGGCTCGCTGACGGCGACCGTTGCGGCGGTCAACGGCGCCTGCGGCTACGCTTGGTTCTGGGGCGCGGCTGGCTCCGAGGTGCTCGGTGCGATCACCTCGATCAACTCGGTTGCCATCGTGGCGGCCGCGACCGGCACGCAGACCGCAGCCTCGCTGCCGTCGAGCGACCAGTCGACCAACAGCCTCGTGTTCGACGGCATCATGACCCAGCTGCTCAAGGCCGGGTCGAATGCCTATGTCGGCCGTCTCGCCACCGGCGCTGCCGGCGTCGGTACGCCGCTGACCTCGGACGGCTCCGGCGGCATCGTCGAGATCGACGCCGCGCTGAAGGATCGCTGGGACAACTTCCGCCTGTCGCCCGACACCATCTGGGTGAACTCGCAGGAGGCGTTGAACATCTCCAAGAAGATCCTGCAGGGCTCGTCCAACGCGGCCCAGCGGTTCGTGTTCAACTCCGAGCGCGACAGCCTCGGCGGCGGCATCATGGTCCGCACCTATCTGAACCGTTTCAGCATGGGCGGCGCCAAGACCCTCGACATCCGCATCCATCCGAACATGCCCGCGGGCACGATCGTGATGACGTCGAAGTCGCTGCCGTACCCGGTCTCGGGTATCGCCAACGTCCTGCAGGTCCGCTGCCGTCAGGACTACTACCAGATCGAGTGGCCGCTGCGGACCCGCAAGTACGAGTCGGGCGTCTACGCCGACGAAGTGCTGCAGTGCTACTTCCCGCCCGCCTTCGCGATGATCTCGAACATCGCCAACGGCTAATTGACGCTCTCGCAGCGTCGGCAGGGGCGCGTACGCGCGCCTCTGCCTCTCTCGCCTTTGCACCCCCACCACTGGAGCTACCAATGCCCAAGCTGTTTGCGCCGGAAGGCGTCAACTCGTTCTCGCACGCCGGTCACGAGTTCACTGTTGCCGAGGACGGCACCGTCGAGGTCGCCGAGCACGTCGTCGAGCATCTGATCCCGCACGGTTTCGTCTCCGGCGAGGCACCGCCCGCGCCCTCCGAGAAGATCACGATCGGCCGCGACGACATGATCGCGGTGCTCGAGGCGCTCGGCGTCGCCGCGAACCCGGCCATGCGCGCCGACAAGCTCGTCGCTGCGCTGCTGGCCGCGGTCAAGAAGAAGCCCGCCAAGGCCGCGACCGGCGCGACTGGCGCCGCTGGCGACGGCGCCGGCAAGTAACGCGCGGATCGCTCCGCGCACCCGCATCACCTCGTAGGGGACACCGATCGCATGACCGGCTTTACCGACTATTCCGCCAAGAACGCGCTGAACTATCTGACCGGCGCGAAGGCCATGCCGGCCCTGACCGGTGTCTGGCTCGCGCTGTTCACGGCGGTCGGTACCGACGCAGGCACCGGCTTCACCGAGGTCGCGGGCAACGGCTACGCGCGCGTGCAGGTGGCTGGCTCCGTTGCAACGACGGCAGCCACCACCACCGCGAGCCCGACCATCACGCATTCGGCGGTGCCCTCCTGGGTCACCGTCGGAATGCAGGCGCGCGACGCCACGACCGGCAATGTCGTCGGGACGGTGCAGTTGGTCGGCGCCACCACGGTCACCCTGACCGCAAACGCAGCCTTCGCCATCTCGTCCGGCGACAGCATCACGTACAGCGCCTTCCCGGACGCCACTGGATCTGCGCCGGTGTCGGCCTCGAACGGTGCGCAGGTCACGTTTGCGGCCTCGACGTCCACCGGCTGGGGCACGCTGATTGCGTGGGGCCTCTTCGACGCATCGAGCGCGGGCAACCTGACGTTCTGGGATTACATGGGCCAGTTCAGCTGGCTGCCCGCGACCGTCACGGCTGCATCTCCCGGCGTCATCACCGCGAAGGCGCACGGCTACGCCAACGGCGACAGCTTCATCTTCTCGACCGAGTACGGCGGCACCGCGCCGACCTTCTCGGCCGGCAGCTACACCGGCCTGCAGACGGTCGCCGGCGTCACCGCGGACACCTTCAACGTCACCGGCGTCAACACCTCGGCGTCGGGCTCGGGCTCGGTGCGCAAGGTCGCATCGCAGTCGATGCCGGGCGGCATCACGGCGCAGTTCTCCGCATCCAGCATGACGCTCAGCCTGGCCTGAGCCCGCACAGGCTCACCCGATGGCAAGTTCCTTCCTCGACGTCTGCCGGTTCATCTCCGGCGTGGCCGGAACCGCGGACTTCACCGTCGGAAGCGCGCTTGCCGGCTACCAGACCCCGAGCACCGCTGGCGCCATCACCAGCGCGAGCTACAGCTACCGCGCCGAAAGCGCCGATCTCACCCAGTGGGAGATCGGCATCGGAACGTGGTCGGGCACGACGCTCGGCCGCCAGATTGTGCTGGCTAACTCGCTCGGTACGACGGCGAAGATCAGCTTCTCGACCACCCCGATCGTCGGCATCGGCGCACTGTCGGCAGACCTCAATACGCTGAGGGGCGACACCAACGCGCTGCGCAACGGCTGCTTCGACATCTGGCAGCGCGGCACGTCGTTCACCAACACCGGGACCGGAACCTTCCAGTATGGTCCGGACGGCTGGATGCTGGATTCGGTCGGTGCCGCCTGCACGATTGCCCAGGTTTTCGCTACTGGAAACTCGCAATGGGCCGCGCAGATCACCGGCGCGACCAGCAACACCGATGTGCAGCTCATGCAGCGCATCGAGTCGAACAAGGCCGCCAAGCTCGCCGGTCGACGCTGCACCCTGCAGGCGCTCATCACCAACAACAGCGGCGCCACGATCACGCCGACCGCCGGCGCCGCGTTCCCCAACGCCGTCGACAACTGGACGACTGCGACCAACGATCTCAACGCGGTCTCGTTTCAGAGCATCCCGAACAACGGTGTAGTCCGTGTGGCGCTCACCTTCTTGGTCTCCCCGAATGCCAAGAACGGTTATGAGGTCTGGTTCGATTTCGGCGCGCTTAACGCCAACACCAAGACCATCGCCATCACCGAGGTCGATCTCCAACCGACCCCGTCGTTTCCTGCTGGCTTGACGAGCTTCCCGCCACCGATCTTCTTTCGCGATCCGTCCGACGAGTTGATGCTCGCCTATCGCTACCTGTACCCGGTTTTGCAGGGACAGGTGGGGCTGGGAACCTCGATCGTCCTTCCTTCTCTTGGCGCAAAGACGTCATCCACAACCATCGACATCCCGGTATGGCTGCCGCTGCCGATGCGGATACCGCCGTTTGGCTTTGTCGGAACGACGCCGACGTGGCAGGCATCGAACCCGACCTCCGGCAATGTCGTGGCGTTCTTCGACAACAACGTTCCCGGGTTCCTGACCAACGCCGGCACGATCTCGGTATCGCTCTCTGGCGGGTCTGCGCGCGGCGGCCTGCTGCGGTTCTCCAGCACTGCCGCCTACAGCGGTAGCCAAGGCGACAACGGCAACCTGTTCGTATCGCCGAACGTCAACCTCCTGCTAACCGCGGAGCTATAGCCGGCGAGGAAGCGTCAGAGGCATGTCTCTACTCGGCTTTGACGCAATCGGCCGGCAGGCTCTCGGCGGGTGGTCCACCCCGCGCGCGCTGCAGGCGAAGGGCACCGCAAGGACCTTCGGGCGTGGCGCATTCACGGGCCGCACCTCGCTTCGAGCGACGTCGATCTCGGTCTCGTTCGGCAAGGCCGCGCCTTCGGGGCGCGCCTCGCTCGCGGTTGCGACTGCGGGCAGGGCATTCGGCAAGGCCAACTCTGGCGGAAGTACCCAGATGGGGGCCTTGTCGAAGGCGTCGTCGTTCGGCCGCATCACCTTCGCCGGCTCCACGCCGCTGCGAGGCGCGACCCGGGCAGTGTCATCCGGTCACGCGGCCCCGGCAGGGACCACGCAACTGCGTGGCGCGACCAAGGCGGCATCGTTCGGCGCCGGCGGCGTCGCAGGCGCCGCCAGCCTGTCAGGCAGGAGCGCGGCAAAATCGAGCGGTCGAACTGCCGCCGGTTTTGTCGCGCGCATCACGGCCAGCGGCAAGGCGGCTGCGCACGGGTTTAGCGCGCTTGGAGCGGTCGCCAATCTCGGCGCTGCGACCAAGTCGGCGTTGCTCAGCGTGGCGGCTGCTTCGTTCAGCGCGCAGCTCACGGGCAGGGGACTTTCCGTTGCCAAGGGCAGCGTCGGGTTCACCGGCAGGGCGCTTCTGTTCGCGCAGGGTGCCGCACGGTCATTCGGTCGATTGTCGTCATCCGAGGCGGTCGCGCTGTTCGCCCGGGGCATCGCCAAGGCGATGGGCCGGGGCTCCATGGTGGGCACCACTTCGCTGACCGCCTCCGGCCGCGCTGCAGCCTCCGGGCAGTCCACCATCAAGCTCAGCCTGTTCATGCAGGCGGTTGGCGTCGCGCGCTCGATCGGGCGCGCCGGCCTCACCGCTACGCTGCCGCTCTCGGTGCGCGGCGCCATCAAGGCGACCGGCAAGGCGACCTTCGGGCTCGGCATGCGGCTCGCTGCACGCGGCCAGGCCGTCGCTCACGGCATCGCCAAGCCAGTCGGCAGCGCCGCGCTGCATGCGCGCGGCCTTGCGTCGGGCGCGGGCTCAGCCGCGATCCGCGGATCTGTGTCGCTCCTTGCGAGCGGCGTCAGTCGCGCGGCCGGTGGCATCGCGTTCCGCACGCTGCACCTTCTGGCCGCCGCGAGCTTCGTCAAGTCGTTCGGGCGCGCTTTGCCCAGCCTGTTCATACCATCGACGAGGGTGGCGCACAGCCCAACGCAATCCACCTCGGCGGCCACCGCCGCCGGGCCGAGCCCCGCGATTGCGCCCACCGGGCCGGGGCCTGCTGTCGCGCCCGCTGGTCCGGGCGCTGCAGTCGCTCCTCCCGCAACAAGCGCCGTCTCCGTCGGCACAAGCAATCGCGTCGCGACGGCAGTCGCCGGCTCGCAAGTTGCCACCGTGGCTGCGCCCAGCCGCACGGTGTCCGTTCCACCCAAAACCTAAGACAGAGGACGATCCGACATGCTGGTGTGGGGCGGCGCGAAATGGCCGGTCGATCAGGAGCCGTTCGACATCGACTGGTCGGGGCAACTCGGGACCGACACGGTCGTGGGATCGGCGTGGTCGATCCTCAGCGGCGACAGCCAGCTGCAGATCGTCGGCAACACGTTCACGACCACGCGCACCCAGATCACGCTCGCTGGCGGCACGGAGGATGCCAACTACATCCTCCAGAACATCGTCACGACGGCTGCGGGCAACACGCTCTCCGAGCGCGTGGTGCTGCCGATGGGGACTGGTCCCAAGGCCGGTGACCTCGTACCGCTGTCGCGCGCGCTCGACTGGCTCGGATTGACCTCCGACCCCGACTGCGCCGTGCAGCGGATCATCTCCGGCATCTCCGGACAGGTCACCAACTACCTCGGCTACTCGCTGGCGAAGGCCGATTACACCCGGACCTTCGACGGCGAGGGGACGCGGCTGCTGTTCGTGCCGGACCTGCCGCTGAACTCCGTGTCGGCGGTCACCATCGACGGCCATGTGATCCCCGTCAGCGCCAACGGCTCGTTCAATCCGGGCTATAGCGCCAACGCCTACGCGGTGGCGGTGAAGGGCTATCGCTTCACGCGCGGCTTCCAGAACGTCACGCTGGCCTACAATTCGGGCTACGCGACGGTCCCTGACGACATCGTGCAGGCCTGCCTCAACTGGATCAAGGACCTCTATCTGCAGAAGCAGATGACCGCGATCCCGACCAACGTCACCTCGGTTCGCGCGGGCGACACTCAGTATGAGTTCGCCAATCCCGGCTTGAGCACGACGAGCAAGATGGCGCAGGACGACCCGCAAATCCCGGTCACCGTGCTGGGCACGCTCTCCAGCTACAAGCGCACCACGCCTGCGCAGGGGGTGTGGCCGTGATCTACGTCCGCAGGATCGAGATCCGCCGCATCCGCACCGTCGCCGGCGCCAACGACACCATCGGCCTGACCGGGTATTCCGGCGCCGAGGTCACGGCCGACCCGAGCAACCCGCGCGGTGAGGTCGTGCTGTTCACCAACATTCCCGCCAGCATTCAGGCGGGGACCGGCGGCCGCAAGCGCGACAGCGGCCTGCCGCAGGACATCGTCTCGAACCCGACGTGGGACATCTACGTCCCCGTGACCGCGCTCGCGAAGGGTGCGGTGCGCGATCGCGACATCATCATCGACGACGAGCAGTACCGCTACGAGGTCGGCCAGGCCTACTGGAACATCCTCGGCTACAAGCTGCCGTGCATCCGACTGGAGGCGTGAGTGGCCGATATTACCGACATCACGGCCTACTTCGCCCAGACCGCGTTCGGCGCGGTCTATCCGAGCGGCACCACGCAGCCGTCGGTCGCCGCCATGGATGTCCGCGTCTTTGAGGGCTGGCCGACGCCAGACCAGCTCGACCTCGACATGGTCGGCAAGATGCTCAACGACGCCAAGCAGGTCGTCGTCCGGCCCGGTGGCCCGGTTGCCAACGTTTCGATCTTCCCGATGCAGGGGCAGGGCTCCAACACCTATCAGATCTTCGACGAGACCTATGTGGTGAGCCGGCCGACCTACGGGCTGACGTTCACGCTCGTCGACAACGTAATCACGGTGTCGGGACAGCCGGTCGCGGCCGAATACCTCACGGTGATCGCCGATGATGCTCATGTCTATTCTGCATCTGGCAGCACGACTGCGGAGCTCCTGGCCGCGCTGGCGTCTCAGGCTCAGACTGATTATCCGCAAGTCGCGAGCACGGCGACGACGCTGACGATCCCGGGCACCCACGCCATCGTCGTCCGGCAAGGCGGCAAGGGCGTGCTCGGCAAGGTGCTGCATCGCCAGCGCCAGTCGATCATGACCACCGTCTGGGCGCCGTCGAGCGCCATCCGCGGCACGCTCGCCAAGGCAATCGACGTTGCGCTGAAGAAGGCCAACAAGATCACGATGCCCGACTCGTCGCAGGCGCTCGTGATCTACAACCGAACCACCAACATCGACGAGATGCAGACGCAGGCGATCTACCGGCGCGACCTCGTGTTCGATGTCGAATACGCCACCGTCGAGCTGTTCGACGGCTACGAGATCACCTCGACGCAGGTCTCGATCACCCACCCCGACAATCCTCTCGTCACCAACGCCATCAGCTGAAGGGCACCAACGTGAACCACGTCCTCGTCATCGTCCATGAGTTCGCCAACTACCTGAAGGGTCAGCTCGTCACGGAAGTGTCCGAGATCGAGCAGATCCTCGCCAGCCACAACCACGTCCATGTCAACAAGGTGGCTGGCACGCCGACCAACGCCGCAGCTGCTCCCGCGACCCCGGCTGCGCCTGCTCCCGCAGCCCAGACGCCCGCTTCGGTTCAGGCTCCGGCTCCGGCCGCCACTCCGTACGTGGCGCCGACGACCTGATCCCACCGCACACCCTTCCGTCCATCCCTCGATGTGAACCCGCCGCAAGGCGGGTTTTTTATTGGAGAAGCACTCGATGCCCGTTTTCCTCGACGGCCAGCAGAACCTCGCCGCGCTCAGCGTTCCGGGCGTCTATGGCGACATCATCCTTCCGACCCCGTTCATCGCGGGCACGCCGACCAACATCGAAGGTCTGGTCGGCGTTGCCTCGTGGGGCAAGACCAACGCGCTGATCCCGGTGTCCAAGCCCGCTGACGCGGCGATCTACATCGGCCCGCCGCAGGTGCGGCCCTACGACATCTCGTCCTATGTGTCGGCGGCCACGCAGGTCGGCGGCTCGATCGGCTTCTATTGCGTGCGCGTCACCGACGGCACCGACCTGGCCGCGACCGCGTCGGTCCAGTCCGGTGCGCTGACGCTGACCGGGGCGTGCACCGGGTCGCTCGGCAACCAGATCACGGCATCGCTGCAGTTCGGCACGGCCGCGCAGTCGCTGATGGCGATCGTGGCGTTCCCCGGGCTGGTGCCCGAGCAGTTCAACAACGTGGCAGGTCCGACGGCGGCGACCGGTACGGCCACCTTCTCGGGCCAACCCGCCCCGAACGACACGCTGACCATCGCGGGCTCCGCGATCACTTTCGTGGCGTCCGGCGCGACCGGGATGCAGGTCAACATCGGCACGTCGCTGCCGGTCACGCTGTCGAACCTGCTGACCTTCCTGCTGGCCTCACAGGATACCGGCCTCGTCAAGTGCACCTACGGCCTGTCGGGCTCGACGCTCTCGATCACGGCGAACCAGTTCTCTGGGACGGGCACCAACGCGGGCACCGGCGGTAACGCGCTGACGCTTGCCAAGGTCTCGACCAACATCACGGTCTCTGGCGCGACGCTCACCGGCGGCGTCGGCACGTGGCAGACCTTCTGGACCAACCTCGCCAACGTCATCAACAACGGCAACGCGGTGCGCGGCCAGAGCCAGTTCGTGGTTGCGACCGCGGGCGTCTCGACCCTGATGCCGGTGGTGGGCCAGACCTACACGTTCTCCGGCGGCACCGACGGCGCCACCGGTGTCACCGACGCCACGCTGATGGGTCAGGACGTCGTGCCGCGCAAGGGAATGTATGTGCTGCGCAACTCGAGCTGCGACTGCTTCACGCTGTGCGATCTGTCGACGCCGGCCTTCTACGCCGCGATCACGTCCTTCGGCCTCTCCGAGACCATGATGCCCATCATGGGCACCGTGAAGGGCGACAGCATCGCCAACGCGCTGGCGACCCGGATCAATTCCGGCGTCGACACGCCGTGGCTGTGGCTCCTCATGGGCGACTGGCCGTCGTTCTTCGACAGCTTCAACGGCTACACGCGGCTCATCAACCCGGCTGCGTTCGGCATCGGCATCGTCGGCAATCTCTCGCCGCAGCAGTCGCCGCTGAACAAGCCGCTGGGGGGTGTCACTTCCACGCAGCGCAGCCAGCTCGGACAGACCTACTCGGACACCGAGTTGTCGCAGATCAACCTCGGCGGCATCGACACCATCCTGCCGCCGAGCTCCTCGCCCGGCGGGTTCTACTTCTCGTTCGCCACCGGCCGTAACGCCTCGAGCAACACGGCAGCGAACGGTGTCGAATACACCCGCATGACGAACTTCCTGATCCGCGCTGCGCAGAGCAAGGCGGCAGGCAGCATCATCGGTCAGCTGCAGTCCATTCAGCCCAACGACCAGACCCGCGCGAAGGCGAAGGCGCTGTTCGACGGCTTCTCGGCGCAGCTCGCCTCGCCGCAGGTCGGTCTCGGCATCAACGGGCAGGGCATGATCGACACGCCTTGGTCGGTGGTCTGCGATCTCTCGAACAACCCGCCGGACCTTCAGGCCCGCGGTTACCTGTTCCTGTACTGGACGGTCCGCTACCTGAACGTGGTCCGCTACTTCGTGGTCAAGTTCCAGGGTGGTGGCAACGTCAGCGTCACCGTGCAGTCGACGCAGCCGACCGCGCAGCAGTTCCAGACGCAGGTCAACTCCGGCGTCTGATCCCAACCCATCACGTAACCCGGCCCGCTCCTTTGTGAGCGGGCTTTTTCTTTGGAGAACTGCCAATGCCCGTCAATGGGATGAACGTCGGCACGGACTACAGCCTTGCGTTCTACGATGGCGCCACCGGCACCATCGTGGACATGGGCGACGTGCAGGACGTCAAGATTCAGGCGCTCAAGCACGACATCAAGACGATGCCGTACAACGACTTCCCGCGCTACGGCTTCGTGCCGGATGGCTACAAGGTCGACTTCACGATCACCCGCAGCGGCCCGACGCTGGAGGACTTCATGGTGAAGTCCGAGGCGAACTTCAACGCTGGCGCCGTTCAGAAGCCCGGCTTCCTCAACGAGAGCATCACCAATCCCGATGGCTCCGTGTCGCGCTACCAGTACAGCAACTTCGTCATCTTCCTCGACAATCACGGCAACATCAGCCGCGACAAGGCGACGACGCTGACGCTGACCGGCATGGCGTCCACCAAGATCCAGATCGCCTGATCCGGATCGCGTCCTCTCTCCAAGCCCCCACAGGAATTTCGATGAACGCAATGAACCCGACCCAGAGCGAGATGATCCTGGCGCGCTACAAGCGCATCGAGCGCGAGGCCGACGAACTCGGCCGCGTGATCGGTGTGCGCAAGCTGCGCCCCTCCGAGCAGACCAAGCTCACCGGCATGACGCCGGACCTGTCAGGCTCCGGTGAGTACCTCGGCCCGGACGGCAACAAGCACCTCGTCTCGGATCGCCTGCCACTCGCGATCGCGGCCGCTGTCTGCGAGATCAACAGCGCGCCGATCCCGTTCCCCCGGACGCGCGGCGAGCTCGATGCCGTGTTCGATATGCTCGATGCCGAGGGTCTTGCCGCCGCCAGCCGCGCACTCGCCAAGCTGCAGACCGGAGAAACCCAGGTCGACTCGAAAGAGACGGCAAAAAACTAACCGAGGACGTCGTTTTTAAGCTCACCCTTTGGTGCATCAAAAACGGCGTCCCGTTCGATGTCGCGCACGCGATGGAAGAGTGGGAGCTCGTCTCCTACGCGATCACCTTTGCCCAGTACGAGAACGGCAACAAGCAGTTCGACTGGGACCGCATGACTTTCATCGGGACATAGCAAGTGCAAATCGGCAAGATCACGGTGGGCGGCCGCGACATCGGGCTCGTCATGCTCACCGAGGGTGAGCCCGAGCGCGTCACGCCGACCGCTGGCAGTGCCGACTATGTCCCGGAAGGCCGCGCCGAGGGGCGGGGCCCTTCCGACTATTCGGTCCCGGGCGGGGGCGCGAGCCCCCGCGTGAGCAACAACCACCATTATCCGGGTCACCCGGCAGGGCGCCACGATGCTGCGCCGCAGCCTGTCAGGCAGCGCTTCGGCGGCGAGGGCGACCTCGATCCGCTGGCGCCGGGCCCGACGCGCCCCACCGGGCGCATCGTTCATCGCGGCTCGCCGGAGGTCGACAAGGAGATCGTCGGCGCCGCCAAGGCGTACCACCTCGATCCGAATTTCATGCGCTCGGTCGCCTCGATCGAGAGCAACAACGATCCCGAGTCCAATCGAAACAAGGACACGAAGTACAAGGGGCTCTATCAGGTCGGCACGCGCGGCGAGAAAAACGAGTGGGAGCGCTTCGGCCAGGGCGGCGATCCTTACTCCGCGCACGACAACGCGATGGCGGCGGCCCGCATGTTCGACGCCAATCGCACGTCCTTCCGGAAGAACTTCGGTCGCGACCCGACCGACACCGAGATGTACCTGATGCATCAGCAGGGCCTCGGCTTCTACACGCAAGGCACCATGACCAATGTCGGTGGCAACCCGTACCCCGGGATGCGCGGCCCACAGACCCATGACAGCTTCGAGCAGGGCTGGGGCAGGGAGATCGAGCGCCGCAAGGAGCAGCTCTCGAACCCGATGAGCATCCCCTCGGCTGCGACCAGCTCGCCGGCCTATACGGGCCCCTCGACGGGCGGCGGCCGGTTGGTCGGAAATGTCGACAGCCGCGTCGATCCTCGCATCCCCGAGATCGTTGGCGCGGCCGCCACGCACCTTCCGCCCGGCTACAAGGTCGAGATGACATCGGGCTTTCGCGGCGCGGGGCAGGCCAACCACAATGGCCGCGCCGCGGACTTCCACATCATCGACCCCGACGGCAACACGCTGCGCAATCGCGGCGAGGACCCGGGCGGGATGTATCAGCTGCTCGCCCGTCACGCGCACGGCGAGCAGCAGGCTCGCCATCCCGAGCTCAACGGCCAGTTCGCATGGGGAGGCGCCTTCGGCACTGCGCTCGGCGGCGGCGGCGAGCGCGACCTGATGCACTTCGACATCAACGGCGAGCGCGGTCGCTACGAGCAGTACCAGCTCCGCAATATGGGGTCGGTCCCGGGCTTCACCTACGGCAAGCAGGCCTCGCCGGAGCGCTCACCGGCGCCCGAGCAACAGGCCACCAAGGACGAGGACGGGAAGCTCTGATGACCAAGACCATGTCGCTGTTCGAGGCGGCCAAGTTCTTCGGAACGGTCGGCCTCGAGATCGAGCACGAGACCCATCGCGCCCTTGAGGGCGCGGCCAAGGTCGTCGAGAAGCAGGCCAAGGACTACATCGGCACCTACGACGCCAAATGGCCGACGACCTGGCTGCCGCTCTCGGAGCGCACCAAACGGGACCGCGTCAACAAGGGCTTCGCTGCCGATAAGCCGTTGCTGCGCACCGGCGAGCTGCGCGACTCGATCCATCACACGGTCGGACACAACGAGGCGACCATCGGCACGGACAGCAAGATCGCCGTCTGGCAGGAGCTCGGCACCAGTCGCATGGTGCCGCGGCCATTCCTCGAGCCCGCGCTGAAGGAAAAGACGCCGGAGGTGCTTGAGCGCCTCGGCAAGGCCGTTCACGGCAAGTTGTCGGGCACCGCCCGGATCACCGAAGATTAGTGCTTTGGCGCGGTCGCGACGAGCAGCACCAGCAGCGCGAAGATCGCGATGCTGGTCCATAGCATCCAATGCATCCAGCGTGGCGCGGGCTTCTTGCCCGTCGCCGGGTCGGGCAGCTTCGCAAGCTGGATGATCTGCGGGACCATCGCAGGCTGAACCTGCTGCATTGGCTCGGTGAGCCGATTTGCAGCCTCCAGCACGGCGCCGATGGCGATCGAGGCGGGCACCGAGAACCACTCGCCGGTGGCGCGGTAATCCTTCAGGATTTCGTGGGCGAGTTGCTCAACGTTGAAGCCCGTTCCGGGCGTCACGCCGATATAGGCGAAGTCGAGCGGCTCATGGGAGCCGGTCTGCAGCGTCGCAATCCGCGCGATGGGGTCGGTGGAGACGCCGATCTTGTGATGGTTACCGGCGCCGCGGATCACATAGACGAAAGTACCGGTCATGTGGTTGTCGGCGGCGCCCTGCCGGGACACCGCGCGACGGAAATCGTTTTCCCCGAAGCTGATGCCGGGGCGAAGGCCCATCATTCGGGGGCCCATCAAGAAAAAACGCATCAAAAGCCTCTAAAATCAAGGTGTCGACGTGAACGCATACCAGATTGGCGTCTCCATTGTTCTCGCCAACGGCGTCTCGCCGGTCCTTGCAATCATAGGGAGTGATCTCCTCAAGCTCCATACCTCGACCGGCCAGATCAACCAGAATTTTGCCGGCTGGAGCACCGCGCTGCTGGGCGTTGGCGCGATCCTGACCGGGGCCACGATCCTCGGCGCGATGACGAAGATCGTCGAGAAGTCGGCCGACTTTCAGGACGCGATGACCAAGGTCTCGCAGCTGAACCCGAAGGTCGCCGAGCTCGTCAAGTCGGGCGAGATCCAGAGGATGTCGTTCAAGATCGGCTCCGACCTCGGCATGAAGGTCGAGGACGTCACCAAGGTCTACGGCGGCATCTACGGCGTCCTGCAGGACCCGGAAGAGGCTGAGAAGATCACGCCGATGGCGGCGCGCTACGCCCGCCTGATGCAGGCGCGGCACCCGGGCAGTCACCCGGAGGACAGCATCAACACGCTGATGCGCGCGGGCGAATTGTCCGGCCGTCTGACCGACGAGCACGGCCGCATCGACCCCAAGAAGGTGCAGGACTGGTTCGACATGGCTGCGCGGCTGGAAGCTGCGACCCACGGCCAGGTCAACCCGGAACAGCTGCTCGGTCTCGCCCAGCAGGGCGGCGGCGTCGCGCTCCGAAGCCTCAGTCAAGAGGGCTACGAGCATATGGCGATCATGGCCCAGATGATGGGCGGCCAGCGCGCCGGTACCGCGCTGCTCTCTCTTCGTAGCCAGATGACTGGCACGATGATGAAGCGCAGCGCCGAGGCGATGCAGGAGTACGGCCTTCTGAAGGAGGGCGAGTGGACCCACGCCGGCGGTCACGTCGAAATGACGGACGAGGCGGCACATCGGATGCTGAGCCTCGTCAACAAAGACCCGATGGCGTTCGTCGAAGAACTGCTCAAGCGCCTCGAGGCCAAGGGCATCCACGGTTCCGACGATCAGATGCTGGCGTTGCAGCGCATCCTCGGTCGCCAGACCACGCAGCGCATGGTCGCCGACATGCTGCTGGCGCGCGAGCAGATCAAGCGGGAAACCGCCGGCCTCGAGCAGGGCGCGACTGTCGATCAGGGTCTCGCCGGATACGACAAGAACATCCACGCCGCGCAGCAGAACATGAGCACAGCGTGGCACAACCTGATGATCGCCATCGGCGGCTCGCAGGGGGAGCGCTTCGCAACCTTCCTCAACAAGATCGCCGACGGCATCAAGTGGGTCACCGACAAGGTGAACGGCCTCGATCCCAAGACCATCGACACCATCTTCCAGGTGACGGCGGGCCTCGCGGCGGGCCTCGTGACCATCGGCGCCGTGCTGCTGGTCGCTCTCGGCACGGTGACCATCGGGGCGCTGGTCGGCAGCGCGACGCTGATCGGCGGCGCCGTCGCGGCTGTCGTCGCAGCGGCCGCGACCTTCGCGGCCTTCCACTGGGATGACATCAAGGCCGCGTTCAACGGCATCTACGGTGCGATCACGGGCTTCATCGACAAACTCGTCGCGCTCTACCACTCGATTGGTGGTTGGTTCAGCAGCGCGCCGAACCACAACCCGAGGGTCGGAGGCGGGCCGCGCGGCGACGCGAAGTCCGATGGGGCCGCTCCACCGTCACCGGCGTGGTCACCGCCGGCAGGCATGGTGCTGGGCACGGAAGTTGCGCCGGGCGGCATCACGCCGGGCGGCGTGCCTCCGACGACGCAGGCGGCCCCATCTGGGACGCCTTCCTACAATCCGCGCTCGGGTTATCACCCGAACCTCAGACCCGGTATCCAGCTGCAGAGCTGGAACCCGGGCATCGAGCGCAACAAGCCGAGCCAGATTTCGCTCTCGCTGCAGATCGACGGTCGGACGCTGGCGCAGGCCATCTCCGACGAGCTCGAGGCCTTGCTCGGTTTCCCGACCGGGGCCCCGTCGCCTGATGGCGTGGGCCGCTGGTTCGACGGCGATCACAACACCGTCACAACGTAAGGCGCTCCATGGCAACCGACGTCCTGATCCTCGGAGGCTTTGCCTTCGAGGATTTCTCCGTTCCGAACGAGATGCCCGGCGGCGGCAATCAAGCCATGGTCGTGCACAAGCTGCCGGGCGGTTCGCGCGTCATCGACACGCTCGGGCCGGACGACGCTCCGGTTGCGTTCACCGGACAGATGTTCGCCGACAATGCGTTCGATCAGGCGCTGGCGCTGGACGCCATGCGCGTTGCCGGTGAGGTCATCCCGCTGATCTGGGGAGGCCAGACCAAGCAGGTCGTGATCGAGAAGTTCACCTTCAAGGTGAAGCGCTTCCCGAACTGGGTGACCTACGACATTTCCTGCGTGGTCGCGCAGGACCCCACGCAGGGCGACCTGACCGCGGTCGACTCCTCCGTCGACAGCAACGTCTCAAGCGATCTGAGTTCGGCATCGAGCGCGGCGACCGATCCATTCGGCGGCGCAACCGTTCCGGCCGGCACACCGCCGATCTGAGGGCAATATGGCAATCTCCCCCAACATCCTCGCCGAGCTTGCCTTCCTTCAGGCGCAGGTCGACGCGGCGAACCCGCTGGCGTCCGCCAGTCGCGCCACGCTCACCGCGATCAAGCTCAACGCCGCCCAGCTCGTCTCCGACATTCAGGATGCGCTGGTCGCACCCTCGATCCTCGACACGTTCGTGGCGCCGGTCGACGGCACCTCGATCGTGCAAGGCATCCTCACCGTCTCGCAGGCTGCGATCGACCAGAACAGGCTCTCGCTGATGCGGGGCCTGACCGGGCGCGCGGCCGCCAACCTCAATCAGGTCCCATCATGAGCACCGGCTACATCGCGGCGACGATCCCGGCCAAGATCGTCCGCATCTCCGGCACGACCCTGTTCGAGGTCGCCATGCAGGAGACCGGCGACCCGCTGCAGTGGGTCGCCATCGCAGCCCTCAACGGGCTGACCGATCCGTGGATCGACGGCCAGGTCGACCTCAAAATTCCTCCGGTGCTGCCGCAAGGCGTCCAGACCGGCATCCTCGGGCTGTAATCATTCATGGCGATCACGTCTGGCGTCGGAAAGCATTCGGCATGGCTGAATGCCGGTGGCCGCTTTCTCATCGAGCGCGGGCAGGTGCAGCAGAGCGCGCAGCGCAAGAGCTCCACCTTCCACTGCACGATCCCGATCAGCGAGAAGGGCGCCTATGACGCGCTGGCCCAGATCGGAGGAGACGACGAGGTCACCATCGAGGTGATGACGCGGGGCGCGACCAGCACGCTGATTACCGGAACCATCAACGACGTCGACTTCGACTACATCGGCCGGAAGATCACCGTCACCGGTCGCGACAAGTCGGCCGGACTGCACGAAAACAAGTCGAGCGAGAAGTGGGTCAACAAATCGACCACTGATGTCGTGAGGGACTTGATCGGCCGCATCGGCATGGTCGGCAAGTTCGACGACATGCAGAACATGGCGGGCAAGATCCTCGAGCAGGACTTCGTCAAGCTCTCCGACAACGTCAGCTACGCCTATGTCATCCACAAGCTCGCCGAGCGCGACGGCGCGCGGTGGTGGGTCGACGCGCAGGGCGTGTTTCACTACGCGAAGTTCAACAGCCCGACCGGCACCTATTCGATCTACGTCGATCAGAGCTCGATGCCGGTGAGGTCAGACTGCCTGCATCTGCGCGTGACCCACAACAAGCAAGCCGGCAAGACCATCGAGGTTGACTTCAAGGCCTGGCACCCAAGGGACAAGAAGGTCCACCAGCACACCACTGTCATCCCCGGCTTCGGCGGGACCAAGCGCTACGGATACCACGCGCCGACGCTAAAGCAGGATCAGGTCGAGGCGCACGCCAAGGCGCAAGCCAACGAGAAGGCGCGCCACGAACTCAAGGTGCGGGCCACCGTGGTCGGCGACCCATCGGTCGCCGCCGGCATGGGTCTCTCGCTTCAGGGCACCCGCTACTACGACCAGACCTTCGACATCGACACCGTCGTCCATGAGTTCGGCATGTCGGGTCACACCAGCCACATCACGGCGCGCTCCGCCAAATCAGGACGATCAGCAACATGATGGGAGACGGCGACCTCGAGCGCGTCATTCTCGGCGTCGTCGAACGTTGGAGCGCGAGCCGCTACACCGAGCGGCACGGCCTCGTCACCAGCTACGACCCGAAGAAGCACCTCGCCAAAGTCACGTTCATGCCCGAAGGGCAGGAGAGTGGCTGGCTGCCGATCGAGACCGGCCACATCGGCGACGGCTACGGCATCGCCGTCGGTCTCCAGCCCGGGGACGGCAAGACCACCGGCGATCAGGTCGTCGTCCGCTATCAGGAAGGCGACTTCGAAGGCGGCAAGATCGTCCAGCGCGTGCACTCCGACGACCAGAAGCCGCCGGAGGTTCAATCCGGCGAGATGGTGATCTGGACCCGCTTCCAGAAGTCGGACGGCGGCGCCGAGAGCGCCGACGGGGCGCAGGCCGGCAAAGGCCAGATGATCTACTTCAAGAAGGACGGCTCGGCCGTCCTGACCGATGGCAACGGGGCAACCATCACGCTCGACGGCAACGGCAACATCAAGATCGCCTGCAAGGACCTCGAGGTCGATGCGAGCGCCAACGTGAAGCTGCTGCCGCAGAAGAACTTCATCGCCAAGGCGGGCGGCGACGCCGGCGTCGGCGCTGGCGGCAACATCGAAGTGCAGGCCTCCGGCTCCGTCGGTCTCGATGCCCCCGGGGGCGTCACCGCGCAGGGCGGCGGCAGCGTCAGCGACAGCTCGGTCTCCCCGCCGAGCAGCCAGCCCACCATCCCGCCCTTCACGGTGCCTGCCTGATGTCGAGCCTCAATCTCAAGTTCACGATCAACACGGCCGACTCGGTGATGCGCGTATTCACCGTGCCGGCCACGATCATCAATCGCCTGCCGTCCAATATCGACTTCGTGTCGTATGACGTGACGAAGGGCGGCGAGGTCCACTACAACGACCGCCTCGCGATCCCCGAGCGGTTCGACGATCCGACGCCTTATCTGGGGTACCTCAACCAGTGGATGGCGGCGAGCGCGGCAGCAACGCCGGCGCTGACCATGACGCAGGCCCTCGCGATCAAGCTCGCCGTGCTCGACGTGTTCTACGGCATCAACCGCCAGATGCCGTTCACAGTGTCGATCTCGAGCGGGGCCTTCGCGTTCGACCCCTCCGATCTCGCCGTGTCGCGCTATTTCGCGTCGGTCACCGGCCTATCGTCAGTCCAGCTCATCCCGATGGGTTTGACCGCTCCGATCACGCTGACGTCGTCCGATCTGCAGAACGTCGCGAGCGCGTTCAACGGGCACGACCTCAAGGTCCTGCAGATTTACGCACAGAAGAAGGCGGACCTGAACGCGCTCACCACGATGACCGCGCTCATCGCCTATGACGCAACAATTGGATGGTGACATGGCAGACGTCTCGCTGGAGTGGCACGAGGATTTCACGCTCGATGCTACGGGCGACCTGCTGGTCGTGGACGGCGACGACGAGGTCCGCCAGCGGCTGGAGCGTCGGCTGTTCACGGCCGTGAAGGGCTACGTCTGGCACCCCGACTATGGCGCGGGCCTGCCGCAGAAGATCGGCTCGACGCTCTCGGTCCCGCAAATCAAGGCGGTGTGCGCAGCACAGCTCGCGCTCGAAGCGTCCGTCGCTCCGAACCCGCCCGCACGGCTGAACGTGACCCGGTCGCTCACCGATCCGGGGCTCATCTCGATCGACATCCAATTCACGGACGCCAGGACCGGCGCCTCCGTCTCTTTCACGATCACGGCGTGAGGTCTGAATGGCTACGCTTCCTACCAAGAGCTTCAACCAGATCGTCACCGACACGGTCTCCGGCATCCAGGGTCGGGCCAGCAAGCTGCTCAACTTCTCGCAGGGCTCGACGTTCCGCGCCGTCGCCGAGGGCTTCGCGGGCACCTTCCTGTGGTTTCAGGCGCTGGCGCTGGAGGTCCTGAAGGCTTCGCGCCTGTCGACTTCGAGCAACGTCGACGTCGACACCTTCACGGCCGACTACATGCCGACGGTGGGCATCTCGAACGGCGTGCCGTCGCCGCGCCTCGGGGCGCAGGCGGCGTCCGGGCAGGTGACCTTCGCGCGCTTCACGGCCGCGCCATCGACCTGCTTTGTTCCGGTCGGCGCGACCGTACGGACCAACGACAGCGCGCAGACGCAGTTCACGGTCACCGCGGACGTGATGTTCGCGTATTTCGACCCGGTGCTCAACGGCTACACGCTGCCGGCCAATCTCGCCTCCATGATCGTGCCGGTGCAGGCCGTCGTGGCGGGGGCGTCGGGCAACGTGAAGGCGGGCAGCATCACCGTCATGACGTCGCCGATCACCGGCATCGACACGGTGATCAACGTCGCCGACTTCATCAACGGCGTCGATCAGGAGCTCGACAGCCAGCTCAAGAAGCGGTTCTCGGACTTCATCTTGGGCCTCGCGCGCGGCGACCTCTTTGGCCTCAACGCCTCGATCGAGGGCTCTGGCGTCAATGTCCAGTACGCAGTCACCGAGGGCTATAACCTCGATGGCAGCTACCACCCCGGGTACTTCTTCGTCGTCGCCGACGATGGTAGCGGCAACCCGACCAACGCCTTCCTGACCACGGTGACGCTGGCGGCGCAGGCGGTGCGGCCGCTCGGCATCATGTGCGGCGTGTTCGGCCCGCAGATCACCCTCGCCACCGTCTCGATGCAGATCGGCACCGCCGACGGTTTCGACCACAACACCGTTGCCGCCCAGGTCGCCGCCGTAGTCGGCACCAACATCAACCAGCTTGGCCTCGGAAATCCGTTGCCGTGGTCGATCATCGCATCGTGGGCCTACTCGGTGCCCGGCGTGACGTCGGTTGCCGACGTTCTGCTGAACGGTCTCTACGGCGACGGCGCCTCGCTCTCGCCGACTGCCGTCACCGACGACCTGACGCTCACCTATGTGATCGGAACGATCAAGGCCAACGAAGTGATTGTGAGCTGACCAGAAGATGGCAACCGGTGACAGTGACGACATCCTCCGGCGCGTCCGGAGGCTGCTGCCGCGCAGGTGGTGGCAGTGGGGCGCACCGCTGCGCGACACCATTCTCGGCGGCCTTTCCGATCTCGCGGCGTGGTGCTTCGACTGGACCACGTATGCGCGGAAGCAGACGCGGCTCGCGACGGCGACCGGCATCTGGCTCGACGTGCTCTGCTACGACTTCCTGCAGCGGCACCTGACGCGCGGATCAGCGTCCGACGAGGTGTTCCGCGCGCTGATCGACGCCACGATCTTCACGGAGCGCGTCACGCGCAAGGGCATGTCGGACTCGGTCGTGATCCTAACCGGGTCCAGGCCGTGGATTTTCGAGCCGTGGAACACCTTCGACACCGGCGCCTATTCCAGCTCGGCGCAGGCCTACGGCCAGATGGGATACGGCGTCGGGCAGGGCGGCTACGGCAACATGAACCTGCCGGGGCAGCTGTTCATGAAGGTGCTGCGCGGCGCCAACTCCGGCGTCCCGAACGCTGACGGCTACGGCGGATACACCGGCGGCTACGGCTTCGGCTCAGTCGAGCTCGTCGGCAATGCAACCCGGCTCATGGGCGTGACCGATCAGCAGATCGAGAAGCTCATCACCTTCACCAAGCCGACCGGCGTGACGGTCTGGCTGCAGATTCTCTGACGCCGCGCTCAGCGCGGCTTCACCCCACCACACCCCAGACATTTCCGAATGTCGCCAGCGCGAGCAGCGCGGGCGCAACCAAGGACCTTTGCGCACATGGATCGAGCTCTCGTCTACACCGGCGCTCTGCCGCAGACCGTCGACATTCTGAACACCAACAAGTTCATGATGCAGGCGCTGGCCTATGGCATGCGAGCCATCCTCGGCACCAACACCTATGTCGATGGACTGGTCTGCCTGCCGACGTCGCCCACTCCGGACCTCCACGTCTCGGTCGGCGTCGGCTCGATCTATGCGCAGGACCTGACCGACGCCAGCGCCTATGGCGACCTCGGCGTGGACAACACCACGATCTACAAGCAGGGCATCCTGCAGTCGGCGCAGGAGCTGACGATCACGCCGCCGTCGACCTCCGGCTTCAGCCAGGTCTATCTCGTGCAGGCGGTCCTACAGGACGTCGACGCCGGCGCGCAGGTTCTGAGCTACTTCAACGCCGCGACCCCCTCGGCGCCGTGTTCGGGCCCCGCTAACGCTGGCACCAGCAACTTCACCATCCGTCAGGTGAAGTGCGCGGTCGCGCTGAAGGCCGGCGTGCCCGCCACCACGGGCACGCAGGTCGCGCCGGCACCGGATGTCGGCTTTACGGCCCTCTACGCGATCACGGTTGCCAACGGTGCGACGCAGATCACCTCGGCCAACATCGTGACGCTGGCCTCGGCGCCGTTCATCTCGACCAAGCTGCCCGACGTTCCGGCGGGCGTGCAGTCCGGCAAGTGGCTCTACGGCGTCGACACTGCGCCGGGCGGCCCGTCGTTGGCCGCATTCGCGACCACCGCGACCTCGAGCGCGGTGCTGACCTTCACCAACGTGCCGTCCTGGGTCGCGCCCGGCATGAAGGTCGCCAACCAGACCAATCCGGCCTCCATCAACGGCGGCCAGACGGTGCTGTCCAAGACCTCGACCACCGTCACGATCTCCGCCAACGTCAACGCGACCGTCAATATCAGCGACCAGATCGTGTTCTCGAACAACGCGATGGTGGCTTCCGTATCTCCCGCGCCCACGGCTCTGGTCCCGGGCATGGAAGTTCGCATTATGGCGAACACCATCAACACCGGCGCCTGCACCCTGAATTTGAATGGGCTAGGCGCGGTCACGATCGTGCGCGCCAATGGTCTCACGCCTTCACTCGGCGACATTGCGTTCGCCGGGGTGATGGGGCTCGTCTATGACGGCGCGCACTGGCAGATCCAGAACTATCAGGGCACCGGCGGTGGCGGCGGGACGACGACGATCAACAACGTCAACATTCCCTACGGCACCGACACCTCGACCAGCTCGAACGTCATCACCGTCACGCCGTCGCCGGCGATCGCCTCGCTCTCGGCGGGGGCTGCGATCATCGTCAAGCTGGCGAACCCGATCACCGGTCCGACCACCCTGCAGATCAGCGGCGGCAGCATCATCCCGGTTCTAAGCCTTGCCGGTCAACCGCTCGGCTTCGGCGCGGCTCGCATCGGCGAGATGTTGTGGATGCTCTACGACGGCACCAATTGGCAGATCGTGAACCAGCTGCTGCCGCTGCAGCAGAGCCTGACGATCTTCGTCAATTCGTCGATCGGCAACGACAACTTCGACGGCTCGCAGCCGACCATCTCGGGCACCAAGGGGCCGCTGCAGAAGATCCAGACCGCGGTCAACAAGGCGTGGAGCTTCCCGCCCAGCGTGTTCAGCATCGCGATCCAGCTCGCGGACGGAACCTACAACGAGGCCGTCTCGACGCCGTCGTTCCCCGGGCCGGGGATCATCATCAACGGCAACGCGGCCAACCCGGCCAACGTGCTGGTGACCGGCGCCAACAACGCCCACACCTTCGCCGTCAATGGTCCCAATCAGATGACGGTGCAGAACCTCAAGGGCACCACTGGCACCGGCAACGGCCCGCCGAGCCTGTTCATCGCGGAGGGCTCCGGCGCTCAGCTGATTACGCAGAACACGATCTCCGGCTTCGTCCAATTCTCCGTCCACGAAGCCTTCGGTCCGTGCTTCGTCTCGGTTGGCAGCCACACCTATGCGGGCAACTTCTCGCAGGCCCTCAACGCCGTGTTCGGCGGTTTCGTTAGCCTTGCGCAATTCGCGCAGTTCTCAGCCTCGGTCGCGCTGACGTGCACGGCCTGGGCCGCTGCAGCCAGCGGCGGCAGCATCTCGGTGCCGGGGGTCGGTGTCCCGACTTACCTGAACCCGGGCAACGTCACGGGCGCGCGGTGGCTGGCGTCAATGAACGGCACCATCACCACGCAGGGCCAGGGCGTGAACTACTTCCCGGGCTCGATCGCCGGGTCTCAGAGCACTGGCGGCCAGTACAGCTAACGGAAGGTGGCGACATGCCCGCAACCGTCAACATCACGATCAGCAACGATGCCGATTTCTATGTGCTGTTTCAGTTCACTGAAGCAGACGGCATCACGCCGATCTCCATCGTCGGCGCCACGTTCATCATGGGCGTGCGCCGCACGATGCAGGACCCTGCCGCGCTGTTCATGCTCACCTCGACGTCCTCGGACGCCGGGGTGATCTCGATCTGGGACGGCCCGAACGGGATCTTCGCCGTCCTTATCAAGAAAGAGCGACTGCAGAAGAGCCCCGTCGGGCTTTTCCAGCAGTCGCTCGTCTGCAATCTGCCGGCCTCGAACGGCCGGCCAGCGCTCACGCTCCCGATCTGGAGCGGGACGCTGCAGAACAACATGGGTGCCTCCCGATGAGTTCAGCTCCGATTGTCGTCACTGCCGATCCCTCGGTCGTCGTCAGTCAGGACAATCCCGCGCTGCAGATTGTCGTTCCTGTGACCACCGCGCCGACGCAGTATTCGTCGCTGGCCGGACTGCCCACGCTGGGCACCGCGGCGGCAGAGGATGTCGGCGCCCAGCCGGGCAATGTCGTTCAGCTCGACAATTCCGGCAAGCTGCCGGCGGTCGACGGTTCTGCGCTGCTCAACATCAATGTCGGGCCCCAGCCGGTTCACTGCGGTCGGCTGATCGCTCCGAATACGTTCACCGTTCAGCTCATCCCCTACCGGGGCAACGCGCTGCAAATCAACGGCAAGCTCTACACGATCCCGGCCAATGGGGTGCTTGCCATTGTCCCCGCCGGTCTGACGCAGGGATGCTATTACATCTACGCCTTCGTCAATGGGACTGGCGCGATCGCGCTGGAGTTCTCGCAGAGTGGGCACACCTCGAGCGCCGCGCCGGGAAATCTGGGTATCGAGGTCAAAATCGCTGACGAGAGCCGCTCCTTGGTCGGAATGGTCTTTCTTCTCAACGGCAATACCATTTTTGACACGCCAACCCAGCGCTTCTGCGCGTCGTGGTTCAATCAGCGGCCGCGACCGCTGCTCAAGCTCACCGGCGGCCAATACACCACGACGACTGCCTCATTCACCGAGATGGGGGGCGGCGTGGAGCGCGTCCAGTTCATCACCTGGGCCGCCACCGCCGTGCAGCTCGGATTCAGCCAGACGATCGACCTCGCCGACAACGGGACGACCGCTACCACGTCATGGCTTGAGCTGTGGGTTGATGGATCAAACAACAGCGGTCTCGAGACGTGGGGCGAGAACGGAGCCTTCAGCGGCACGGTCGGCCAAGTTTTCACGACGATCTCGCAGCAGATTGCGACGGACCTGTCCGAGCTCGTGCTGCACCACGCAGAGATCGCGTGGATGAGCGCGACAGCCGGCTTCACCACGACAAACACCGGCTCGGGTAACGGCCAAATCTGGGGAGTGGTGATGCAATGACGAACATCTCTCCTCAGAAAATCCTCGCCGCCGCGCTGCAGCAGCTCACGCCGTTCGCCCAGTGGTACACCACGGGCGACGGCTACGCCAACATCGTCTGGATGGACACCGTCCAGACGATCCCGACCGAGGACGCCTTCAACGCCGAATACGCCAACCAGCAGGCGAAGCTCGCGTCGAACTACCTCGTCGCGCCGCAGGACCTGCTGGCGCAGCTCACGGCTGCCGACATCGCAGCGATCCAGACTGCGATCTCGTCCAACCCGCAGGCTGCGCTGCTCTGGTTCTCGCTGCTCGCGCAGCGTGACCCGATGGACACCACCAACGACCGCTTCAAGGCCGGCTGGACCACTCTGGTCTCAGTCCTCGGCGCCGATCGCATGAGCGCGATCGCGACCGCGCTCGGAATCACCATCACGGCCTGACGGCCTTTACCGCCAACCACGATCCAGCGGGGCCGCCTTCGGGCGGCCTTCGCGTTTCTGGCTCCCGCAATCTTAAATCCGGAGAAACCATGTTCGATTTGCACGGCATTTCGCAGGCCGCATTCGACCTTATTGTCGAGTCGGAAGTCTCGAGCCGCGAGGTCTATGAGCACCGCTATCGTCATCCCGAGTGGCCGGGCGAGCAGTCCGGCGTCACCATCGGCATTGGATACGATGTCGGACAGACGAGCCGCGCTCAGTTCATCGCCGACTGGTCCGGCAAGATCCCCGACGCCATGGTCAAGGCGCTCGCCAAGACCTGCGGCGTCACCGGTGTTCCTGCCCGGGCACTTGCCCAGAAGCTCCGCGCCGTGGTCGACATCCCGTGGGATGTCGCCGAGGACGTGTTCTCCAATCACGACGTGCCGCGCTACATGGCGATGCTCCGCCATGGCTGTCCGGGCGTCGACGAGCTCGCGCCCGACTGCAAGGGCGTTCTCCTGTCTGTCGTGTTCAACCGCGGCGCCTCGTTCTCCAACGCGGGCCCGCGCTTTGCCGAGATGCGGGACATCCGCTCATGCGTGAAGTCCGGCAATCTGGAACGCATCCCGGGGCTGATCCGCTCCATGAAGCGGCTGTGGCCGGATTCGCGCGGTCTGCGCGACCGCCGCGACGCGGAAGCCGCGCTGTTCGAGAGGGGGCTCGAGACGGCGCATCCGCAGGCCTTCGCCGCGCTGGCCTCCGTGCCGGATCACGTCGATCCGGACACGGTGGCCCATGTGCAGCAGAAGCTCCGGGAGCTTGGTTATCCGCAGGTCGGTGCCGTCGACGGCAACCTGACGCCGCACGGCAAGACCGAGGACGCGATCCTGGCCTTCCGCAACAAGAACGGCCTGCCGCTGACGCCGACCATCGACGACGACTTCCTGACGGCGCTCGCCAAGGCGACGCCGCCGGAAGTGTCCGAGGAGCGGGCGAACGCCTCGGCCTCCGATCTGCGCGAGCAGGGGTCCGACACGATCTCCTTCACCGACAAGGTGAAGGGGTGGGGCGGGCGGCTGTTCGGCGGCGGCACCGGTCTGGGTGTCACTGGCGCGCTCGGCCTCGTCACCGAGAAGGCGACCGCGATCTCCAGCGCCAAGGAGGCGGTCGGCGGGCTCGGGATTTCCGAGACCGGCTGGGTCGTCATCGGCGCGGCGGTCGTGGTGCTGGTCGTGCTGGCGGCCGCTGGCCTGGCCGTCTGGTTCGTCGCCGACAAGATCGAGCGACGCCATGTCGATGATTACCGCGCGGGGAGGGCCTGATGCTTACCGGCGCAGTCGCCACCTTCCTCGCCCGTGTTGCGGGCCTCTTCGGACTGAAGATCTCGGGCTTTGCGGCCGGCGTGATCGTCGCCGGCCTGATCGCCGCAGCCCTCGGGGCTTCCGGCTTCAAGCTCTACGAAATGGGCCGCTCGGCTGCCGAAGCCGAGTGCCAGACCGCCGCGCTGCAGTCGCAGATCGACGCGGCGAATGCCGACAAGGAAAACGCGCAGAAAGCCGCGGCCGAAGCCAAGCTCAAGGCTGCGGGGATCGCGAGCCGCGCTGCCGATGAAAAGGAAAGGACTGCAGACTATGTCAAGGAGCTCGAGCAGCGTGCTGCGAAGGCCGAAGCTGATGCGGCGGCCGCTCACCTTCCTCCTCCGGTCAATGGTGATGCTCTCACTTGCGACGATTTGCGCGGCATGCGGGCACACCTCCCCGCAGTTTGCGGCCCAGTCCCGCGACCTGCCCGGGCGCCCCGGCTTCATGTCCCCCGTCTCGGTCCCTTCTTTAAAGCTAAACGATAGCGGCAAGGCACGCCTCGCACAGACGCGCGATGCGCTGGACGAGGCGAATGGCCGGCTCAAGGAGAGCGGTGAGTGGTACGACAACGTGCGCGCTCGCGCAGCGGGGAGCGAGTAATGACGACGGCAGTTGACGGAGCGACGCTCGCGACCGATGTCAGGGCGCTGCAGGTCAAGGTAGGCGGCATTGATGCTGACATCAGCCAGATCAATGACCGCATCCTTGGGCTGGACGGCAAGATCGAGAAGATGGGGTCGGCGCTGGGGACCGAGTTTCGCTCGGCCCTGTCGTCCCTCGGCACCCAGCTCGGCGAACGCAATCGCACGCCGTGGGGCATCCTGATCTCGGCGGCGGGCCTCATCACCACCACGCTGGCATTCGTCGGCAGTCAAGCGCTCTCCCCGATTCAGGCCGACATCAAGACCCTCAAGGAACACCTCGTTCCGCGAGAGGAGATCAACTATCGAGCCGCCACCGACGAGAAACGGATGGAGCGGCTCGAAGGCCTCGAAATGCTTCTCGTCAATCGTCGCTACGACGAGATGCAGAAACTGATCGACCGGCTCGAACGGCAGAACGACGGCCTCCGCGGCCTGCCGTCGAGCGTGGTCGCGAAATAGTCCTCCACCACAGAAAGAAAGGTACCCTACATGGGCCCCCACGTCCTTATCGTCGGCGCCGACAAGGGCGGCGTCGGCAAGACGACCGTCTCCCGCACCCTGCGCGACTACTTCCACGCCCACGGCATCTCGGTTCGCGCGTTCGACACCGAGGCGCCGAACGGCGTGTTCAAGCGCTTCCACTGGGACGTCGAGGTCGTGGACCTCACCCAGTCCGACGACCAGATGAAGGTGTTCGACAAGCTGCGCGAGGCGCAGGTCACGCTGATCGACATCCGCGCGACGCTGCTCTCGACCACGCTGGCGACCCTGTCGGAGATCGGCTTCCTCGACGGCGTCAAGGAAGGCCGGCTGCGGATCTCAGTCGTCCACGTCATCGGCTCCAGCCAGGCGTCATTCGACGAGATCGACGCGACCGCCAAGGCGGTGGAGGGCGCCACCCATCACGTGCTGCTCAACCACACCAACGGCACCAAGTTCGCCGGCCTGCCGGCGTCCGCCAAGGACGCCATCGTGATCCCGCAGCTCAACACGATGGCGAACGACACGATCGACCGGCTCGGCGTGGGCTTCGAGGCCTACATCGCCGACAAGTCGCAGTCGGAGGTGCTGCAGGGCTACGCGCGCGCGTGGCTCAAGAAGGTCTACGCGGCCTATGACAAGGTCGCGCTGAACGCGCTCTAAGACTGGAACATCAATTGGCCCCCGGGCGCCCCTCACAGGGCGCTCGGGGGCCTTTTTTGCGTTTCAAGGCCTGCGCGATCGCGCGTCCCTGACGCGGTACATTGCCGGGTGCTCGCGGTTCTTCACCTTGACCCAGTCCTTCGAGGGGCCGGCCCGGTAGGGGCGGTCCACGCGCTTGGAGAATTGGAGACGATGCCTTCGAGGCCCATCAGGCAGGCGTGGCGGAACAGCTCGGGCCCGATCTCGCCGGTCTCGAACGGGGCCAGATGGATGCCGTCGACCCGGCGGGCCAGCATCCGTTCCAGATTGGTCTTTCGCATCGACAGCGGCAGCTTGCGGAGATCCTCGCCGTCGAGCTCGATCATGTCGAAGGCATAGAGCTGGACCTCGTCGTCGTGCTGGCGCGAGTGCAGGCCGTCGAAGTCGGAGCGGCCGTCGACGCCCAGCAGGGCCGCCTCGCCATCCAGCACAAACCGCTGCGCGCGGTGGCGCAGCGCCGCCTCGACGATCAGCGGGTAGCGCGTGGTCCAGTCGTGGCCGTTGCGGGTGAACAGGCGCACAGCCTTGCCGGCGCGCTGGACGATCAGCCGGTACCCGTCGTGCTTGACTTCGTGCAGCCATTCGTCGCGCGCGGGAACGGCGGTTCCCCGGGTCGGCAGGCAGGGTGCATAGGGCGATTTGAGCATGTCCCGGATATAGGTATCCGGGGTGGGGACCGTGAATCCTACGTTCGCGGCGGATCAAACATCACCAAGCTATGGTTCACCGCAATGAACGGAACGTTGTTCGCCGGCACGGGCCATCACGACCTCGTTCTCTCGGACTACGGCCGCTCCGTAGCCGCCGACCGCTAAGCCGACGAAGCGGCGCGGCAGGACTGTGTTTCGGCATGGAATAAGGACCCCGTTTTCGGGGTGATCAGGCATCCAATCGGGGGGGGCCAGTCAAACGCCGATTGACAGCAGGACCATGCGGCCGCGTCGGCTGAGATACCATTCGGCAAGCGCCTCAAACATTCGACTCCTTATTTGTGCCGCGTGCGTGCTTCCGCGGCGTCCTGATCGTGGTGCCAGTATTCGATGTCGGGAAGGCGAGAGGGTCGCGAAGAACCGCTCCCACGCTTCCCGGAACGCCGCCTTGGCGCCGTCCAGATCGGTTGCCGTGCCGTTGCACCACGGGTGCACCGGAAGCGGGACGGTGATGTGCCAGTCCCAGCCGGGCTGGAGGCTGGCGGGCTCAGTAGCCAACCTGATCCGGCCAACCTTCCGGCCCTCGTGGATCACCGCGAAATCGTTCTCAAGCTTGTCGCCGGCTATGACGGGTGGGGCGGAGGAAGAGGTGCATGTGTGTCTACGGCTGGCGCCGTGGCCTGTTGATCAGGCTACGCCGCGATCGCTTTCTTTGCGGCTTGAACGAGAAAACCAGAACGCGTGAAACCATGCTGTTCAGCGTAGTGGTCAATCTCGTTCAAGACATCGGCGGGAAGAGTGACGTTGACGCGTACCGTCTTCACTTCCGTCGCTGGTACAGGAATTAGAACGGCAACGCCGTCCCTGTTCTCGGCATCTGCCATGATCTCCTCAAGGGAGGAGGGTTCTGGGACGGCTTCGCCGTCTTCAACCATACCCTCTAGATGAAGAGCCAGAGCTTCCGTTGCCATGGCGCGCGCATCATCTAAATTCGTTCCAGCAGTTACAACGCCAGGAAGATCCGGAAATGACACGCCGTAGTCGCTGTCTGCATCCTTATGGATCAGTGCAATGTAGTGTCGCATGTTATTCTCCCCTCCTTGGGATCAGGGCGCCATGCCCCGTCTGCGATCTCATCTTAGTTTCAGGTCGGCTTGCTTTTCGATGCTCCTCAAAGTGCCGATAGGGATGTCACGCTTCGGATGCGGTACCGTCACGCGGCCGCTCTTTGTCGGGTGCTTGAACTGGATGTGGCTGCCCTTCTGGGCCACCGGCTTCCACCCATCGTCCTTCAGGACCCTGATGACATCTGCTGACCTCATGTGTGTATTAATACACACTTTTTGGAGGGGCGATACATTAATACACACCGGCCAACAAAATTCCTCTGAAAAACTGGCTGCTTTAAAGCTGAGCATGCCTGTGGGGATCGTGGATAGCCGCCAACCGCCAGTAGTATTGCCCGGTTTCTCTACCAAGCTGAGAGCGTTTCGAATCACCAGCGAGGAATACTCACCGTGCCAATAGCTCTCACCATGAACACGAGGCTCGATCACGCCAAAATCTTGCTTGAGCGGCTTGCCACCAAAGCACCAGACGCCAAAGCTAGTTAGATTAAGGAAGGCCTCTTCCGGATCATCCGGCAAATCCTCGTATGGATCGAGGTCCAAAAAATCGTTCATGTGCACCTATTAACGCACGGTCGGCGGAGGGGGTGCATATTGGGCTAATACCTGCGAAAGCCCTTCGCGCACATCTAGTGGCAATAAGTGTCCGTGCGATTGCATGAGTGGCGGCAGGTAGTCACGGGCGCATAGGCTGGCGTGGCACACTTGCCCGTTCTGGGCTGAGACCGTTAGCAAGTGAGTGACCTGCTGGTCGCTCGCGCCGTGGAGATAGGGGCGAACGGCTTCGAAATGATATTCGGCTTGCCTGAAGCTGCGCGCATCAGCCACAAGCCTGATTCCAGCGTCAATCGCAAAACGGATGTCCCGAGAAGCTACGCCGCGCATAAGCTGATGGTACGTGGCCTGGCCGCCCTGAAGGAGCGATGACTGGACGTGACTGATAAAGCCTTGGGGGATTGAGCTGTCCAAGGAGAGCGGGATCAACGTCATACGCCTAAAGGCTGCGATCCCGGACTCCTGTTTGCACCAAATCGACGCGTAGTACCGCTGGCTCAAGATCGGCACGAAAAGATCGGCCAAGCCGAGCTGGCGGAGGATCTCGTCGCGCCACTCGACGGAGACTTCGATATGCTCGTGGGCCATAAAGGACTGAACGCCGAGAGTGTCGAGAAGTTGAGCGACGCCCGCGGCGATTTCGCGGTCGGCAGTCTGGTAACTCATAAACGCTAACATTCCAGCTCAGTCCTCATTCCAGTTTGCGACGGTCAAGATCGTCGGCAGCTCGCCAAAGGTCCGCCAGAACGTCGGCGGGATCTCGATGCGCAGCTCGTGCTGCTCGTCGGTCCCGATGTAGAAGCTGCTCTCGTCTCCGGAGATGAAAAGCCGTATCGGGCAACCGGCATGCTTCGTCCAGCCTTTGATATTGGGCGACGCTCATCGGTCCGAACCCGCTCCGGATGATGGGGTTGGCTTTGCAACCGAATCCTACGCCGCATCAGCGCTTTACACCACGCTCGCCAGCCCCTCAGGCGCACTCTGACGAATAAGACGGGTTAGGGGTGCGGCTGTTTGCCTACACGCCCTGGATCCCAGATATTGTCATTTATGAATTTCTTAAGTTGCTGGATTTCCTCCCGCAGTTCGTCGATCTCCTTCTTAAGCGAGATCATGCTGATGCCTTGCCCAACTGGCGGCTCCGCCGGGATTTTGTCGTTCATCCGATTACCCTTTTCGAGAAGCGCGATCACCCGCAAGCTGTGGTGCGAACTAAGAAAATGCAAGGGTTGTGCGGTCTCTCGGAGCAAGTATTGTTCGCCGCTGCGGTATTATGGCGCAAACGCCACAAGCTAAATGGTGAAGATGGGGTCCGGCGATTAACGTTGGCCGATCTGGCGATGCGGCGCAGCAGCCGTCGGGTTCGGCATCCGGGGCTTGGTCGTCCGATTGGAGCGCCCGCCAGAATGACGTTTGGCGCGCGGCCCCAGCCTCATGTCATGTAGCAACCACACCAATTACCCGCCGCAACCGGGTAGAAAGGCGAGTAATGGGGGGCGAGCCCCCAAAGATTGTGCCAGACCGCCCGTGGTTGACTTCGTCGGTACGGTAGCCCTTCGGCCACTACGCCGGCAGCCCATTTCTGTCGGCCAATCTGTCGGGACGCTACTTCTAACACCAGCTAGACTAAGTGTTGGTAGGCGGCGATGATCTAATGCCTCCAGCCTTTCTTGTCGAACTCGACCCGGGTGCCCGCTGGCGGCCGAGGCGGTTGGGCTAGTTGCAACCTGCCGTCAAATCGCTGGTAGTTGATGAGGTGCCGGTATTTGTTGAAGGCGTAGGTACAGCTGCTTCGCTCGCTCAAGCCGTCCGCCCTCTGCCTTTTCCGGTTTTCGGCGAGCTGTTTCAGCCCAAGGGTCAGGAAATCTCTCGTACGCTAGGAAAGCGGCGGTGGCAGCCAGTTCAAGTTCCACGGCATCGGCATTTGCCATCTCTTGCGCGAGTCGCGCGCGAGCGGGGTGCATCGAAGGATCGGCAGGCATTTGAGTGTAGAAGGTCGAATACTGCCCACCCCAAGCTGCAACGGATTCGTTTTCGACGATCAGCCGCAAGGCCGCTGCATGCTGAGCTGCAGCGGCGAGCAACTCGGAGTAGGGTCCATAGTGCTTGTACCGGAAAGGAAAACCTGATCCGACGCCTGCCGCTTCCAGAAAGAAGGCGATCTTCTGAAACTTGGTACGCCCTACGATGTGGCCCCCTGCATCGCGAACGATAGCTGCTGCTCCATGTGCGTAATCTATGCCGGCCATTTTGATATCCCCGCGTCTACGATTTCCATCACCTTCCTTCGAGCCTCTTCATCACCATCGGCGTGGTAAAGACGGAAGGCCTTGTAGGTCTTAAGTGCCGCCACAACGTTTGACCGCTTTGAAAGATCGGCCAAGTGGTTACCCTCAGTACGGATATTAATCTGGCTGAGCGGACCTTTCGCGCCCTCGGTCAACTCTTTGTAAGGGGACCGTTCGACCTCATCGATCAAAATCCGCGGAGGTTCATCGGGGGATTTGGCGGACCATTCATCCAAGCACTTCACAATCTCGTCTCGGACGCCAGCGCACACCTCGTCGGCCTCTGAAGACGAGGCCGCACCATCGTCCTTATCATGCGCAATCTTAGCCCGCACATCGATGCACTTGTAGAGTTTGCGATCTCGCAAGCGCTCAGCGAGACTGCCGATCCATTTGTCGTTGCTGTCAGCCATAAGGGAAAGCCCACCCCAAATAACCGTATCGTCGAGCGATAGCGCGCAATCGATATTATCGGGCGTTTGAGCAAACTTGACGAGCGGATGCGTTTTCGGAAGACCAGTTTTTTCGATCGAGCCGTCCTTAATCAGGGTTATGGTGCGGGTCAGCAGCTCGGTGTAGATCTTCTCCGCGCCCCGCGTTGCCTTGTGAAAATAAACGGTTGGATAGAGTTGGAAAAGCCCAAGCACGTAGGCTTCGGCGGCGAAGATGGCCTTGCGCCCAAGGACAAAGGTTTGAACGGGCTTGAGCGAGGTTTCGTCGACGCCATGCTGCACCTCGCCAACCTCGAGGTTCTCAACCAACCACTCAAAGTCGATCCCCGCGTGCTGACTGCCAACCATGAGGCGATCGCGTCTCATGTAATCGAGGCGGTCAGCATCGAACTGGCTTGACACGACTGCCGAGTAGATCGTTGGCGTGCCACTGCCGCTAACCATGTCCGCCACGTCGTTTGCAAAGCCGCTGCCCATGTCACGCAGCACATCGGAAACCTCTCCGTTTCGAATGAGCATGTCGCTGACGGCCTCGTGATTTGCCATCTTGAGATCGAACCGCTCGCCGATTTTCTCGAACGCATGGCTGAATGGTCCATGTCCAAGATCGTGCACAAGTGCTGCGGCGAGCGCCTGATCCACGCGAGCATCTTTGGCGGGAAGGTACTTTTCGATCACTCTCATGAGCCTTCGCGCGGTGTGGAAAACCCCCACGCTGTGGAGGAGCCTCGAATGAGTAGCGCCCGGATAAACGAAGTCCGAAAAGCCGAGCTGCTTGATCCGCCGGAGGCGCTGGAACGGACGGGTCTGCAGGACGCGCCAGAGGACGCCCTCTAGCTGCGATCTCTCAACATCAAACTGGATTAGATCGTGCAGGGGGTCGCGAATCCGTTGCTGCTTGGGCATTCGTGCGAATCACCTCATCGACAGCAGACTTGTATCATAGAACAAAACAAGAACATGTCAAGCGACGAGTTTAGGGCGGTGCTTATTGAGATTTCCCCAAGCATCGCGGTAGGCACTAGCCCGTCTTATTCGTCAGAGTGCGCCTGAGAGGCTGGCGAGCGTGGTGTAAAGCGCTGATGCGGCGTAGGATTCGGTTGCAAAGCCAACCCCATCACCTCAACCGCGAACGCCAGGCCCGCCATGACCGACGATACGATTCTGCCCTTCTCGTTTCCAGCCGTTCACGCCAAGAAAGTCACAGCTGCCTTCGATGGCGGTCGGCTGACCTCGAACGGGGGCGTGATGCTTCTGGCGATGGCCGGGCGGCGTCTCGGCTTGGCCGACAATTTGGCCCGGGTGTTCCCGGATCGGCGCGATCCGACGCGGGTCGTGCACAGCCTTGTCGATATGTTCCGCGCGCGCATGTTCGCGATCTGCTGCGGCTACGAGGACGCCGACGACCTCGATCATCTGCGGTCCGATCCCGCATTCAAGCTGGCCTGCGGACGGCTGCCGGACACGGGTCGCGATCTGTGTTCCCAACCGACGCTGTCGCGGCTGGAGAATGCTCCGCGCCTGCGCGACGTGATCCGACTGACCTACACTTTGGTCGACGCATGGATGGATAGCTACCCGCGCGAGCCGGCATCCGTCACGCTCGACATCGATGATACCTGCGATGTCGTCCACGGCCATCAGCAGCTCTCGCTGTTCAACGCTCATTATGACGAACGCTGCTTCCTGCCGATCCACGTCTACGACACGGAGAAGAGCCGGCCCGTGGCGGTCGTGCTGCGGCCCGGCAAGACGCCGGGCGGCGTCGAGGTGCGGGCCCATCTGCGCCGCCTGATACGGCATATCCGGACGCGGTGGCACAACACGCGAATTACGTTCCGTGGCGACGGGCGCTATGCTCGGCCGGAGGCCATGACGTGGTGCGAGACCAACGGCATCGACTACATCTTCGGTCTGTCCGGCACCAAGCCGCTCGCCAGAAAAGTCGACGAGGCCGCCGACGACATCCGCACGCGACGCGCCATCGAGAACCTGCCGGTTCTGCGTGGCTATACCGAGACGCGCCACAAGGCAAAGTCCTGGGATCGCGAACGGCGCACCGTCGCCCGTATTGAGGCGACAATGCTCGGCCTCGACATCCGCTTCGTCGTCACCAGCCTCGATGTCGGCTCGGCCGAGTGGATCTACGACAGCCTGTATTGCGCGCGCGGCCAAGCCGAGAATCTGATCAAGCTGCATAAGACATAGCTCGCCTCCGATCGCACCAACTGCCGTTCGGCGCTCGCCAATCAAGTCCGCCTCGTTCTCCACACCGCCGCTTATTGGCTGATGCTGACCGTGCGCGACGCGATTCCCAAAGCCCGGGAATTGGCCACAGCCGAGTTCGCGACGCTGCGTCTTCGTCTCTTGAAACTCGCTGCCCGTGTCGTCGAGACCACGAGCCGCATTCGCCTTGCGTTTGCCGCGGCATGTCCCGAAGCCGACCTGATCCGCGGCTTGCCAGGCGCGCGGCTGCCGCTCGGTCCTTGACCGGCGGGGCGTCCGCCCCCCGTTCGCCCAACCTACACCTCAAGCGCGTTGCAAAGTACCGGTCGTCAGGCGGTGAAAAGCCGAAGGCAATCCCGCGCGCCTCGTCAGAGCAGATGTGCGGCCACATCAAGCGGACTAAAAAAAGCACTCTCACGAATACGGTAGTGGGTCAGTTTGATTGTGGCGGCCGGCCGGGCTGGAATATTGACAGTCAACGGCGCATATTCGGAGGATGAGCAAATCTCCTCGTGTCACCTTCACTCCCAAGCGGATCGCCGAGGGCAATTGGCAAATTGAAGCCAGTGTCCCGGGGGCGGAAATCAGGATCATCGACGGCCTCACAAGCAACGAGGACGCCCGCGCGTGGATAGATGGGAACCGCAAGATATCTTGGCTAAGATCGCAGGGTTATGCGAAATGA